ATAGCAGGTAACTTAGGTTTAGCTAATGGTACAGCACTTGGTTGTATCATTGGTCTGTTATTTATACCTATAATTTTATTTATACAGAAATATTTACACACTTAAAACTTATTTATTATGAGATCAAAAATTAGATACACAGTGTTTAAGTACATATGTGCTTTATTTACTATGTTTTTTACATTTTTTACGTTAATGTTTTTCCTAGATTTATTCATAGGAGAAACTGTTTCGGTAGATGGAAGCATAGCTCTTGGATTACTTTGTTTAACTTGCTCTGCACTAAGCTTTATGGGATATGTTCAATGCAGAGATAAACTTGATTTATTATGAAAACAGTATACACAGCTGATAAACACAGTTATGGAACAGAATTCTTTAAGGTATGCAATACTCTTGATGAACTCAAGAGAGCAATTGTAAAACAAGAGATGCGGTATGAGATATTACTTAAAGATTTGGAGTATACAGAAGATATGTATACGGAAAAACTCTTTAAGAAATATGCTGAAGAAGGAGGTTATAGATTAGCTAAAGTTGATTTACATGAAGATGAAGAGATAACCTTTGGTGAGTATGATGGGAAATCTTGGTTTAATATTGTAAAGAAAGATCCAAACATTCTTTCTAAAACTACTTATCTTAACTTATAAAAAGGAGATGAATATGTTTTAGAAGATAAGAGGAAACTTTTAAGAAACAGGGCCCCCTGACGGAGAATTATAAAGAGTAATACATAAAGATAGTGCACTATTTTAGTATTAGGACATATAGTTTGTTTGACTATGGAGGGGGACCCACCGTTGTATTGGTGGACACTGGTGAGATATTGTCCTTAATTAAATGCAGAATGATGCACCAAGCATTTAGCCAAACATTTAACTAGTAAGTTGTTCTTGTGCTTTAAACAAGAAAGGTTTTATACTTTAATCCTTAAAAGTATTATAGGAGGGCAGACACTTTAAAATTGCAAATTTTCTTCATCCCGTTTGTCCTCCTTTTTATTCTTATTTATTTATTTATTTAATACACACACCATGAGTAAAATTAAACTTTGCTATGATTTTGCAAGTAAAAAGAAAATCAATATTGAAAAGGACAATGAAAAAAGATTCTTAAAGGTGCTTGATAGCGTTGATTGTGTTGTTCTATATGACAAGAGAAGACTACCATTTAATGATATGTCTCAGTTATCTGTAGTAGAAATGTGGAAAACCAAAACTTTATGTGTTGGGTATCATCCTTCTTGTTTAAAAGAATTCAGTGTAATAGACTTTAACATTGAAGATGTAGGTTATTTCTATGTTACAGGTGAGGCATCTTATTTTGTAGAACAAGTTGATGATTATGGAAACTCAGAAACTCGTAGAGTTACAACAGGTTTTACTATATCTACACACGGAGACAAGAGAGTTCTTTACTTAAGAAAAGATGATAAATTTAAAAACCCTTTTTAGATATGGAAACTATTACTATGATTATATTCAATCTCCTGCTTAGTGCAGGAGTTGTTGTCCCTATGAATCAGGACAATGAAGGCAGAGAACTATATGTTCTTCACCCAAATGCATCAGCAGAAGTATTTGATGATATTGGTTTAACAATATTAGATGCTAATGAAGATGGTATAGAGGGAGCTACAGAAACTTTATCATTTAAATACTTTGATAAAGCTGAAGAGATACACGGTCTATCTAAATCAGAAAGACTTTATATCTATGACCATTGCTATAAGGGAGAGATATTAAATTGGATTCAGACTTTAGAGTTTGAGTACAATGAATCTATTCCTGATGATTATGTTATCGTAAATTATGAAATAAAATAATATGAATTATAAACTTATTAATAGAAAAAGAAGAGGTGAGCTCCGTAAAGGTCATGCCACCTCTACTGAAATATGTACTGCAGGTAACAAGAATTCAATAACTATATTTAATAGTTATTTTGATATGCATATTAGTGAAACATGTGAAATTGATACACATAGTTACCATGGTGCTATTGAAATACCTTTTAAATACACGTTTGACTTACATAAACATATGCCTGGTACACAGTACTTACTAAAAATGTTAGGTAATAAAATGATTCAGTTAAATGGTCATGTTATAAATGTATTAGGTAATGACTATGAATTACATTACAGTGCTAGTTGTCATCAAAGATATTTTCAAATGCGTTGTGTTAGTCAAGGTTTATTGAACTTTAAGACTGCACAAGAGCATATAGAGATTATAAAAGCAGTAAATCCTATCTTTTCTTTTATCAATGCAAGGATTAAATCTTTGACAAAGAAAAATATTAATGATGTTTTTACTAACTTTGATGAAACTACTGGTACATATCTTATGTCTCCTGAATTTCTTGGTAATGAACTTAACAAGAATTCATTAGAGATAGAGAAGATACTTGTATCAGTAACTGATGACTTACCTTTTTAATTATTAAACTTTTAAAATTTATACCAATGAACTGGGATACAGAATCAACTTATTACATTTATTTACGTGGTGGTAAAGAGTTCTTCACCGCAAATAGAGATGTTGCTATGAAAAGAGCAGATGAAGGAACAGAACTCAGAATTATTAAATACAATACTTATTAAAAACTTAACTATGACTGGAATTACTATGATTGGAACACCTATGATTGAATCCATAATTGATTTACATTTAACTATGTATAATGAACGTATTGATATGAATCAAGTTAAAGAGATTTATAGAATTGATACATTTACTATGGAGAAACTTACTGAAATTAAGAGAGAGCTAGTACGTTTACATCATGAAACTTTGATGGGAACTATTGGTGATTTCATTGTTGAATTATAAAAACTACAAATTATGAAGTCAATATTTATTAACTTAAATAGACGTGGAGTTATCCATGTTCTAGCATGGTTTACTATTGTAGTAAGCTTTGCTTTAATCTTTTCTTCATGTGCATCTGTTCACTGTGATGCATATGGAGACAGCAATACTACTTCTTGTGAAGAAGAAGCTTAGAAAACTAGAAAGACATATTGCTCATCTGAAATATAGGATGAGCATTATTTCTGAAAAATCCTTAAACAATTTATTAGATGTGAGTGAGGAAGAAGCTCAAGAACAACTTCAAAAATTACAGCATGAAATAGATGTCAGTGAAAATCTATATTTGGGTATGAAGTTTGAATTTAATTGTGCAAGGTACACTATGATAGCTGTAATAGCTACGATGTTTTACATATTAATTACATATCATGAAGAAATTTTTTAGAAAATTATTTAGAAAAGAAAAAAAGATTGAACTTCGAGATTATGAGAAGATTCAGTTATTAATTATAGATGAATATGCAGAATTATTACATCAAGCATTAGGAATATCTAATGAAAGAGTTGAAGAACTTCGTTTATATATAATTTCTGCATTAAGTAAACATGACGGTTTACCTATACCTACATTAAAAGAAGTTGTAGATAAATGCAAACATACTAATGAGGTATGTTTTGTATCTCAAGAGTTTGCAATCTTAATGATTAAAAACAGTCTTGATAGAGATAGAGATAATATGCTTAAACAATTTTTTAGAGATGCAGATTAAGAAAACAGTTAGTGTGGATGTCACAGAGGATGATGTCCACAAAATTATAAAAAATAGCTTGTCTTTAAAAGGTAAACAAGCTACAGATTTAGCAAATCTATTATCTTATATGGTATTAGATAATACACAAGGTGCAAGTAATCTATTTAAAATAATGTATGGTAACGGTCTACCTGATGTATTACCATATGGTACTATTTGTAAAGTACATAAGGATCATCTTTATAATGTTGCTCAGCATGAGCAAGATTTAATTAAAGATGGTCTTTTAGATGCTAAAGGTTATGTTTATTGTAAGATAACTTCTTTCTTAGGTTGGCATGGTTATTCTAATTATAGAGTAGTCTATGGATCTAATAAAGCTTACTCAGATTCTATTAGAGCAGATGAAATTGAAACAACTGGTAATTATGAAATAGAAAAGATTAAAAAGATTACAGATAAGTTTTAGTATTAAAGAAAATATATTCTAGTCGGATGTATTTTTTCCAGCAGAATAATAAAGGGGAGTATAAAAACTTCCCTTTATTAGCTATATAATGTAAATAAAAATAATTTATAGTCCAACTATTTAAAATTTATAACGTATTTTTATTAACACATGATTATGAACTATCAATTACCCACCGGAAAGGTTGTATATTTATCAATAGAGGAATTCTTAGACCTCACTGATGAAGATATACAATATTTAATAGCTCATGATTGTGGAGATCATATAGTAAACCCATTCAGCGGTTCTGCATTAAAGTCAAGAAAAACAAAATCAGATGATGAGAAAGAATTTCCATCATTAGATTTTGATGACCCTATTGAAATATCTGCAGAAGATATCAAAAGAATAAAAAATAACTTGTAAATAACTTATAAATTAAGTTTACTTATCTACATCTGAGCAATTGTAGATACAGTATTTAGTGCTCAAAAATCTATTTATTTATTATTTAAAATTTAATTAATCATGGAAACTAACAATGAATTCCCAGTAAGAGTAGTTGCTAATAAAGAAACTAAAGCAATTATTAATGTAAGTGCAAAGAATCCAGAGTATGGCAATATTATACTAAAACAACAAAAAATTTCTGTTGATGATGGTGGATTTGCAGTGTTTAAAACAGTTTCTACTTTACTTCAAGGTACAATTGAAACTTTACAAGGGTTAAACTGGTATGAAGGAAAAGCTGTTGAAGGTAAGATTCAAGTCTTAGAATCAATGGAGCCTTTTAATACTAAAGATCCTGCAAATGATATAAAGAAAGCAGGAGACACAGGTATTGTTTTAACAGTAGGTGGAGCACCTATTTATCGTAAAACAGTATGGGATCCTACAGGTAGTAAAGTGGATACTCTTGTTCAGCATGATAATAAAGCTGAACTTAGAGCTGCATATGAAGCTCAAAAAGCTGCTGCAATGTCAGAAGAATCAGATTTCCAAATAGGATAATCTAAAACACTTTATGTGTGTATAAAAGAATAGTGGGAGGTAGAGATATCTCCCATTATTTTTATTTTGATAATAATTATTTAAAAATTGAAAGAATGAAAAAGAAACCGACTAGTAAATTTGAATATTCTGGTAGTTTAGAAGGCTATCAAATATATAGAAACAATTTATATACAAAGTATGAAGTAGATACTTATTCTCCATATCAAAATGCTCGTTATAAGAGAGCTTTATATGGTCTTAAAGGTATAAGTAAACAAGAGCTTAATGCTATGTGTAGTAAGAAAAAGAAAAGAATATCTAATGTTCATTACAGAGCTCAAAAAGTTTTAAATCTGTTTAAACAAGAGAGACTTATAGCAGTAACTAATAACATATTTAATAAATGGTTCCCTGATACGGAATTTACAAAATTCATGTTGAATAGTACTGATACAGATCCTAAATTTAAGAACACTTTAAATTTTAAAGATTTAAATATTGATAAAAAACAAATTATTCGTATCTTTATGAATGAGGGTATTCTTCCACAAAACTTTTCAAGTTTAAAAGAAGCACCACCTAAGTTACCAAGTTTAAAGAAATGAGTGAATTATCATATATTGACCAAAAGTTTTTTGATTTAACTAAAAATTTTGATCTAGAAGATTGGAGAACAGTTAGAACAGAAAACTATTGGTATAAAAACAATAGACCTAGATCCACATATGAAAAGCTTGAGTTACTTGAGCATTATGTAAATAAAGGTGTACCAAAAGATGAAGCCAAAACTTAAAACCTGTGACGGTTGTCAAAAGATGACTGTCATATGGAAGAACCATGAGGGTAATAGATATTGCAAATATTGCTGGAGTTGCCACAAAAGCAGTAGTAATAAGTCACAGAAACCAAACGTGTCTATCCCTCATGTGTCTTCTAAAAGAAAAAAGAAAGATGCTGAATATCTTAAATTAAGAAGAAGATATCTTAATGAGAACCCTTTATGTAAAATCAATAGAGTTGATTGTACAAAGAAAGCAACTGATATACATCACACTTATGCTGGAAGCAACAGAGATGTATATTATTTAATTCAAAGTACTTGGATTCCTGTTTGTAGGAATTGTCATAATTGGATACATAGTCATCCAGAAGAATCAAGAAAGTTAAACTATTTAAAATAACACTATGTTAGAACAAAAAACTACTGAAATAGATGAATCTACAATCATTGCAGCAGCAACAAGATTGATTAAACTGCATAATAATAATGAAAATGCAGGTACAAAAAAAGAATGGGATGCAGCTATACAAGCTTCACTTGTAACTTCTAATGAATTAGTTAAAGTTACCGGTGCTGCTATATGGTATAGAGTATTTAACTACTTAAAAACTTTAGAAAATGGAAGCAGTAGTTAACAGGGACAGTGTCCAAGAAGAAGCTTTAAAAGCTACTCAAGGTAAAGAAAGATGTGGTATAGGTTTAGCAACCGGTGTAGGTAAAACACTTGTTGCTTTAAAACATTTAGAATATAACTATTCACCACTACTTAATGTACTTGTAGTAGCTCCAAAGATTGTATTATTTGACTCCTGGAGAGCTGAAGCTAAAAAGTTTGATAAAGAAAACTTATTAAACAATGTAACCTTTACAACATATAGGAGCCTTGTAAAGCAGAATCCTAAAGATTATGATATAATCTATCTAGATGAATGTCATAGCCTATTAAACTCACACAGAGCCTTTTTAGATAACTATAACGGTAAAATACTTGGATTAACAGGTACTAAACCTAAAAGTACAAAGTTTGAGAAGGGTCAACTTGTGAATGAATTCTGTCCTATAGTTTATGAGTTTGTTACTGATAATGCAGTAGAAAATAATATTCTTAATGATTATCAAATTATAGTTCATGAGTTAAGTTTAGGAACTAAATCAAATTATTTAGTTCAGACTAAAAATAAATCATTTAGAACTAGTGAACTTAATAACTATAACTATTGGGGTACAAGAATAGATACTTCTACTGGAAAAGGTTCTCATATGATGAGAGTTATGAGAATGAAAGCCATGATGGAGTATCCTAGTAAAGAGAAATACACCAAGAAACTTTTGGAAGCAATCAATGATAAATGTATTGTGTTTGCTAATACAAAAGATCAAGCAGATAGATTAGTCAGTCATAGTTATCACAGTGGTAATGATGAATCAGAATCTAATCTAGAAATGTTCAAGTCAGGTTTAATTAAAAAACTATCAGCCGTATTGCAGTTAAATGAAGGTGTAAACATACCAGAATTAAGACAAGGTATTATTATGCATGCATATGGTAATGAAAGAAAGTCTGCCCAAAGAATTGGTAGACTATTGAGATTAAATCCTGATGAGAAAGCAATAATTCATATACTATGCTATACAGGAACTGTTGATGAAAAGTGGGTCAAAGAGGCCTTAAATACTTTTGATGATTCCAAAATAGTGTGGTCAAACTATAACATAAACCTAGGCTGAGTCTTCATTTTCTCAGCCTTTTTTAGTATATTATATTATAATGGCAATAGAGAAAACACATAAAGTTACTTTATATAATGATGATAATCATTCGTTTCAATATATAATGTCCTGCTTAGTTAGATTATGTAACCATACTCCTATACAAGCAGAGCAATGTGCTATAATAGCAGATACAACTGGTAAAGTTGATATAAAATCAGGGAGCTTTGATGATATGTATGACATTGTAAGTACATTTTCTGAATTAAATATTGAAGCTTCTATAGAACAATTAGAGAATGAAAGCAATTTGTATTGATGATGAAAATAAACCACCTGAAATTCCTGAAGAGGAATGGATAGAAGCTGGTGTTGTATATACTGTTAGAAGTATAGTAAGATTAGGTTTTCAGGCTGGTAAGTATGGGGTTTTATTAAAAGAAGTTGAACTATCTTCAAAGTCTATGCCCTATGAATCATATGATGCAGAAAGATTTATAATTTTTCCATTTGATATTGAAATTGAAAATAGAGAAGAATATTTTATTAATACAGATTCTGCAGATCTATCTAAATTAAATTAACTAAATGAACAATTACAACTTTAAAACTTTAGTTGTAGTGTTGGTATACTTATATTTATTTTTATCACAAGGATTTATGTTATACTTTTGGTATAACTACAGTCAAAATCATAGTTTTATTAAAACATTAATTATAGGACCTTTTGTTTCTGAAATAAAAGGATTCCTGTTTCCGTTTTTTATATGAAAAAATTTAATAGAAAGTATACAGCTTCTGATATCATGAATGACATCAAGAGGCTTCTTCCAACACTAGAGAAGAAAACTAAAACAAGATTTCATATTGACCAGAGAAATTATTTAATCTCTGTATTGTATTATAAGTTTGGTTTTACTGAAGAATTTATTTCAGAATTAGTAAACATAGAAAGGTCAAGTGTTTGTTATGCAAAGAAGAGAGTCATCTTAAGTTTAGAAAAAGAAGATGATTGGACTTTTGAGATTAACACACTACACCTGGCACATAAGTATCCATTTAAGTTCCCAGTAGAACTTAAAAAGAAAAGACCTTACAAGCTTAAACAAATTTATTTAAATTTGTCAACCTTAAATAAGATAGAATTATTTAAGAATAAATTTAACATAAGTGACACTGATGAAGCTTTGAAGGCATTAATAGGAATAGGTTTAAATGAAACTAAAGTAGTAAGTAAACCTATCAATGTTGAATTTGATTTATAATTATTATGGCATATCCAAGATTAAACATTAGAAAAGAACTTAGAGAAAGAAGACTTAGAGATGCAGCTGACAAATGCTATGAGCAAATGAAAGAAGGTGCTAGAAAAGGAGCAAGATTTATGGTCCTTGATTATATTACTGATGATGTATTTCATTGGGATGTCCTTGACTTATTAAAAGATGAAGAAGGAGAAAAACTATTTGAAACTGTTTCTCATCATGCATGTAAGAGAATAGAAGGTTCAATAGATTACAGACATGAAGTTCACATTAAACTAAAAGATTGGGACAATGGGTAGAATGAAAGAAATATTTATGGACATCCGTAGACATAATGATGGTGAAATACCTACAGAAATGACTATAGCAGATGTTGCAAGAATGAAAGAATTAGAAATTTATAATTGGAGATTATATGAGTTTGAGATTGAGAAACTTAAGAAAACGGATAACCCTCATGCATGGAAGGCAGAGAAGAACAAGAGAATTAAAAAAGATGAGAAGGGTTCCAACAGTCCAGCAGAGTGGAGTCCGGGTGCCCCCTTTTAATTATGTAAATAATGAGTGGGGTAATTAAAGTTCAGAAAACAAAGACCTTAGTTACAAAAGACAATAACAATAGTGCTAACTGCATAGCACCAAATCTTATCTATGGATGTTTTGGTGGTTGTGTAGATACCTATTGTTATATGTCTAGGTACAATGGTAAGAGAGTTTTTGTTAATGAGAATGTAGATGATATATTTAATTCTGTTGTAGAATGGGAGAAAGGTTTTACCAAAGTCCCTGATCAACAGGATCCTATATATACTATGGTAGATATTGCATGTAATAGTGATTTAGTACTAATGCAAAAACATTTACCTGAACCTTTGATAGATTATCTTAAGAGATATGATAATCATCCGCAGCTTAATAGCACTATGGCAACTAAGTATCCTAGTTTGTTGAAACTTGATGTTAAAAAGTTTAACAAAAAGCCAAGGGTAAGAGTTAGTCTAATGCCACAAAGATTTGCAGATGTATTAGAACCTAAGATGCAGAAGGTTGCAGATAGAATACCTGAGATTAATAGACTTAAGAACCTTGGGTGGGAAGTGCACGTTAATTATAGTCCTCTTATTTTCTATAAAAAATGGAAAGAAGACTACAGAGAGTTGTTTAAGATGGTTAAAGATATAGCAGGAGAAAATAAATGTGAGGTAATTGCATTAACTAATCATGCTAATCAGATGAAAAGATCTTCCAGGCAAGCTAAAGAATTAATGAGTCTGAGCTATGAGATTAAAAATAAATCAGGTGTAATGAGATATCCTCTTAAACACAAAACAAGGTTACTTGAAGAGTTTAAAGAACTTTACTCACAGTACTTTGATTTAGATACAATTAGATATATATTTTAAAATGAAAAATTTTATTAAATTCACTTTAATATGGGTCAGTCAGAACTTGGCTATTCCATTTTGGATAATAGGACATGTGCATCTATCAACTAATATTTATGAAGATGTACATGAAATATTAGCATCAGTTGGTATGAATTTGATTGTATTAATAGGATTCATTTTAGATTATAAAAATTCAGAAAAATAAAAAATGTTATGAATAAGTTTAAACTTTTAAAATTTTTAGTTATCTTATTAGTGTTGATAGGATGTAAAGAATCAACTTCTGATTCTGTAAGTAAAAAAACATTTATTTATAAAGATACAATAAATGGATATCAGTATGTTATTACAGCAGATAGTGGTCTTCAAATTGATGAAATTAAACATCATTTTGCCTTTCCTTGTATTGGTGACACAAATACAGAATTAGGAAAACTTCAAAGAAGAACTATGTTAGCTGAAGTTAATTTAGAACTTTGTCAAAAGGAGTTAGATGAGGTTACAGAAGAAAATCAACTATTTTCATCTATTTTAGGTGAAATAGAGTTTCAACCAGGAGGCTCTAGAATTTTACAAGAATTGTATAACAGATATAGAACAGATTAAAGTGGCAGTAATTATATTATCGGTAGCATTTTTAATACTAATTCCATTAGCATGGATTATTGTTTTTGATTTAAACCACAATGATAGATCCAAAGATGAAAAAAAGTAAAAAAGAAAATATAGTAACTTATTGGGATAATTTTAATTTAAATTTGTATACAAGAATATTAAACTTAAAAAATATTAGAAAGATGGCAAAAAAAGTAGACTTGAATGGACACAGACAAGTTAAAGACTCTGTTTATGAGAACACTAGAGCAAGACAAACTGCAAAGATTAGAGCTATTGCAGTTATAAAAGAGATGGAGAACATGGCTGAAGATACACCTAATGATTATGAACTCGGAAAAAGAGTTAGAACACTATTAAAAGAATGGAGAGGAAAATAAAGAATTTAGTAACTAAAATTATTGATGAACACCATAGTATATGTGAAAACGGAAATGCAGGTAACATGCATTATTTATGGTGGATGTATAAAAATGGAGTAAAGAAAGGTACTTATAAACCTTTTATGTTCTTTGCAGAACTCCAACTATTAAATTATTTAGGTATAGTTAAAAAAGAACAAATAGAAAGTATGATAAAACTCTTTGAATCTATAGATAAAGAGAATACTTTTGTGGCTGCTTTAGCAATTAACACATTTAGAAAAGAAAGAATTAAAAGATTTGGTGAATACCATCCTGAAAATGAAGCTTATGATAATGTTGTTAAAGACTATGAGCATAAAATACTTAATGCAGATATTTTTAAAGATTATAAAGTTAAAGTAGCATGACAGAACAAGAATTAATTGACCTTGGCTTTAAGAAAATTATAGTTAAGGATGAAGAAAGTGGTAATGGTTATGACTATTACTACTATGTTGTAGATATAATAGAAGGACTGTCTTTGACATCAATTGCTGATGATGAAGTAGAAGATGGCACTTGGTATGTTATGAACCATGAATGGCCTCATGCTAAAATAAAAGATGCTGAATCTATTGAAAGTTTAGCATCTTTAGCAAAATCCTGGAAGTCTTGAGTATGTTTACTCATAAGCTGGTATATACTGATGGTAAATTAGTATGTCCAGATGAAAAAACTAAAACAGCATATAAAGTTTTTTTAGAACAACTTGGTGATGGTCAAGAGGTAGAAGTATTTATGTCTATCTCTGAAGAAAAAGGTAGTAATGCACAAATTGCAAAAATACATAAATGTATTCGTGAGTTAGCTAATGACATAGGTTATAGCTTTGATGACATGAAAACATTGGTAAAAGGTAAATCAGGATTGGTTATAAATAATAATGTTAAATCATTTGCTGATTGTTCAAAAACAGAATTAAGTAGTGTTATTCAAACTTGTATAGAAATAGGAGAATTCTATGGACTTAATCTTCACTAGATTTGTCCTTAGAATCTTCTTCTAAAGTTTCTTTAATTTTTTCATTATCTTTTTTATCTACAAAAAGATTATTATTAAAAGCTTGCTTTTCTATTTCACCTACTAATAATGTTAAAGTATAGAATATTCTTTGTGTTTCATCAAGGTTTTCATAACCTTTAGAAGTAACTTCTTTGATGAACTCTTCAGCATTTTCTGTAGATTGAGAATGAATATTTTTAAATAAAGTAAATAAAGAAGCTTTGCACATCATGTAATAAGTTTTATTAACTTGAATGTCAATTAAAGCATCATCTTTAATAACTTTGTTTTTTAAATCTTCTTTATTCATAATTATTAATTTTTACAAACTTAAGAAAAAAATGACTAAAACAATTGATATTAATGAAATTAAACAAAAAATATTTAAAAATCTAGAGTCATCAGGTTGGTCTAGAATACTTAAATCTTTTATATTTAGCAGTGATTTTGAAAATATAATTAAACATTTAATTAAGAATTCAAAAGATAATCAAAGATTTACTCCTACACTTAGACAATTATTTAGAGCATTTGAAGAATGTCCATATGATGAATTAAAAGTTGTTATAGTAGGACAAGATCCATACCCTAAATTAGGAGTAGCAGATGGTATTGCATTTAGTTGTAGTAATACAATGAAGCAACAACCAAGTTTGAAGTTCATATTAGATGAAGTTAACAGAACTGTATATGATGGTGTTGGTCAGTCACATGATCCAGATCTTAAGAGATGGTCTAATCAAGGAATATTATTACTGAATACTGCACTTACAACTACTGTAGGTAAAGTAGGACAACATATTCCTATATGGAAACCTTTCTTAGCATATGTATTTGATTGGTTAACTTGGCATAATCCAGGACTTATCTATATATACATGGGTAAGCAAGCCCAAGATTGGGCTGAGTGTGTTAATGATACTAGCTATAAATTTATGGTTAATCATCCAGCAAGTGCTGTATATAATAAAGGTCAAAAGTGGGATTGTAATGATGTCTTTAATAAAACTAATAAAATTTTATTGGAAAATAATAATTTATCATTAACTTGGTAAAATGAATGAGATATTTAATAGACTTATTAAAGAAAGTCTAACCCCTAATTCACTTTACGTTTTACACTGTATACAAAATAAAATTTCTGTAAATAAGCTTGTTAGTGCTAGCTTAGAAATTCAGAAATTAAAAGCAAATGATTGGATAAAGAATGATTTGGAATTAACAGGAAAGAGCATTATCTTATTAGAAGAATTAAACTCTTTCTTTAGAAAAAGTAAAAAGAAAACATCTAAAGATTTACTTGGAGATAACTTTACATTACGTATTAAAATGTATAATGAAGTATTTCCTGCTAAGAAACTTGGTAGTGGTAAATATGCAAGAACTAATGCTAAGAATTTAGAAACTGCATTTAGATGGTTTTTTGAAAATTATGATTATAGTTGGGATACTATTATGAGTGCTACAAAACTCTATGTAGAAGAATACCAACTTAAAAACTATGAATATATGAGAACATCACAGTATTTTATTAGAAAACAAAACAACTCAGATAAAACTTTTGAATCTGATCTTGCAAACTTTTGTGAACAATATCTTAATGGAGAAGATACTGTAGAAGAAATCTTTAGAGAAAAAATAGTTTAAGTTTGGAACAGTTTAATAATGCAAAGCCTTTAAAGGCTATTAGTAAAGTTCGTGCTTATGAAAAAGCTCTTATGGAAATGAGAGCTAGAATGGATGGTAGAGTCAAGAGTTTAAAAACAGCATGGCCAAAGTTTAATGATGCTACACTAAATGGTTTAGAGTGGAATACTCTAACTGTAGTTGGAGCTAGACCCGGTGTAGGTAAGACTTTGTTTATGGAGCAATTAGTTACAGAAGTTATGGCTCTAAATCAAGACCAGGATTTTCAAGTATTGCAATTTCAATTTGAAATGCCTGAAAAGACACTTGGTATGAGAGCATTTTCTCAAGTAACTCAGCAAGACTATGGTGTATTACATAGTAAGTATACACCACTTGATGAAGCTGTCTATGAAAAATGTAAACAATATGTTAGTAATTTAAGTGCTAATAACAAAGTACATAGTATATATAGACCATGTACTGTAGATGAATTTTGTGCAAGTATACATTATCACTTTGACCAAAATTTTAAAATTATAAATGACAAAAAAGTGTATCCAAAACTACTAGTAACAGTAGATCACTCAGCTTTATTTAAAAGAGCTAAACATGAGAAGGATAGATTTGAAATGTTATATAATTTAGGTGAGGCTTTAACATATATGAAGAGGAGTTATCCTTTATCATTTATTGTATTAAGTCAATTAAATAGAAATATTGATGACCCTAAAAGAGCTGTAGAAGGTACATATGGAAACTATGTACTTGATTCTGATTTGTTTGGTGCAGATGCATTATTACAACATGCTGATATAGTATTAGGTATTAATAAACCTGCTGCTAAAAAGATTAGATTTTATGGCCCGGAAAAGTTTCAAATCACTGACCCAGATACTCTTGTATTTCATTTCTTAAAATGTAGAAATGGAGATACTAGAATGAGTTTCTTTAAGTTAGATAGAGATACTATAAGAATAGTAGAATTGAATACACCTAGTAACAGTATGAATCAAAATTCAAAAATTAGAGTATGACAGAAAGACAAGAGAATCAAAAGATTCTTATGGCAACTCACTTGCCTACATTTCAAAAGTTAGGAATAATTGACCCTTTCTTTGTTGCTAAATCTGCATGGGCTCCTCCAGGTGAAGAGCTTAGATTACAAATCTTTCCAAGTGAATTTGAAAGAGATGTAGATATCTATACAGAGTTTAGTGACTTTAAAGGTAAGTCAGAAGATCCTACACACACCTTGTATAAATTAAAACATAATCCGTTTTATAAAGAAGAATATCCTTTTGAAGAGAAAAGAACAAAAGATGGAAGAGAGTATGGAGTTTATCTTGTTGGATTAGAGAATTTAGTTGCAGTTAAACCGGATGGTAAAGAAGTACCATATAATGAATATCAAGAACAACTAAAGAATCCACAAGTAGAAACTAAACCTGCTGATTTTCCAAATTTTGCTGAAGAATATCTTAATGTAGGATTGAAGAAAAAAGAAGAAGAAGTTAAACCTGAAGAAGAGATGAAGAACTTTCCAGAGTGGTTAAATACTTTGGATAGAATAGCATCAGCATTAGAAAAAATAGAAAAGAAAATATGAATACAATCACTTTACCAACAAAAAAAGTAAAAGCTGAAAGAGTTAATCCTAAGAGATTAATTATTTACAGTAAGCCTAAGACAGGTAAGACAACTGCATATGCAGGACTAGATAATAATCTTATTATAGATTTAGAAAATGGTTCAGAGTATGTGGAAGCATTGAAAATAAAAGTTGATAATCTTCAAGATTTATTAAATGCAGGAAAAGAAATCAAAGAACAAGGAAAACCTTATAATTGTGTAACTATAGATACTGTAACAGCATTAGAAGAAATGGTTAAACCATTAGCTGTAAAATTATACAAACAGACATCTATGGGGAAAAATTATCAAGGAAATGATGTAATAACTTTACCAAATGGTGCAGGATATTTGTATATTAGGCAAGCATTTTTTCAAGTTTTAGATTTTATTGATACATTAGCACCCCATATTATTTTATCTGGACACATAAAAGATAAGGTAGTTGATGATACAGGAGAGATGGTTATGTCTGCTAATATTGACTTAACTGGTAAGATAAAATCTCTTATCTGTGCTAATGCAGATGCTATAGGATATATGTATAGAAAAGGTAACAAAACTATTCTTAGTTTCAAGAATAATGATGCTGTTACCTGCGGGGCTAGACCTGAACACCTAAGAAATGAAGAAATAGTAATTTCTGAAATGAATGAAAAAGGTGAGATAAAAACTCACTGGAATAAAATATATAAATAAATCAATTATTAATTAAAAAAAGTAAAAAAAATGGCTTTAAGTACAACAAATTTGACAACAAGTAGTGGATCATCAATGCCTAAGACAATTGCTCCAGGTAATCATAAACTGAAAATGAACAGTATGAGATTGGAACCTTTCAAGTTTATTGATAATGCATATTATATTATGTTAGAAATGGAAACAGAACCTATTGATGATTTTGAAGGTTTTATGATTGACAGAAATGATGAATCTAAAGGTAGATTTAAAGGTCAAATAGGTAGAGTAAAAGCAAGTCAGTATGCATTTGCTGATGGTGAAACTAAATCAGGTATTAAAATTAATAGAGATAATGCTATTATGATGTTCTTAAAGAACATGTCTGATGCTCTTGAGATTTCTGATTGGTTCCAAGCTCAAGATAAGAAGCATGAAACAATTGAAGACTTTATAAAAGCTTTCAATGATGATGCACCTTATCAAGATAAATATATACATACTTGCGTTGCAGGTAAAGAATATGAAAACAAATCAGGTTATATAGCATATGACTGTTGGTTTGCTAAAGTTGAAAATAAAAAATATGGTTTTAACAAGAGTGAAGAGAACATTATAAAATATAATGAAGAAAAACATCTCAGAAAAATTGAAAATAAACCTGTAAATTCTTTTGAAAGTGATGATGACTTATCAATCCCTATGAAGACTTCTTCTGATTTTAATTTAGATTAATTGGTTACAAGGGGAAGCATAAAATAAGTCTTCCCCTTTTTTATTTTAAATTAAACATTATGATTTCAACAAAAAACTTAATTTCTGATTTAAATGATATACCTGCAGGTTGGCCTTTTGAACATTATTTAGGACTATCTGAGAACCTTGATGGTCAAGATGTAAAGATAAGATCTATAATAAACACAAGAGAGAAAACTCCTTCAATGTTTATTTATTTTGACGTAAATAAAGGTATATATAAGTTTAAAGATTTCTCTTCGGGATTATATGGAGATTCTTTAGAACTTGTAAAAATAGTTTTTGACTTAAAATCTCGTGGAGAAGCAGTAATAAAGTTGATGGCTGATTATAATGAGCATATCTTAAATAATGGTCATAATCCTATAATACAATATAAGTCTTATAGTAAGTATAAAGTTACTGATTATGAGATTAGACATTGGACTACAATTGATCAGAAGTATTGGACTAAGTTTAATATTGGTTCTAGACTTCTTGAGAAATATAATGTAGCTCCTTTGGAGTATTATAAGATGGAAAAGAAGAATGAAGAAGGTATTATTGAAAAGTCAATAACTATTAAAGGTTTCAGTATATACGGATATTTTAAAAATGATGGCTCTATATATAAAATTTATCAACCTAAAGTTTCTAAAAAGAAGTTTATAAAGATTAAAAATTATATACAAGGATCTGAACAATTAAAATATGATAAGAAATATCTTGTGATTACATCTTCATTAAAAGACTTAATGGCCTTTAACAGGCTTAAGTTAAGTGATGCAGAATCAATTGCTCCTGACAGTGAGAATACTTTAATACCAGAGAGCATGCTTAAAGGTATAATATCAAAGTATGAAAAAGTATTTGTTTTATTTGACAATGATGAAGCAGGTATCACATCTATGAAAAAGTATAAAGAGAAATACGGTTTTGATTATGTAATTTTAAATATGGAGAAAGATTTATCTGACTCTATAAAAGCACATGGTCTTACTAAAACTAGAGAAACTTTATTACCTTTATTAAAAGAGTTATGCATTTAAGAACTAGAATTAAGAATTCAATGAAACATCCGTGGTTATACAAAGGTAAAGAGTTTCTAGAAGAAATGATACCTGAAGATGCTGTGGGGTTTGTATATGAAATGCAAGCTATTATAGATGGTAAGCATGTTAAATATATTGGCAAGAAAAACTTTTATTCTAAAAGAAAGAAAAAGTTTGGTAAGAAAGCTCTAGCTGCTATAACAGATAAAAGAACTAAAAAGTATGAGATAGTCACTAAACTTGATTATCAAAAATACTTTAGTAGTAACAAAGTGTTAAAAGATGCTCATAAAAAAGGAATAGTAGTACATCGAAATATTCTAAAGATATGTTACTCTAAAACAGAACTTACATATCAAGAAACTAAGCTACAGTTTATCAATGAAGTTTTAGAAAAAGATGAATTCTTAAATGCTAATATCTTAGGTAGATTCTATAAACAAAAATAAATTATGGATAAAGAAAAGTTGGTGAAGATTTACAATATGTTAAACTCTTCAGATAAGGATAATATGTATATGGGTTTCAAGATTTTGGAATCTTATGATGTAAATAAGATTGAAGAAGAAATATTCTATTTGTATATGTATGCAGCACCTGCTCTAGGAGAGTGGCAAGAAAATTTTAAAGCTTCTAGTGAATTATTATGTGAAAAAATCAGAGTAGGAGTATCTCTTAAAAACAGTTTAATAGCAACTCATAATTGGCATCTGTGTATACATGATAATAAACCTTATATGAAGGAGCTATTAATAGAGGAGCATATGAAAGACTTAAAAAGAATATTTAAAACTATAGGTCAAGAAGTAAAATTTAAAATAGTGTATGAATAAACAAGATTCGTTAAGCAGAATATCAAAAGATCTGATGCTGAGGGAACCATACTATGGTTTCTTTCTACTTATGTTAAATAAAGTATGGACAAAAGATAAAATTCCTACTGCAGGAGTTTGTAAAAATGGAATTAATTTTCAGTTGATTATTAATGAAACATTTTGGCAAGGTTTAGAAGATATCAAGAAACTGGGTCTTCTTAAACATGAATTACTTCATATTGCATTTAATCACCTGACTGCCTTTGAATTATTTGAAGACAAGAAGTTGGCTAATATTGCAATGGATATGGAGATTAATCAGTATATATCTAAAGATTGGCTGCCTGAAGGTGGTATAGATATAGATGATTATGATGATCTTGATCTAGATAGGAGAGCTGGTTCTAGATATTATTATGATCAGCTTAAACAAGCTCAAGAAGATAAGAAGTGTAATGGTACTTGTGGAGATAAGAACATGGATAAAGTTCTTGATGGTATGGAACAAGGTCAGATGACAGTTACTCTAGATGAAAAAGGTGATGTAGAAATCCCTGATCATGCATGGGGTGAGTTTGAAGACATGCCTGAAGCTGAAAAGAAACTTATTGAAAAACAAATTCAAAGAGTTCTTACTGAAGCTAAGGAACAGACAATTAAGAAGAGAGGTTATATACCAGGTGAGATTGAGGGTTTAATTAAACTAGAAGAGATTATTCCACCTAAGTTTAATTGGAAAGCATATATTAAAAGATTCACAGGTATAAGTACAAAGATCTTTACTAGAAAGTTGAGGAGAAAAGAGAATAGAAGATTTTCTGATAATCCCGGACTTAAGATAAAGATGAGGCAACAGATGTTATTAGCAATTGATACATCAGCTTCAGTAGAAGATGAAGAGTTAAAGGAGTTTATGAATGAAATATATCATTTATATAAGTGTGGAGTGAGTATTACAATTATACAGTGTGATACTAGAATACAGTCTATAAAAGAATATGATGGGAAATTTGAGTTAGAAGTTTCCGGTAGAGGTGGAACTGAATTTAACCCTGTTCTTGAATATTACAATGAGCATAATAAATATACAAGTCTTATATATTTCACTGATGGTGAAGCATTTACAGACATTAAACCAAAGAAGCAAGTACTTTGGGTATTATCGGAGAGATCCAGTTATAATGAAAGCTTGCCTGGTAAACAAATTAAATTAGAACTTTAAATTAAAAAAGATGAGTGAGACACAATTAAACGTTAATGAATTAAAAGACTTTTTAAAGCACATGGTAAAAAACAATCAGCACATTCAAGCAGAAGGAAAAGTTCCTGTTGCTGTAAATATTGAAGGTGATGCTGGTCTTGGTAAAACTTCTGCTATTATGCAATTAGGAGAAGAACTTGAGATGGATGTAGTTAAGATTAACTTATCACAGATAGAGGAGTTAGGTGATCTTGTTGGTTTTCCTGTTAAAGAATTCCAAATTCAAAATAAAGATGGTAAAACTACTTGGATAAATGAAGCTCAAGTAGATGTTGCTATGAAGAAAGGTTACAAAGTTGTAGACAAGAGAATGTCTCATGCTGCACCTGAGTGGATTCAAGGTAAAGGTGAAGGTGGGTTCTTAGTATTAGATGATTATACTAGAGCTGACCATAGATTCATGCAAGCTACTATGGAATTGATTGACAGACAAGAGTATATTTCTTGGAGTCTTCCAAAGAACTGGCATGTACTTCTTACTACTAATCCAGACAATGGTGACTATAATGTTACAGCATTAGATACAGCTCAGAGAACTAGATTTATTTCTACTGCAGTAAAGTTTGATGCAGATGTATGGGCTAAGTGGGCTGAGACTGTAAAGATTGATGGTAGATGTATTAACTTCTTATTAATGCATCCTGAACTAGTTAGTAAGGATGTTAATCCTAGAAGTGTAACTACATTCTTTAACTCTATCAGTTCTATTGAAAAGTTTGAAGAGCAATTACCTCTAATTCAAATGATTGGTGAAGGATCTGTAGGAGATGAATTTAGTAGCATGTTTACTATGTTTATTAATAATCAACTTGATAAGATTATTAGTCCTCAGCAAATTCTAGAAAATGATAATTGGGAATATGTAAGTGGAAGCTTAAACTCTTGTATTGGAACAGGAGATGAATTCAGAGCTGATATATCTAGTATAATTACAACTAGAATTATTAACTATTCTTTAATTAAAGCTAGCAAAGGTTCTATACCTCAAAAGATGATTGACAGACTTGTTCAATTAACTACAGATAGTAAAGCCTTTACTGATGATTTGAGATACTATATGGTTAAGGAAATCATAAATGGTAATAAAGCTAAGTTCTCAAAACTAATGTTAAATCAAAAGGTGGTGGCAATGGCTGTGAAGTAAATCACAGTTAGACAGCTTCCTTTTTTACTAATTATTAAACAATTTTAATCAACAGATAAGGGAGGCTCAAGTCTCCCTTTTTAACCAACTATTAAAAATGAAAACAAAGAAAATACCTTTTTTAAAACTGACCTGGAATGCCAGAAGAGATGAGTATAATAACGTAGAGTTTACTGAGTTAAACTATGAAAGTGAAAATCAATATCTTATTAATGTTGTACAAAAAGATGAAGAGGGTTTTGATACACCTAGAAATCTTGTAGACCTTGAGGCAAAAACATATGTTCCTCAAATGAAAGATAGAATTTATTTTATGAAGGGATGTACTGTCCCTAGAGTAAAACTTAAAGACTTATCTGTAAAGTATAAAATTAGAACAACTACTGAAATAGATAAAGCAACTGTTGTTGTGGGAAGTTCTGCTGCTAATGATAAATTAGTAAAAGCTGAATGGTATTATAAAATACCATATAAGGTATATGCAGCATGTATAGACTATATGAAAGATCAGTGGGAGGAACACGGTGGTTATTATTGTCAAAAAGAAGTTAAAGCTTTTAATAAAGTCTTAGAAGCATATGTAGAAGAGAATGGTGAAAACTTTTATATATTATGTGACTGGAGTGCTTCAAGATTATATAGTAAAGGTAATACTCATAATCCTAGTGAATTTTTAAAGCTCAAAGAACAAGCTTGGAAAGATCATCTTTTAACTAATGCTAATCCTCAACATAATGTACAAAGAAATAGTCAACACTGCTTTGTTATAAGTGATCATAACCTTGAATTTCTTGAAAACATAGGTGATAAAACAATAATTGATCAGAATGGTTTGCTTGAGGTAGTTAATGGTGAAGACTCTACAACTATTGATAAGGATACCTATCAGAATTTAAGAAATATGTTTATGAGTTCTGATAATGAAAATCATGTTCTTGCTATGGAAATTATGGCTAATTGTAATTATAAAGAAAGCATCCTGTGGTTAGAACTTTTATATTATCATCATAACCATCATATACAATATTGTAGATCTAAAAATCATGTAAACTTTAAGTCTCTTAAAAGTTATTTGGGTAAGGATAATTATTACAATCAACATGTGGATACACTGATTAGAGGTTTAATAAATCATGATGCATTAAGTAAGGAAGCTTTAGAAATCATAATGGAAGAAAATGTTGAGTTTTTTAATAGGGGTGGGTATAGTGAGTTCATTAAACCTAAGACTTACACACTTAGTACTGAGACTGCAGCAAACACAGGTTTCTATTGGACAAAGGATACACAGTATTCTTATGAAAGAAGTGATGTTGAAAGAATTCCTGAAGAAGACCCAACTATTTCAGAAAATTCAGATCATGAGACTGGTGATCCGGATTCAGCAAATGTTGAAGAAAAAGCATCTATTGAAGCTATAGAAGAAGTAGTACCTGTAGTAGAGTCTAATGAAGACACAGAAGAAGAAATTACTGAAGAAGAAGTAGTTTCTGAACCAGAAAGGTCCCTGGTAGAAACAGGATCACAACCTAATAATTCAAAAACACAAACTAAAAATGCAGACACAGACTTTGACTGGTTCTAGTGAATTAGAACAATTTTATAAAAATAAATTTTATTTTAGTTACAGTGGAATAAATAAACTCTTGTTCTCACCAAGAATGTTTTATTCTCATTATATTTTAAATGAAAGAGAAGATAGTGTTGACCCTCACCTTGTAAAAGGTAGGGTCATTCACTGCTTGCTTTTGAATCCTGAAGACTTTGATAAGGAATTTATAACAATTCCTAGCAAATTACCTTCAGGTAATAATAGAATGATTGTAGATGAGATTTTTAAAATCTATACAGAGCTTGCAGATGAATCATTATCATTACGACTTTTTGAAAAAGAAATATTAGATTTATTAGAAAAGATAAACTTGCACCAAAAGCTTAAAACTGATGAAGCAAGGTTAAAGAAAATTCTAACAGATGATAATGTTAAATATTTTGATTTCTTAAAGAAGGCTAAAGGTAAAACTTTAGTAGATAATGAAACAATAGACTATTGTCAGGAAAGTGTTAATGCTCTAAATGCAAATGATAATGTAAAAACTTTGTTAGGATTTAATAAAAGTGAAGAGGATACTCATATAACTGTTTATAATGAAATAGGATTGATATCTGATGAAAATTTATTCTTTAATGATGCACCCTTTGGATTTAAAGGTATCTTAGATAACGTTGTTATAGATGAAGACACTAAGAATTTATTTATTAATGATTTAAAGACTACGGGTAAACCACTAGTAGAATTTCCTGATTCAGTAGACTACTATAAATATTGGATCCAAGCATCTATTTACTATCAACTTGCGTTTTATAAGTATATAAACAATAGAAAAGATAAGTTGGAGTGGACAATTAACTTTACTTTTGTTGTAATAGACAAATATAATCAAGTATATCCATTTCAAGTAAGTGCTAAAACTATGAAAGAATGGTTGGTTGACTTTAGAAATTTAGTACTACCGGTATTAGATTTTCATTATGTAAATAAAAATTATGATCTGCCTTATGAATTAGCAACAGGAACTATTAAATTATAAAAACATGGGAATAAAATCAGTATATAAGAAATATTTTCAAAAATCTAAGGTGTTCTTGTACCCACTCCTTGGAATTAAAAGAGGTACAAGTGTTATTCCAAGTGAGACTTATCTTGCTTGGAATGATTCAGTTTCTCCTAATGATATGAAGCTAGTATGTTTATATCATCCAAGAGAAGATGTTGAGTATAAAAAGTTTGAGAAGAATATATTACTCAAACATAACCGGTTACATGATTGTATAATGGTTGACAAATCAAATAGAATTTTTGTGTTTGATTTTTCTGATTTAGAATATGATTGGCAATTGTTTTTAGATGGTAAGTATAGTATGATTAGTACAAAAGTAAAAGGAGATATCATGAGCTTCTTTAATCCTCATACAGGTAACTATGTATATATGAAAAGTTATTTGTATCCAGAAAAGTACTTTGAAGACTATGCAAACTGTTTAAATGTAGACGTAAAAATGATAGAATCTGTAGGTGAACTCTGTAGCCAAACCTGACCTTGAGAAAGAAAAGTTAGTAATGGAGGTAGCTAATTTAGATAATATCAAAATTATTGATTAATTTTATAAAAAAAATCAACATGGAAAATTCAATGATCCTGGTTAAATCAACCTGGCAAGAAACACAAACTTTTAAAATGGTACCTATCAGTAATGATTGTCCATATGTAGAATGTATATTTGATCCAACATCAAAAGTTTTTGTAATTATAGGTAAGACAGTTAAAACTGCATTACATATGTTACCTAAACTAGATGAGTATGGAAAAGCTATCAGCGGTAATAGAGGAGCTAAACAACAAAGAACATCAATTGAAACTTTTCAAGAGTACTACATTGAAGATGCAGACTCTATAAAAGAAATTGTAAACATCTTTGCTGTGAATGCTAAAAAGTTTAGTCTTAAAAGTTTTTTAGAAAGTAAAAAAGATAAACCCTCAGTAGCTGCAGTTGTTGAAAAAGTATGATAGCTGTATATGATGTCTACTCCCGGCAAAACTTTGAATCAATGAAGTTAGCGGGAGAAGTTCTTAATATACCTGCATCTAAAATTAAAGAGAGTGCAGAAAAGAATATTGAACTAAATTTTAATAATAAAAAATATAGATTCAGATATTCTACTGTAAAAGAAACTCGTACATTTAAAGTTAGAAGATTTCCTTTTGGAAAACATAAAGGTTCTTTAATAAGAAACTGTAAAGATGAACAATACTTAGAATGGTTAAGTAAGCAGTCTTTTGTAGATTCACATTTAAAGATTCCCGTAAAACGTAGGTTAAGAGAACTACAACTTTATAAATAATAAAATATGAGTCATTATGTTATGGACTATGAAACTTTACTCAATTGTTTCATAGGAGTATTTGAAGATATCAAAAGTGATGACCGTGAGATATTTGTTATTCATAATTCAAGAAATGATATTCTAGAATTTATTACATTTCTAGAAAAGAATATTTTATTGAATGAATGGCATGTATCTTTTAATGGTTTGTCTTTTGATGCTCAAATTACAGAACATGTATTAAGAAATAAAGAACAACTCCTGGAAATGCCAGGGGAGGAAATAGCTTTATTTTTATATGGAAAAGCTCAAAGTATAATTCAAAGGCAGAATGAAGGAGAATTCTCTGAATTTGCACCTTGGCACTTACAGATCAGACAAGTAGATGTATTTAAACTAAATCATTGGGATAATGCAGCTAAGAGGTCTAGTCTTAAGTGGATTCAGTATACTATGGATTGGAAGAACATACAAGATATGCCTATCCATCACAGTACTGAAATTAAAACTAAAGAGCAGGTAGATGACATAATAACTTATTGTATTAATGATGTCAAGTCAACTAAAGCTATCATGTTTAAAAGTAAAAAACAGATAGAACTTAGGAGAGCATTGACAGAAGAATATAATATAGATTTATATAGTGCATCTGAACCAAGAATAGCTAAAGAACTGTTTTCACTTTTCCTTAGTGAGAAAACAGGTATAAAGAAATATGACCTCAAGCAATTGAGAACATATCGTAATGAACTTATAGTTAAAGATTTAATTCTGCCTTATATTAATTTTAAGACAGCTACATTTCAAAGATTAGTTAATAAGTTTAATGACCTGGTACTAGATGCAAATGATCTAAAAGGTAATTTCAAATATAAAGTTAGATATAAGAATATAACAACTCATTTTGGTCTCGGTGGTGTACACGGAGCTAGAAAAGAAGTATATGTTTCTGATGATAATCATGTTATAATGTCTTCAGATGTTACAAGTTTTTATCCTAATCTAGCTATTAAAAACAAGTGGGCACCATTACATCTTCCTAAAGAAGAGTTCACTGATCAGTATGAATGGTTTTTCAAAGAAAGAAAAAAGATTCCTAAATCTGACCCTAGAAATTATGTTTATAAGATTGTATTAAATAGTACTTATGGTTTAAGTAATGATGCAAATAGTTTTCTATATGACCCTGAACTTACAATGAAGATAACTATCAATGGACAATTGAGTCTAATGATGTTACATGAAATGATATGTGAAGGTATCCCAAATGCTGTTCCTTTGATGCATAATACTGATGGTCTTGAAACAAGAATACCACGGAACTATGTAGATAAGTATATGGAAATTTGTAAAGAATGGGAAAAGATTACAAACTTGCAACTTGAACATGATACATACCAGAAAGTTCTACTGGCAGATGTCAACAACTATATTGCTATAAATGAATATAAAGAAGTTCACAAAGATGTATTTGAAGATTTAAGAAAGTCAAATCCTAACTATTTGTATAAGATACTTAATGATAAGTATTATTTTGCAGGTGTTAAGTCCAAGGGACGTTTTGTATTTGAAGATCTTCCTTTACATAAAAACAAGAGTTTCTTATGTGTTAAGAAAGCAATATATGATTACTTAATTAAAAACATAGACCCTGAAGAATCTCTTAAGTCTAACAAAAATATATTTGATTTTTGTGGAGGAGTTAAGAAGAGAGGTAATTGGGAGTTCAATGAAGAATATGTTATCAATGGTGAACATAAAATTGATAAACTTCAAGGAACTGTCAGATACTACATCTCAAACACAGGTTCTAAAATTATGAAAGTTAACAATGTTGATGGAAGATCTGTACAAGTAGAAGCAGGTAAATGGTTACAAACTGTGTTTATTAATCACATAGAAAAGCCATTTGAAGAATATGATATAAATTATGATTTTTATCTTAAAAAGGTTATGCGGGAGATAGAGCTCTTGCAACCTGTTAAAACACAATTACAATTATTTTAATTATGCCAACAAAAATTAAAGAATGTACAAAGCAGCATCTGTTTGATGTTGCTTTACCAAATCAGACAAGTACTTATACTGTAATCAGTCATAAGTCAGTTGTAGATCTATCAATTGAATGTCTAGAGAATGCCGGATTTAAAGTTAATCAAGAGCATTATAGATGTACAGGAAATGGAAATATAGCACAAGGAGTATATAGATTAACGTTTATGGATGACCCTGAGTTGTCCATGATGTTTGCCTGGTCTAACAGTTATAACAAACAGATGAGGTTTAAGTGTGGTATTGGAGCTTACATAAATCAAACTGGTAGTAGTATGGTTTGTGGAGACATGGGTTCTTGGGCCCGTAAACACACAGGTACTGCAGATACAGAAACTGAAGAGACCATTAAAGAGCAAATCAAAGATGCTAATATGTATTATAAGCAGCTTGTTAAAGATAAAGAAAGTATGAAGGAAATTCATATTAGTAAAAGACAACAAGCTCAGTTACTTGGTATCCTGTTTGCTGAACATGAGATTCTAACTACTGAACAAGCTAGCATCATCAGACAACAAATGTCTAGACCTAGTTTTAAGTATGGAAATCCTGATAGCTTATGGGCATTTTATAATCATGTTACTCTAGCTTTACAACAGTCACATCCTAAAACTTGGATGGAGGATCAAAGAGTTCTTCATTGGTTTATATCTGATGCTTTTAAATTTGATAAAGCAGAAGAGGTAGAGCCTGAAGTAGATCCTAATCAAGTAGATCTAGAAGATATGATTGCAGAGGTTGAGGCTGAAGAGGAAACAACTGTTACCGAATCTACAGAAGTTGAAACTACTCCTGAACTTACAATTGAAGAGCAGATAGCAGAAGATGAAGCTGCAGTGGCAGAAGTATGTGATGAACCATCAAGCCCACCCCTGGGCTCTGATGATATGAATTCATGTCCAGAGCATCAAGAAGATGAAGAACTCAAAGAGTTAGATGAATTAATTAAAGGTCAAGTAATCGTAGATAAGCAAATAGCTGAAGAATCTGTAACGGATATTACAGAAGATGCTGATTTTGATTTAGACTTTAGTGTATCTAATACTGAGAGTTCTGATGAAGATACTGAAGTGGAAGAGGGTGACTTACCTGATCTATTTTAGTTTAAAGTTCAAAAAATAAAAGGGAGATGTAATGTCTCCTTTTTATTTAAAGAAAATTTTACTATATTTATAGTGTCTCATATTATTTATTTGATTAATTAGGGGAGAAGGAGGATGTAAGTCCTCCTTTTTTCATATATTTATATTATGAAAAGTAGAAGCTTATATGATTTACACAAAGAATATCTTAAAATTAAGTCCGGAGATTTTGCATCATGGTATGAAAAGCTGAATAGTAATGAGAAAATGATGTTCAACAAAATCCTCTCTGATATGAGAGATGAGTTATCTAATCCTAAAAAAATCAAGAATGAAACTAAAACATAATAACAAAACTGTTTATGTAAAATATGTATCTTCAGATCATAAGTATGCACTAGTTACTGAAGATGAAAGTAAAACATTTAAAATTTATAAAGTAGATGTAGAAGATCTTGAAGGTTTAAATAAAAGAAATTTAAATAAATTTAAAAGATTTGCTACTATGAATTATCCGGCAGATGAAGGCTCAGTGTCAGGATAGTTAAGTGTAAGATATAGGAGTTTATAGGTTCTTCATCTGTTGAACCTATATGTTCCCATCCCAACATACATCTATCATGGGGCCAATATATAGAAAATTCTAGAACCATCTTAAATTGCTCTAGATAAGTTCTCATAAACTTTAACTGCATCTTGTGGTTTAATATTATAACCAGGAAGACCAATTAATTTAATAAAGTATGCCCATGCTTTGTTATCTCCTTTCTCCCAAATACCTGACTTTCTTTTATACTCTTCTGTAATATTCCAAGGTAGTATCTGATTTGTAAATCTTATGAATCTACTTAAGGTACTTAAAGCTGCAGAAGGTGATTTTATAGTTCTCCACATATCTTTAGGAGAAATATACTGAGCTGTCTCTGATCTCATCCTAACCATTTCATACAGAAGAAAGTTATAAAGATAATTGTCTTTATACTTTTCTTTATCCTCTCCATCATCAGAAGCCATAGCTGAAAGAATACCTATCAAACCTACAATTGTTAAGAACACACCTATCTCAGAAAGAGTTCTTCTGATATTTGCTTTTTGCATAGGAGTATATGTACTCCATTCTTTTGCAACATTTAATTTATAAGTTCTTAAATCTCTAACAAAAGTATTCCAAAAGGTTCTATAGTGACCCTCAGTCCCTGAACCAAGTTCCTCATCCCAAGAATACTGTTTCCATCTTCTTTTAAATCCAGGATACATATGCTTTCTATACATCAAAGCTAGACGGCCCAAAGATTGCTTTTGTGCAGTACCTTTATCAAAGGTATTGTATATACCATGCATTTTTTTACTTAATGCATGAACTCTATCTTGAAAAGATCTCCTATGCTTTTCATTAAAATCCTCATAAACATTATTCCCATCTTTATCCTGAGTAATCCACTCAACTTTCCCATTTAAATCACCTGAATCAGGACCATATTTCTTATGTGCTTCATACATAGTTATATTAGTACCATTCTCCTTATCTCTAACTTCTGTAGCATTCATTAATGCTAGCATTCCTGAAACTTGTATTTCATATTCCCCAAAGTACTGATTAAAGAATAATGTATTAGTTCTAAATAGTTTATTTGCTACACTTGCAGAAACAATTCTTCCATACTTATCAGTAAAGTCTCCTTGTATAGGGTCATATAACTCATTAAGTCTACCCATCCAACTTGTAGGACTAGGTTTACCAAAGTCTCCTAATGTTCCCGCAACATTCTCCATGAACTGAACTTTAGATTTTGCTAAGTCAGCAGCACTAAAGAATTCTGCTCCCGATGCTTCTATAATTAATTGTATATTACCTTGTAAGTTATTAGCCACACCTTTAAGTAAATCAGCTGCAATAGATGTTAGTGCAGAAAATCCGGTTATTGTGTTAGTTATTTTATCAAACTGTAAACCCAAGAGAACTTCTTTCTTTTGCATCTCTCCATATACAATCATATCAATAAATGCATCTAAATGTTTTTTAGTAAAACTTTCTCCACTCTTAACAATAAATTCTTCAAGGCCAAATCTCTTAGCCACTACATCAAATTGTTTCTTACCAGATACCTCATCAAATTTCGGATTAGCTCTTTTAGATATAACTTGTTTCATTAAAGATATCTCACCATTAACTTCATTCAGTGCGTCATACTTATTTGCCATTTGACTAAATAATAAAACAGAACTTAATAAATCATAGCTTATATCTGATTCATCAATATTTTGTGTAAAGAATATAGGTAAGAACTTCACAGCTTCCCCTCCCAAAGTTGCAATGTTGCCACCGTATTCTGTATCATAAGCTTGTATAGAAATAGTTTCTTTAATGTTAGTCTTTACTAGATTACTAATTCCTTCATCTAATAACCTTTCTAAATCTTTCTTAGGAATAGATGGTATTCTAGAACCTGTTCGTTGTGATTCAGGTAATAACTCTTGAGCACCGTAGTAAGTATCGGTAAGTGCTTTGTGATATTCTCCCATTGCATTCTTAGGCTTACCATCTTTGTTATACATTGCTAACCACTTCTCACTTATATACTTTGAAGAAGGTTCTTGTATCTCTTTAAACCTTTCATTGTTAAACCAGTTTGCGTATTGTTTTTTACTAATGATTTCTGCATCTCTTTCATTCTTCATCTTATCATCAATAGCTTTAATAGCTTCTGCAGATTTCTCTGTCATGTTTTCTTTATACCATTGCTTCTTTTTATTTTCCCAATTTCTAACATCTTGTTTTTCTGATGATGTTAATTGCTCAGGTATTTTATCTGCATGCGGCTTAGGGTTTTCAGCCCACCATTGGGCTTGTGCAGCTTTAAATTTCTTTCTATCTATTCTTTCAACAAAGTGTACCTCTTTCTTATATACTATATTACCAGCCTCATCTTTCTTAACCGTCTTATAATAATAGTTAGGATTCTTTTTTGATTGCACCGTTTCATATACAGGTACTTCTACTACAGTATATAAACCTTCATTAAATTTTTGAGGATTGTCAGTTGATCCCGGAGCTTGACTTCTGTATTCTAAATATTCGTCAGTCAATTCTCTTTTAATATTAATATCTTTTAATCTAGCAAACTCTAACTGATCTTTAATTGCTTTAGCAAATAATGCAACAGCACTATCAGGTGAACTAATTAATGGCCCTACTAAAAAGTCTAAGACTCCTTCTTCTATAGCAGCTTCTTTTAGTATCTTAATCATACCATCTTTATCTTGAGCCTTCGTGCTTAAAAGATCTATTTGTCTTTCTACTTTTTGAATAAGTCTATCTCTTCTTTTTTCATTAGTTACATCATTCTTTATTTTTTCAATCTCTGCTCGTTTTGCTGCAATTTCTTTTTCTAAACCTTCAGCACTGTATTTTGATCTTGCATCTAATAAAAACTCTGCTAATAAAGGTATGCCTTCATCCAGCATTCTTTGTCGTATGATATTTCTAGTAGTTACTGCTCTTTCTAGTTTTTCTTTCATACTTAATTTCACATTCCCTTCTTCATCTTCTTCAAACATTTTTTGTTCAGCGTCTTCGTCTAACTGAAAGAAATCAAAAAGATCTTCACTAGATATCTCATCTAATATATTATAACTGTTTGCATACTCGTTTATATTAGTTAAAGCTTCTATAAGTTCTTTTCTATCAACATCCTCTTTCTTTACATCAATCAAAAATTGTTTTGTTCTTTGCTTTAACTGTTGAGACATTTTATATGCTTCTTCGATAAATAGATTTATTGACTCAACTTCCTCTACAGCTTTCATGTTTTGTAAAAGTTCTTTGAGCCTATTTGTTTTTCTATCTACGTCTTTAACTTTCTGATTTGAAAGAATATTAATTCTTTTTTGAAGATATACTTTAGTCTTTTGAGCTAATCTTTGCATAGGATCAAGCTCTTGCAGTGCTTCTATTTCCTCATTAGTTAGATCTCCCTCTTTAGCATCTTCGTTTAAATCCTCTTGCTGATTGAATCCTTTTTTAATCCAAAGATCCATTGCAATTTGTTCATTGTTTTGTGCTTCTGAAAGAATCTCTTTCCATTCTTTACTATTTTTATTAGGACAAGTTGCCATATCAACATACAGTTTTAACAAAATCTTTATATACTCTAAGAAGTTCTTCTTGAGTTTCTGCAGATTCTAAGTTTTTTATAATTAAATTCATATTATAACCCCTTTCAGCTAAGTATACTTGCATAGCTGATGTATTAAGTGGTTTAACTTGGTTTAGTACATACTTTTTATATTCAGGATTTACAGGAGTTGTATTTGATTCAACTTCTTGCATCCCTGTTACTAAATTAACATTTGGCATAAACACAGCTCCAGTGTCTTCATCTATAAGAGTATATAGATTATTTCCGACTCTTTGCCATCTATGCGGACCACTCTGAAACATCTTGGGTTGTGCTCCATCATTAAGCTCTACTAATCTAGCATATGCTCTTAAGCTAGGTTCTATAGTTCTTTCTTCAACCTCTTCAGGTTTTTGCTGAGGAGTTATAATAACTTTAAAACTTCTTGGCTTACGTCCTTGTCTTAAAGATATTATTTGAGGATACTTTGATTGTAGAGTATTCATTACTCTATAATTTTTTTCAAAGATTTCTTTTATAGAGATTGCTGTTTGCAAAGGTCCTACATCTATACCTTTAATTACATAGTATTCACCTCTATGCTTTCTAATAACTCCTTTTAATGAATCCCTTATAAACTCTTCAGTCATATAAGGATTTTGTTTCATATTTGCATCAAAGTTTTCTATAGTATCAATACCTTCAGCTTTAACAATTTTAGATACCTCACTTAATGAAGGAATATAAAAATCATCATTAGCTTTCATAGAAAGATTCTTAGGATGACTTCTTGTATAGACTTCAGCTAAGAATACACCATAACGTTTCTCTATATTTTGATATGTTTTATTTGATTTATTTATACAAGCCATTACTTACATTTTAATATTTCAATAAATTGTTCCATTGTGAAACTTGCAGGAGCACTATCCCATTGAGCTTGAGCAAACTGTTCATTTCCATATCTTAATTCAAGATCTTCTTTTTCTTTCTTACTTAAGCTATTATAATAATTAGATATTGAAGGATCAATAAATAAACTACCTTGTATAGATTGCAAGTTATATGTTGCTTGAGTTGCAACAAAGGCTTCAGCCAAAGATTCTATAAACCAATTCTGACCTCCACTTTCCCATACAGTGTTCTTATTAGTAGGTTGATGAACTGATACATTAAGAAATGCTAGACCTCCTCTGTTTTGAATCTCTGAAAATAGATTTGGATAAGTATCTAGTTTATTAGTTAATATTTCTGTCATCAATGCAAAGTTACTACTTTTATCTTTAGAAGGTTTAGTAGTACTCTCTTTTTTATCTTTTAAAGCTTGGTATGCTGCCTCAGCATCTTGATATTTTTTACCTCTAACTTCAACAGGATATGACATAGCAATATTACCTTTTGATTTAGATAATTCTGTAGGGTTAGTAAGAGCACCTCCAAGACCTCTACTATTAGATGATATATCAATAGGTTGTATATCTACTTCTTCAACTTCTTCAGTTGGAGTAGATATTAATGATTTAGGTGTCTTAGGCATTCCTGGATCTAAATCAGCTGCTCTTCTAAAAGTAAGTGTAATAGTATAATCTTTTACTACTTTACCATCAGGAAGAGTGATAGGTTCTAATGCTTCACCTTTCTGTATAGCTCTTGGTGTATCATGTGCTAATTCAAATCTACCTTTTCCTTCTAAACCAAATGTATATATAGTACCTGCTTTAGTTGGTATAGTAACTTTTTTATCAGATGCGAATGATGCTTTACCTGGATCTTTAACATTTTCATAAATGTTTATTGCATTTCCTGCACCAAGTGTATATACTATTACAGGATAATTTTCTGCAGATTTACTTTCAGTAACATCTTTATGTGTAGCTACAGCTTGTCCTGGTAAATATATGTTACCAATCATTGCATCATAATTAGACATATCTATTCCTAAAGATTTTTGTATATCATCTATTATAGGTTGTAGTTCTGATAGTTCCGGTAATAGAGTTCCATTCTGATCTAGTTGATGATATGCATACACAAACTTATCAGTTTTATCTTTATTAGATTTTTCTAGTGCTGCAATCTCTTTCTTTCTAGCATTAGAATCATATGATGGAGAATTAATTTCTAAAGGTTGAGCAGAAAGTTCTACTCTAGCCCATCTTAATCCAAATTGGAACATCAAGTTAGCATTTCTACCTTTATTCTCTTTTATAGCTTGAGCTTTTATTTGAGGTTTAATAAGATCTAAAAACTTAGACTGTAATGTTTTTGTTGGATTTGTTTCAATAACTGCCACTCCATAAGGTTCAGATATAATTTTAACTCCACTACCTTTTTTAACATTTAAGTTATTAGGACGTTTAGGTTTATTTTGATCCAAATACTTATTAAGTCTTTCCCTAGCTGCATTTAACTCAGCTTCAGTAGCAGCCCCTATAGAAATACCAAACTCTATGAGTGTAATATCTTCTTCTAACTTTTGTAACTGAGAATCCTCTGTAGGAATTGAGTCAGTTTCTATATTTGTACCATTAAATGCATTAGCACTTTGAACATAGTTCTTATAAACATTAGGAGCTAAAAGTCTATTGGTAATAAAGTTGAAAATCTCACCACTACCTTTAGATTCAAGAGTCTTATTTAAGAAAGAATTAGTAGTATTACTCATAATTTCCATAAAAGTTTCTGGATTCTGTATCTGTGGAAAGTTTATAATACCTCTTCCAATACCATGCTGATATAGGGTTATTAAGAAAAAGTTTTTAAATATATCACTAATCTCTTTATTTTTAGCTTTATCTTTTACTTTCTTAACTGTCACATCTCCAAGTTGAGTTAACTGTTTGCTGTATAAGTTTGAAGTACTTGAATCAATTATACCTTTATCTCTTAATTCTAATAGATTATATCCAACACCTTTCATAAAGAATGAACTATTCAATTGTTTTAATACAGGATATCTTTCCATAAGTAATTTATTAGACTGTATCATCTTTACAACATCTTGAGTATAAGAATACTTAGTTCTACCCATTATGTATTTATGATTAAAGTTATTTAATAAAGCTCTTTTAGAAATAAATTGTTCATATTCAGTTTTATTTTTAAAATCCTTTACATCATATTGATTATACAAAGATTCTTTCTCAATTAAATATTTTACAAAAGAATCTTTATTTGTAAAAGGATCTTCATTCTGTTTAAATGTATCCAAACCTAATTCAGCAAAAGATGTACTGCTTTTATTATTTGATAGATATCTTTTAGTTTTAAAAATTGCATCAATCTTTTTAAAGTCTACTTTAATTTTACTATCTGTAAATTCAACAGGTTTTTCATAACTTAATTCTGCAGACTCAACAGGTAGGTTATAAGGATTTTCATTAGGAATAGTTTGAGGTAATCCTACAGTATCAGGCATTCCTGACATTGTATTTTGATAAATGTAATCTACTATAGCATTATTAAAGTTTGAAATAAATCTATCTACATCTTCTTTTCTTGTACCATATACATCAGTAACTCTTTTCTTAAATTTTTTATCCAAAAGAGAATTTACTAAGAAGAAGTTTATTCTAGAATTTAATCTTAATGGAAATAAAGGAATTACTATATCTTTATAAATCTCATACTTATTCATTGAAGATAAAACTGACTCTTTCATTAATCTATTAGCACCAGCTGTATCTAATTTACTAAAAGGATCCTTCAGTAATCTATTTAAATTTCTTTCATAAATATCTAATGAAGCCATAGTATCTAAAATACTAGTATCTGGATTAAAGTCAATTTCAAACTGTTCAAAATCTGAAGACAAGTTTTGAATTTGTAAAAAGTAAAGTAATAAAGCAGCTTGATCCATCAAATATTTTTGAGAAGCAATTGGTTCAAGTTTAGAAATATTATTTTGTAACTCTTCTACAGTAGGAGCATTACTACCATATGAATCTTTCCATAAAACATCTGCCAACTCATTAGGTGACCAAGCAAAAAATCTTAAACCTTTTTCTTGATAAACTCTAGTTTTATTTCCTAGTTTACTTTCATTAATAACAAGTTCATAACTATTATCTGAATTTTTCTTAATGAAAGTTTTTAAACCCTTTAGAGTTTTATAAGTTTTCCATTCGGTTTGTTCAGTGTAACCATCAAGATATTTTACAGAAAACTTACCATCTAGTGCAGATACCTCATTGCTATCTAATATTTTATCAAGTCTGTTTTCATTAGCAACATCCACTGCATTATATACAATAGCTCTTAAATTATCTGAAAGACCTAATAAAATGTTTTCTAAAACTTCACCTTTAGTGCTTTGCTGACCATTTAATACAGCCACTATACCTTTAGTTTCATTTAAATCATTAAGAAACCTTTTAATTATTGGTTGGTTTATAAGTGCTAAAGCAATGCTTTTATCTATTCCTGATTCTAACATTCTATTAAATACAGGAAGTGAATCTTTTGTAAAGTTCACATATGCAGGGAATGGGTTATTTCCTCTATCAAGAACTCCTTGAAAGCTATGAGAAAATGTAGTTGAAATATCTTGATTTGTTACAGAATTCTCGTGAGAAAAAGATATTCTACCATCAGATGTTTTTTGATATTCAAACTTAAAGTTAGGTACATAATTATATGAAACATCATCATCAATAAGAATTTGTCCAGGCATTGCCATACCTGCATATTTATATAGAACATGTTGTTTCTTTTTCTTAGCAAGCATCCCTAAAGGTTTAGCACCTCCTAATAACTGAGCAAACTTATTAACATCATAATTAATATTAGTTACTGTTGTAGGACTAACATATCTTTCTGTAGTATTCTTATTAGCTAAAGGATCAAACTCTTGAGCATACTCTTTATAAAAACCTTCAGCTTCATCAGATATTAGATAAGTTGCATTTGGTTTTGTAAGATTTGCATAGTTGTCTGCTAATGTTAATATATTTAGCTCAGTTCTAATTAATTCATTTTGAGCATAACCTATTTGGTTTTCAATTAATGCTTTAGTACTTTTATTTTCTGCCTTTAGTTTTGCATACTCTTTCTTAAAGTCAACTTTAATTGGAAAAGATCCATCTTTATTTATAGTAGGGAAAGATAAAAATAATGCATCAACATCAAAGTCAGAACCTTCTTTTGCAACAATTTCTGTAGGAACTACTACAGTATTAGCAGAAGAAGCATCTAAAAAGTGCCACACTTCAAAACCATCCTTTAGATTCAAATCATCTACAGGAATCCTAGGTCCTGTTATTCTAACTTTATCACCATGCTCTTCTAAAAACTTATCATCTTTTATAAGTTTATTTAAGTTTTGTCTTGTTCCAATCTTTTTACCTTTGTATTCAAGGTTTAATAAATTAATAAAATCACCATGGTTAATAGAAACAGCAATTTTAGCTAACTTTGTTTTTTCTCTTAGAGGATATCCATCTTTATCTTTTAATATCTTACCGTTTTTACCTTTTAATATATCACCTCTTCTATAACTAGGTAAATTATTACTACCTAAAAACTTTTTTATTTCTTTAGGATCATTAATAATCTTTGGATCCTGTTCATATTCAGAACTCCATAGTCCATTATAAAAAGTACTTGGAACTTGTATGTCTTTTTCTCCTTTTACTTTTTGTCTTACAAGTGCTTTTGCTATTCTATTAATTACAATTTTTTCAACTAACCCTGCTTCAGGATGTAATGAAAAATCTTTACTAAGTTGTTCATTAAGATCTACATCTAGTGCAGCTCGTAATTGTACAGGTACATCTTTTAATTCAAGCTCATCTCTTATAACTCTTATTAAGTTATCTAGCTTACCGACATATTTACCATCTTTAAATTCATAACCAATCTCATCTAAAAATTCTTGTTCATAGGCATCTGTTAAAGCATCAACAGCATTCTTATATTCATTATAAAATTCTCTATGTTTATCATTAATTTCACCTTCTTTGAATAAACCACTAATGGTCATTATTCTTTCTTGAGTTGGTTTAGTTATAGTCTTTTTTAATTTAGATGCTACCTTAGTAACATTTTTTAAATATCTAATATGAATCTTATTATTTGCTAATTTAGCATTTGGATTAATATATTTATCTTTAAAATAATCATTATCAGAAGGTAGATATATATCATCAAATTCACCATTCATTGTTAAAGTAGATACTTTTGAACCAGTACTCATTGTAATCATTTGAAAATTATTTTCAATCATGTACTTCTGCAATTTATACAATTCTGTATCTGATTTAGCAATTGTAGGTATGATAGGTGCAACAGCAAATTTATACATAAGAGTTGTATTAATTTCACTGTTCATTAAGGGACCATAATAATGCAGTTTATAAACCGGAAATGCTTCCTTTACTTTTAATGGATCAGTATCTTCACCTTTAATTACTTGCTGATATAAGTTTTCTTGTTCACTAGTCCATTCATTTGGACCTCCTAATTTTTTAAGCATCCTGTATGCATCTAACGTTGCAAATGCAGCTCCATCAGCTTCTTCAATTCCTTCATATGGATCACGATCTTTTTCAAGTCTGTATTTTATTTCCTGTGGAGTCAGTCCTGCTTTTTCATAAGCTTCTGTCCAACCCTCAACTAGTTCATCCATATATACAGTCTTTCTTTTAGGGTCTTTTATAACTCCTGTATTAAGAGTACCATCAAAGTTAAAGTCTTGTATAGTTTCATCATCTAGTTCTTTACTAAGCTCTTTAGCATATGTGTTAACATTTTCTCCCTGAAACACCTGATTAATAAAGTCTTGTGCATACTCATCATAAACAAAGCTATCTCCATTAGATGTAGAACCTGGTGCACGTTTAGTAGCTTGTTCTTTACTATGATTAAACTGAACAGCATCACCATGTATTAGATTAAACATTTCAAACTTATTAATGTAATCATTATAGACAAAAGCTTTTACTGAAACCATGTCTTGAGGTATAGATTTTATTTTACTTACATAGTTTTTATAAGTTTCTTCTGCTACTTGATTAAAATAATTTGTGATGCTTTTTGAAATTTCATCATAAAGTTTAGAATCTGCTTTTATGTATTCAACAATGTCTTCATTCTCATCTAAAGTTTCAGCTAATCCAGTTAAAGTCTTTTTAATATCTTTAGTTAAAAGATCATCTGTTAAACCAAAAGTTAAACCAGCTTTAGTACCTCTTACATCTCTATTAAATCCTATTGTATTTTTCAATACTTCTGGATTCTTTTTAAAGAAACTAATTCTATCAAACTCAACACCTATATAATCTAGTAAGTAACCTTCAATAGCCATTAACTCACCTTCACTAACTTCTAATTCATTTTGAAATAAATCTTTAGAAATCCATAGACCATCTGTCCCGGACTTTAAACCATTATCTAAAATCACTTGACTTTTTTCATTTGGTGCTATACCAAAAGCCATTCTTTTCTCAGCATGTCTAATAAACTCACCAATTCCTTTTTGCATCATTGTATTATATGCTAAGTAAAATTTATCTATAGGAACTAGATCTGGAGTATTAATTCCCTGAGCAACCATTTCATCAACCACTTCTAAACCTGCAAAAGCTAAAAAGTTTAATTCTCTACCTTTAATTTTTTTACCGGTAACTGGATCAAAAATAGATGCTATTAGTTTTGACCTATTTGTAAAGAAGTTTTTAGAAGGATCTAGAAAAGACATATGTGAATTAGTATCTGCCCAAGCATTATCTAATTCATCTAAATTATTTATACCATCTACCATAGAACTAACTGAACTATGATTTGTAACAGCAAAAGCTTTATTGCCATCAGGAAGAATTATATTTTCTACAGGAGAATCAAATCCATACTTAGACTGCAAATTAGCAAATAAATTAATAGTTGATACTGGTGCTAATATCTGAACTGTTTTAAAACTAGGAAGTAAATACATAAATTTACTCCATTCTAAAGTTTGTAATGTAGTAATAGGATCTTGTGTAAATCTACTTACTAGTATTTTTTCATTCTTACTTAAAGTTTCTTTTTGCGAAATAGTTTCTATGTCTTTAACTAAATCAAATAATTTATTTATTTGAACATCAGAGTTATCTATTGCAGTATTAATTTTTTTAGTATTGTCAAGAATAATACCTAAAGCATTTAAAAAACTTTTAAAATCTTTAGAGTTAATCTCTCCATTGTTATTGCTAAAAGACTTAACAAGCTTCTCTAAGTTTAAAGTTTGATCTTTAACATAAGGATTAGGAAAGCTTTTAAAGTAACTTTTAAAATTAGTTAATACTTTAGCTGCTGCTGGAGAAGATTCTTGTAGTACAGGTTCACCCTCTATAACTGATACTTGCCAAAACTTTGCAGATGGTCTAGCAAATGTATGCCAAAAAGATGAGCTAATATCAAATGCATAAGTATTCTTAATACCTTCTGGGCCTGGCAGTTTATAATCAACTAATTGTTTTAAAGCAGGAAATAATTCTGCTTCTTCTTTTAAAATATCAAATGCTTTTTGTCTATCTTGAATACCTCCAATACTTTTAGAAACCAAGTTCCAAGTACTTCTAAAGTCTTCTCTTTCATTAAATCCTAAAGAATTCTTTATAGGCTTTCCATTAGAATCAACTTTAAATAATCCTTTTAGTAGATAAATAACTTCACTATCTGCTAAATCATATAATGACTTTTTATTATCATAATATTCAGGATCCATACTTTCAAGACCTTCAGATACTGGTGAGTCTGATTCTCCTAATTCATCTCCTTTTTCATTTACTTCTTCCTCAACAACATACTTAACTTTACCAAATTCAAAATCTGAATTTTGTAAATGATATTTAATAAGACCTGTGGGTTTACCACCTTTTGATTCATAGAAAGGATCACCAAAGTTTTTTATTGAGGTTTCTAAAAGACGCATGTTATTTAAAACATTCTCATCTTCAATTGTTAATTCAGGCTCTGTAGCTTCTTTAACATCTACTCTCTCATATTTTTTTGCACCAGCTTTTATATAATTATCAAATTGAATTTCAGCATCTTCTAATTCAGATATTACAATTATTTCTGCTTTTCTATTGCTACCATCTTTAATAGTATTATGCACATAGTAATCACCTACTATTTTAACACCTTGCCAAGTTTCACCTTTAATTCTATCTCCTCTTTTCATATTAGGAGTTAGATTATCAAATGAATCAATTTGAGAACTTAAGAAAAAATATTTATTAGGATCTTTAGTAGAGTCGTCTTCATTTACTACTAAGGTTGCAACGGCAGCAGTTTCTATTCCTTCAAAATCTTCTATTTTACTTATAGTGTTTTCACTAGTAGAATGTTTATCAGTCAACTCAGCTAAAGTGTCTTTTAATCTTTTTAAAACTTCTTTATAAATCTGTGCTCTATTTCCTGGTTTTAATAAAGCAGATATATTAGCTCCTTTATATTTAGCAATTAATTCTGAATTTGTTGACTTACCAACTTTAACATCGTAAAACTTATCAATTTCTTCTGATATGATAGAATCTATATTACTAGACATAAAGTCAGAATCTTGTTTAGATAATACAGTTCTTCTATATTTTTCATTCTTTAATTTATCAACAGCAGTAACACCACGGTCTAGTTGATAAAACATAACATTATCTATACTAGCTTTATACTTATTTAAAAAGCCAGGATACTTTTCAGAAAAATTAAGTTTTGTATAAAGTTCATTTACAGCAGGTATAGCCATTGCATCAACCTTTAAGCTAGATACAACTGGTTTACTTTTTACACCAAATATAGCTTTTAAAATATTTAAGATTCTTCTAAAAATTCTATTTATTAAAGTGCTTTTTCTTTTATAGTTACCTTTCATGTAAGTTCTGAAGTCTTCTGCAAGAAATTCTTCAATTTCTAACTCACTCATATTTTCATAAGGCTTTCTTCCAGACTTATCTTTATAATTTAAAACAGCATTATATAAATCAATCTTTTCTTGTTTAGATAAAAACAGCTGTGTAAATCCATGAAAAGCTTCATGATACACATCTACTAAAGTTCCCTTAGCTTTATTTATGTCTATTCTACCTAAGACATCTGGATTTAATAATTGTGCTCCATCAATAATGAACTTTGCATATGCATCAGAGTTTGCAATATTTGCAGCACGGTTAAGCTCAATATATTTACTTAACTTTTTACCTAATTTACTATTCTTCCAAAAGTCATTTGCATTCTTTAAATCTTCTTTTGAAATAGTATCTGAAGTTAAGTTTCCAGATCTATCTAAATCAAGATCTAAAGATGTTTGACCACTTATATCATCCTGATTATCTTCAATATCTTTTTTATTTTGCTCAGGTGTAATAGGTGGGAATAAACTATTTAACTTTCTATTAAATTCTTTTACTTGTGCACTAGTAAAAGTATTTTGTAAAGGCCCATTATAAAGATCAAATACATCTCTAGCAAGTTGTTCACTATATCTATTTCCAGTTACTTGATCTAAAATATATGAAAGAACAGCATAGTTTTCTGTAGTTTGTTTTGGTAAAAGTTTTCTATACTTTTCTAAATTTTCAGAAAGGTCAATCAATGCTAATTCTTCTGCACTTAAAGTTCTTTTAGGACCCATAAGATCTGCATTAGGATCTTCCTTTTTAACTTCTTTATTTGATTCTTCAAATAGTATTTGCTTATTAAAGAAACCTTTTTGTGAAGCTTGTATTTCTACTATAGAAGGTTGAGACATTAAAAAATCTATATAGTTTCTAGATGGGAATTTTCCATCTCTATATTCTAAAAAGTCATTAGGTCTCTCTATAAGATCTGTATCATAATGCATAAAACTAGCACCTCCTTTTGGTGGAGCATAAGCATTATTTAATGCATCTCTAAATATATTTTTTAGTTCTTCTACTGATTCAGGATTAGTAACTACAACTTCACCCATAGGAGTTTTATCAATTACATCTCCGTTTTCAGCAATAAAGAAAGTATGTGTTAAACCTTCTGTTTTACCATCAACAGTCGGCCAACCTTCTTCTGTTTTAGCAACTTTATCAAATATTTGTATTGCTATTCTACCGTTTTTCAGTGGTGTTATAACATGTCTCCTTGCTGTATAAGTTAATCTATGTTTATTATTTTCCGGAATAAACTGAGAATAGAATTCAATCTTCTGTTTTCTTCCAACCTTTTTAGAAAAGAGCACATCTATAATTTGATCTACTACAGGTGTTACTCTATTTCCTTTTAACTTATAATAAGTACCGTTAATTTTTATAACAGTTGATCCAGCTTTAAAACCAAAAGAATCTTTAGGTAAAACTTTTAAAGTACTTAAGTCTTTTTCCTTTATCTGTCCTTGATCCATAAGCTCTTTAAGACTAAACTCTTTTTTAGTAAGTTGTGAATCTACACCTTCTGTCATTCCTAAAAAGTTTAGAACTACACCATCACCTCTTAAAGCTTTTTGTTTTAACTTATAAGCATCTTCAAGGTCTTTTTGGTCAACGTTTGATGTATCAACTCTATCTTCTATACCATAAATATCTTTTACAGTATAAGTATTTCCAACTTTTTGTATGTCTCTCATAAACTGAAAAACATATTTTCCATTTATATCTTTAGAATCAACAATATCTCCATTAAAATTAAATGACAAAGGTTTACCAGTCTCTGCATCAATGACTACAATTAAAGCTCTTTTGTTAACTTGAGTCACATCAGATTTAGCTATAGCAGCACTAGATAATTTTCTAGATCTCATGATCTCATCTTGTGTAGTAGAATCTAATTTACTAAAGTTAGTTCTACCTTCTGCTGTACCACCATAAGTAAAACTAGACATGTTAACTGCTCTAAGTGCAATCTTCTTACCTTGATATTCAGGAAACTGCAAAAGAGAACTTTGTAAATCAATTGACTCAGCTATCTTACTTAATGTTTTATTTATAAGATTTCTTTCAGGATTAATAGTTTCTGGATCAAACTTTCCTCCTTCAGATTTATACTCAGGAAAAGTTGCAGATAAAATTGTATTAGCTAAAAGTCTTGGACCACCTGATTTATATTTAGTATCAACTTTATTTACTGTAGCTCCTTTAGTATTGATTTTATTTTGTTTATTTATTTCTAAATTAACTTTATTATCTTTTTCAAAAAATTCAATTACATTATCAATGTTACTTTCAGGATTAGAGAACTTAGCTCTTAACTTAGTTAACTGCTCTACTCCAGTTATATTATCAATATTATCTGCATAATTTCTAGATATAACAAGGTCTAATATATCAGGAGTAACTGCTAAAAATTGAGCAGCTCTATCAGCATCTTCAGCCTTTTTAATTCTTTCATATAAGAAATCCATATATGAACTAACATTAAAAGACTTACCATTATCTAATTCAGCTTTTATTGCAGCTTTAGTAGAACCGTAAAGCCAATCAAATTGTGGTTGTCCAAGTGTACACTTTATCATTACCTTTTATTTACTAACATTTAAAAATACTGTCATCATTATAATCTTCAGGCTGATTATTCTGACCATCTAATTTATCTAAATTTTCTTTATCTGCTATATAATCTTCAAACTTTGTTTTAGATTCTTTATTATTATCTATTTCAGATGAACTTCTATCTCCAGTTCCTGGATCAGAAACTTGAATAGCTTTCTTATAACCATCAAGAGTTATAGTTTTTGTTTTATTATTTCCTTTACCTGCTTTCTTAACAGTTATAGTATTGTCTTTTACATTTGCATTAACAACTCTAAACTGATCACCACTTGATAAATAAGGTTTACCATTTTTATCTTGAAGAACATTTACCACATCATACTTTTTAAAGCTATCAATTTTTTCAGACTCTGTTAGATTAAATGCTAAAGTAGCTAAATCATCAAGTTGAGATTTATACATATTATACTCAGATGGTTTTAAGTTTACTTTATCTCTATCTAGTGCCTGATAGGTATCAAATAAATTATCATAGACTCCAGTATCTTGCATGTTTTCAATACTTGCAACATAGTCAGTAGAATCTATTTTATTTTTATCTAAAGCAGCTATTTGTTTATCAAGCTTTACTATTTGATATTTTAAATTTTTAATTTTAGTAGTCTTGTCTTTTACAGCTTTGTTATATATGCTATCTGCAAAAGGAAAAGTTCCTTCACTTTTATCTTTTTTAGTTTTTGCTAAATCAGCTTCTACTTTAGAAAGCTCATTTTGAATTTGTTCTTTTTCACTTAGAAGTTCTTCTAAAGCTTTCTCTTGTTTATTAGCGGTATTTGAAATTCTATTAATATTACCAGTATTAATATTTATTAAAAGTTCAGATTCTATTCCTGGAACTACTGCTGCAACATCACTCGGCATAACCTTAAACTCTTGAATTTCTGAACTTAATCCTTGTCCTTTTCTTTCTTCAGCTATAAGTTCTGCAGTTTGTTTACTTGTTGTTACAGGAATATTACCCTCCTGTATAGTTCCAGCTCTATAAACTGTAATAGTACCATCATCATTTTTTTCTAATCTATCAACTTGATCTTCTACAAAAGCTTTTCCTTCTTTAGTTTTAGCTTCTTTTATAAGATTATCTTTTGCTATTTGTGCTTCTGTACCACCTCCTAAATCTGTTTTTTTGTATTCTTCAACAGCATTTTTATAAGATTCTGGTTCAGCAACAGGTTTGCCTTTAGCTTCTAAAGCAGCTAATTCTGCATCATATTTAGCGTTTACCCAAGCTTTTACTTTGTTTATATCTTTACTATCTTCTTCACTAAGGTCATCAGTTGAATAAACTTCTTCATTAATATTTGGGTAATAGTAAGCTTCATAACCAGTTTCAGAATCTCCAGCTATAGGCATTGCTGCTTCAATTTCATCGTATTTATCTAATTCTTTAACTTCTTCCTCTGAAAGCTGATCTACTACTATTAAACTTATTTCTCTTCTTTTTTCTATGTCAGCTCTCTTATCTGTAACAGAATCTTTTTCTTCTTCTTTTTCAGCTTCAGTTTTTTGTCTAGCAAAACTATCAGCACTAAAAATTATTTCATTTTCAGATGGACTAAATCTACCTTCTCTAAAATGTTTTACAACATCACCGTCAGGTGTAACAACCATATCATAACCATTCTGGTTAACATTATTTTTAGCTCTTATTCTATAGTTACCATCATCCATTACATAAACACTGAGTACTGTAAGGTTGTGTTCATAAGGATTTCCTAATGCATCTTTACCAACAAAGAATGGAAAAGTTCTACCTGTAATATTATCAATAGTATTGTCTACTTTAGCTTGTCTTTTATAATCACTCTTATCAAAGTCAGCTAAATTTAATATTCTTCTTTGTATTTTTTTATAAGCACGTTGTTTATCTGCTTCAGTAATAGGTTTATATTTTCCGGTTTCTTTATCTTTTTGAGGAAGAATGATTTCATTTAAAATATAAACTTCACCATTACTATCTGTATAAGTAGTTTTGTAACCTGAAGAATTTCTATCACTTATAATTAATTTAGTTTCTTTTATTTCTTTAAAGGCTTTATTTTTTCTTTTAGTTACAGCTTTGTTATAAGCAGTACGTTCAGCATCAGCGTCTCTTTTTGCTTTTTGTTCAGGTGTTAATTTTGATTCTGCAAGTATACTTCTAGTTTGCTTAAGTTCTAACTCTACTTCATTAATTCTTTTTTGTGAAGGAGTTTCATCTTTTCTTAATTCTTCTAATTCAGACTGTAGTTCTTTTATAGCATCATTTAAAACCTCTTCATCATTCATTTCTTTTTGATCAGTACCTTTATCTATTCTAGGTATTTTCTTATCAATCTGAAGAACCATGTAAAGATTATTATCTTCGTCTATATATTTAAGATCTTTATCAGCATAAATAAACATTTCCTCTTCAAGAATTTCAGGAATTGCTACTAAGTCACCTTGTTCAGGTTTGCTAGCTAATGTAACTTTACCAGTTTCAGGATCTTCTTTAGTTTGTACAGGAAGTATTAAAGTTTCAGCATCAATCATTCCGTTACTTTTATTGTAAAGAAGATTTGCATATGCTCTTTGCTGCATACTATTTTGGAAATACTTTTTATAATTATATTGTTGTTTAGTTCCCGGTGATGCTACCTGATAACTATTCCATTTATTTAATGAACCCGTTTTTAAATCAGCAATATAAACTTTACCACTCTTATCTACAATAACTAAATCTAAAGAACCTGCAGCAGGTGGCAATAAATTACCATCTTTATCTGATAAATTATTATCTGCTAATGTTAAATTTTTTGAGAATACATAAATATCACCTCTAGACTCAGCTTCTTTTAATTTAGTTAAAAAACCGTTTTCACCAAACAATGTTTCAAAAGCTTCTTTAGTAATTTTAGTTGAGTCATAAGTAAAATCTGTAATACTAGCATCAAAAAAGTCTCTAACCAAAGCATCCAGAGTATCCCCTCTTTGTCTACCAGACTCATAAGTAATTCTTGGAATTATATCTGTTATGACTTGTTTTACACGTTCTAAATTTAAATCTTCAGTTATAGTAGACTCTTCTTGCAATTTTTTAATCTCTCTATCTAAATTTTCTTTTCTAAACTGAGACTGTTCATTTTCTTTCAGCTTAGTAAGCTTATCAATTTCTTTTTGATTTGAATTTAAAATATTACCTTCTGCTAAACTTAAAAGCTCTGATCTTAAATTATTTATTGTTGCTGTATTAAATCCAGGTAAGTTAGCTGCAGCAAGCTTATCTATGTAAGAGTTTATAGTAGCTTCATTAAAGTTAAATATTTCATTACCAGACTCATCTACTCTATTTACCTGTCTTTGTAATTTTTCATTAAATACAGGATCACTAAAACTCTCATTAAACTCTACACCAAATAATCTATTATTTATATCTTGATAACCATAATCACCATATATACTATTAACTATATTAGAAACTCTTTCAAAGTCAACACCTTGGAACTTATAGACTCCTTGGCTTGATATTATATCCATAGAATCAGCAAATACTGCTTTGATCATTTCTACAGACTTTTTCATCTCAGGAGTCATCTCAATATTTTTTGCAGTATCTACATTTGATAATTTAATCTTGTTAAGCTCTAATTGTTTTTTAACTAGAGCTAATCCTGAACCATATTCAGGAGATCCTTTTTCATATCTTTCACCATCAATACCTAAGAAATGAGTTGGCTCAATACCATTATTATAAAAGTCAATAAACTGACCTTCTGCAAAAAATAGTGGAGGAGCATGGCTTGCTAAAGTATTTAATAATTGATTATGCTCTACATTTTTTACTTGTTTATCAATTAAGTTTTTTATAAGACTTTCCATTTTAGCTTGAGCTTCTTCTTGAGCTTTTTGAGTTTCAGTTACAAGTTTTAAAAACTCTCCTGGATCATGTAGAATATTTATATAGTTAGCCATCATTGATGACTCTTCTCCAAGCTTATAGAAATCAAGAAGTTCATTAAAAGCTTTATCTAAATTTTCTTGAAGCATTGGAACAGCAGCATCTGTTGCAAGAGATTTTATATATTCATCATGTGCTTTTTTAAGATTTCCTAAAATTAAAACTTGTTTCTTTTCATCATCTATCTTCCCTACTTTCTTATTTACTTCTTTTTCAATTTGCTCTTCAGTAGGTTCTTTTACTCCAGATTCTTTTAAAGACTTAACTGCAGCTGCAACAAGTGGACCTCTATTATAAAACTTATTAAATTCAGTGTAAGCTTTTTCATACTCCTCTAAATATTTAATTTGATTTTTAAGGTCTCTTACTTTTGTTTTATTAGTGTCATCTTTATTTTCTTCTATTTCTATTTCTGATTTTAAAATATTTATCTGACCTTTAATTCTTTTGGTTGGTTCAAATATTACTTTAGAAGCAGCATAATCAACATCTGATAAAAGATCACCTTTTAAATAGTTGGTTTGAATAGAATTCATTCTTTGTAATGTATCCTTAAAACTTTCATTAAAGAAAACAAAATTTGTTACAGATTTATTCCAAGCTGATTGTAATGTTTTAAGAGATTCTTTCTCTTTATTATCAGCAGCAGTTTCTATCATTTCATCTGTTACAGGATTTTCTAATTTTTCTCTAGCAGTTTTAAGATTTTCATCAATAGACTTTAACCTAGCAATAGTTCTATCAATTCTTTCTCTATACTTTGGAGCTTCTTTAATATCAGATGAACCAACATCATCTATTAATTCTTCATCTGTTTGAGTTTTCATTTCTTCCAACTTATCAATGAAGACACCAAACGTTCCTGTCTTACTCATTACAGAAACAGTTTTAACAAAACCTTCTAATTCTGCATCAAGAGCTTCTTTTTTGCTACCATTTTTATAAATGTCAGCTATTATATCTTGCATGCCAACATTCATTAATCTCTGATTTAAAAGATCTCCTGTATTTATATTATTTAAGTCTTTAGCTAACTCTTTAGTAATTTTTAATTTATCTCTTTTCCATTTAACATATTCATCTTTATGATATATTCTATTATACTGAGTACTTAAAAAAGGTATTGCTTGATTTAAAGGTGCTGAGAACATACCCATTGCAAAACCTGAAGCAAAGGTTTTAAATCCTTCAGCACTAAGTTCATTCTTAATTTCATCTCTATAAACATTTGTTGGTACACTTCCTGTTTGTATTTTAAATGTCATGTCATTTACTGCATTAGCATACAAACTTGAAGAAACAACATTTGTTTCAAATGCCTCAGTGTAATATTTTTCAGTAGACCGTGCTACTATTTCTTGAAAGTTTTCTTGAAATCCTTCTGAGAAATTAGATTTAAAATAGCCTAATGTTTTAGCAGCTGTTTTATAACCTGGATTTTTCCACCAACTTTTAGCTAAACCTTTTAAGTTATTAGCTTCAAACTCAAAAGCTTTTTTACTATTGTTATAAATAACTTTACCTAAAGTTCCAAAATTTCTTTCACCTGCAGTAGCACCAATTTTATAAATATCTTCTCTTGTATTTTTTATAAAATTTCTTAAACCTCCTTTAGGAGATACCACGTTTCTAAAAGTTAATCTATTAGTTAAATATATTATAGGAGCATTAGAGTTAAATGTAGATAAAGAAGCTACTTTAGCTTGCTCTCTCATATCAGCTTGCTGTTTTGCAGTAGGTCTAACTCCAAAATCTTTGTAGTGCTTTTTATAAAGTTTATCAAACACTTTGTTCTCAACCATTCCTGCTTCTAATCTAGACTCAGATACAGCCATGTTCAATGCTCTCATATCTCTATATAAAGCACCTGCAGTTTTTGACATCGCTGCTATTCCTGTTACATACTTTCCACCATTAGAACCTTTATATAAAGCAGATATAGTACTTGTAGTATTTTCTAAAGGGTTGAAAAACTTTCCAGTTTTTTTAACTCCATTAAATAAACCTCTTGCACCAGGTACGGTACTAGTTGCTTTTAATAAATCTTTCACAGCTTTACCACCAGATCCAAATTTACCAAGACCTTTTCCAATACCTTTTATAAGTTGAGCAGTTCTTGATGCTTGTACTCCAGCTCCTAGTCCTCCAGAACCAAGAGTCATAGCACTCAGAGCAAATTCTTCTGCTATGGCTTCCAAAATTATACCTGCAGTATAACCAAAGTTCATTACAGTATTATTAAACCATGGGCCAACACCATCTTTACTTGACATTCCTATAGCTGCGGCTTCTTCATACTCTTTTGCATCAGCAAGATCAGCACCTCTAAAATCTCCACTAAATGCTTTTATCATACTTTTAGGTCCATCTACAAAACCTCTTTTAAATAAAACAGGAAATGAATGTCTATACATTCTACCCCAGTCATTCCATCCTGTAGTATGTGCATTAAAGTTAGCTTCATTATTTCTTAATGGAGAAAACCCTATTTGATCAAATGTTTTATTATCAAAAGTTTTTCCTCCAAACAAAGAATCAGAAGTACCAACTAATGCAGCATACCTTTTATAAAAAGCATTTCCATCAGGACCATTGTCATAATTATAGAACATTCCAAAATCTTTGTTTTCTGTTCTACTTGTACGTTCACTTTGATCACGAAGCATCTGTACTAAAGCATCCCCTTGAGTTTTAACAGCATAAGGTCCAGGAGGTTGATCAGGAAGACCTACAACATTTTCTTGTACTTGAGGAGCTGGTATATCAAATTTATTATCTACAGGTAAAGCTGGAAATGAAGTATTTAAATTATTCATTAATTGTGCTGCACCAAGTGTTGATGTTACATTTGGATCTACAGGTTCGTTTTGAGTATTGTCAAGATTAAATACCTTTTGCTCAACAGATTGCTCTTGTTGATTTGCTTGATCTTGCTGAGACATCATTTGTTGATTCATTTGCTCATTAGCAACATCTTGCATATTCTGATTTTCTAATTCTTCAGCCATATCTTAATTAATATCTATTTACACCACTAAAGTTACCACCTGACTTATTCCAGAGTTCTATAATTTGTTTATCTGTAAAGCCATTATCTTTAAATCCTCTTACTGCTTGTGCATTTTGATTATTAAACTGTTGAAACTGTTTCATCTGACTTGGAAATTGTGCAAACTGTTGATCAAGAGAACCTTGACCAGCTTGTGTATTATAAGTTGTTCTTGAAGGCATTGTTCCAGATAATAAATATTGTTGTATATCAAAAACAGGCATTGTATAAGATACCTCATAAGAATCTGAAACAGGAACTTTTGTAAAAGTCTGTGTATATCCTGGAGCATGTGTGTAAGTTAATGTTGCAGGTTTTGTAGGATCGTTCATTTGTTGTGTATTTAAATGAGTACCAATGCTGCTACCATAATATTTATCATAAACATCTGAATCAAACATATCTTGATCACCTATTATAGAAACACCATTTGTAAGTATTGCCTGACCCTGCTCTGCACTCCATAAACCTGCTTGAGTCACATTACCCTCTGAATCAACTTTGGTTGTATAAGCATCAATAAATTCTTTACCGGGTTTAAAAGTGTATGCTGATTTATTACCTTCATAGCCTATAGTTCCATATACTCCAACTCTTAAAGCATCCTCATCATATTTTGCCATTTCTCTATTGTTTAGCATTAATGAAATAGCACTCATTCCAGCATTTCTATCTGAAGTAGCATCATCTTTATTTACTTTATCACCAGCACTTCTTCCTACACCATTTAGAGATATTAAAAATCTTGATGAATCACCTAAGTCCATTTGATTTACATTGTCATAAATAGATCTCTTTACAGTATTTCCTCCATATGTATATTTATAAACAGATGAATTAGTACCATTAGGCATAACATTCATAAAAGTTGTTCTTGATGCAGCTCCTGCTCCCCCCTCTCCTACTGATGTTCCGTAATAGATAGGTCTATCTTTACCTATTATATTATTATTTTTCCACAGTTCATCACCGGCTTCTATAACATCTTCATATGACGGGTAATCCCAATTTTCTGTAATTACACTTAATATATTTTTTCCCCATTGAACAGGACCCTCTTCTGTTATAGTACCTATTCCAAGAAGATTTCCAAACTTCATTGCAACAGACATACCATACTGTCCCTGCTCCCAAGCTATTTCAGATGTAGCATCTATAAGATCTTGCCTGCCTCTCATTCGTGCCAGATCTTTAAATTTTTCCATAGCTTCTGCACTAATAGCTTTACTATTTATTAAGTTTTGTATATACTGTTCTTCACCTACTTTATTTCCAAAATCATCATAGGCATATGCATAAGCTTGTTCAGAAGGATTAGTTGATTTAGATGCATGCTCTGCTACTGCTGCATGAGTTTTATTCATCCAAGTTAAGTTGGAATTCATGTTCTGCAAATCCAAAAAGTTTTCTTGAACCTTTATTTCAAATTCATCTAGACGTGGTTGTGTTTCTCTGTTACTTATTAAATCATTATAATCTTTATTTTCAAAGATTGCAACTCTCATCCTTTCAAGCTTATCAGCTAATAAAAATGATATGTCTCCAACAGATTCACCATTAGGTCTTTTCATATCCCAAACATTAGAAGCACCTTTCTTTTGAGTTTCTTGTAGTAACTTATCAAAAGTTTCAAAAGTGTAACCATCACCTAATATAGATTTTTGTTGTTCTTCAGTAAGACCTAAAGGTGCTAATAATCCTATACCTTCATTTACAGATTGACTTGCATCTCTAAACTTTTTAGTATTATAATCAGCAGCAGCTTCTTGAAAATCTGTTGATGGAGGAGTAGTGTTAGGATCTTGTACACTATAAGGTTCATTAACTCCCTTTATTGGAACAACACTCATAGCTCCATTTTCATCCATATAGTATTGATGTGTTTTTTGCACCTCTACCAAATTCTTATAATATGCTTGTGTTAAAGCATCATTATTTTTTAACCTCCTTTGGTTTTCATCATGCTCAAACTGCATTTTTTTCAATGCCTTACTATTAGCAAAAGCTATTTCTTGAACCTTATAAGGATTTTGTTTTATAGTTTGTTCATAGTTTCTTTTAGCAAAAGTACTTGCTGCCAATCCTAAATCATTTCCTAGAAGTTGATTAGCTTCTAATGAATCAACAAAAGTTTCTAATTGTTTATAATCAGGAGTATTTTGACCTTGTGATCCTGATAATATATTTTGACCATCCTGAACCATTTTTAATGCATGATCAGATTCATCTAAAGAATTTTGTAGAACTTGTCTGTTTAATTCTAAATCTCTAAGAGTGCTTGCAGAATTTGCAGTTGCAGTATTATTCTTAATACTTTGATTTAATAAGTTAATATTATTATCATAATAAGACTTTCTTTCTCTTAAAGATTTATTTCTATTCTCTACACTTTGTTTATAAAAATCATAACGTTCTTTAAGATATTCTTTCTCAGCTGCTTTAGGATCTCCTCCATATTCTCCAGCTCTCTCATTCATAAAGTTTTTTCTTTTTAAATAAGCCTTTGTAGAATATAACTCTTGTACAGCAGGGTCACTTCCTAATCTAAGTCTAAATAACTCTTGTAAGGGTTCAGTTAGTTGCTCACCATTTTTAGTATGAATAACCCATTTACCATCTGCACTAAAGCTTGGAGTAACTCTATCACCAAAGTCTTTTGCTATTTCTTCAGCTCTACCGTTAATGTCTACCCATGGAGTATATGATATATTATTAAATCCAGATTCTCTAATTTGATCATATGGAGTTGCTTGAAAATCTTTAGTTTTTTCTTCAATAGCTTGCAATCCTCCTGCCCACCATAAACCTTTTAAGTTTGGATCAGTTGCATTCTTATAACCCATCCCTTTAGATATAGCAGTCTCTCTATTTTTAGTAGCTGCCATATCATACATTAAATTTTTATTTTCATAAAATGGTTGAAAAACTTGTAATGCCTGTTGTACATTTTGTTCTCTAGAAAGATCTAATCCTGCAACTCTTCTTAAGTTGAAATCAATTTCATTTTTTAATTGATCTTTTACTTTCTGACTTTGCTCATGTGTAGTATTTCCATATAATAATGAACCGTATACCTGATTTAGTCTATCCCAATTTTGGTCATACTGATTTTGTCTAATGCTTAACATTTTACCCATAGTAGTAAAATCAGGTTCATAAGCCTGATAACTTGGAACAAATGAGGTTACACCTTGTGGATATCTTGCCATTTTATCAAATATTTTTTAAATTATAAATATATTAACATTTTATAAGTTTATTAAACCTTTTAAGTTTAATAGTTATTAAAAGGATACATCATACTAGCTAAAACATAACCACCATTTCTAAGAAGAGGCTGCTGTTGATTAGCAGTAGTAGTATTAGTATTGGTAGTTTTATTTTTATTCTTAGGATTTCTTGCATCCATTTTCATTTTTACACAATCTTTATATGCTTGAGTTTCTGCACCATACGTTCTCATACATTCATTTAGTATATCTTGATCACCTTTAGTTTTATAAGGGTTAACTTTATAAGATGGTATAAATCCTGGATCCCCTTTTTTATAACCTATTGGGAAATTTGGATTTTGATAATTCCACATAAGTTTTTGTGTTAACTCTTTTTCTGCATCAGCTAATGCTAAACCTTGTGCTTGTCTAACTACATTTTGTGCAATTCTTTGTTTTTCACCTTGACCTATATTATATGCATCTGTTTTAAATTGCAGTTGTGCATTTTGAGCAGCTGCTTGTTGTTCCCTTGCCCTATTTCTAGCACCTTCTGTATTAAGTACATTTATATTGTAATCTGTAGTTGCTTTATTTCTACCACCAGTTGCATTCAAACCTTTATCCATCATTGATAAACTTTGAATTAATTTTTGTGATGCACTACCTGGACCTTGATTTATTGCTAAGTTTTGATTAGCAAGAGCTGAGAATATATCAGCATCATATCTCTCTTGTAATGCAGGTCTACCCATTTTAGGATCTATTCTTTGAGAAGTCATATAATCAACACTAGTATCATATGTTTTTTGAGCAATCATATTTCTTAATGCTGCATCTGAATACTGAGGTGTTTCTCCTTCTTCTTGTATTTCATCTTCTAATATTTCTACATTCTCATCTTCTTGTACAACACATTTAGGTTGTCCTTCTGAACTACAATCTCCATCTGCAGGTTTTGGCCATGTATGTAACACTTCTCCTGTTTGAGGATGTTTACAAACACACTCATTATCTTCAATTTCTCCCATTTCATAGTTAAGACTAAATTGTCTAGGACCAAATGCATTTTCTAAAGATGTTATAGTATTACCATCTGGATCATTAGCTATTTCACTTTCTCCTCTTAGATCAGGAATTTTTTGATCTGGAACATATTCTTTATGTAAAGTAGCTAGAGATTTTAAACTATCATAAAAATCTGGAGCAATTGCATTTACTTGATCTACTGAAAAACTATTACCTAAGTTACCTGCAGGATCTCCCCATCCATGATCTAAATAATTACCTGTTTGTTTTCCTCCTGCTGTTACTCTAGCTTGATCCCTTCTCCTTTGATTTCTAGTAAACGGAATATAATCTCCTGTAGCTGGATCTAGTATACCTTTCTTTACATCAAACTCTGCATCAAGAAGCTTTTGTTTTTCTTCATAGTATTGTTTCTGAGCAGCTTTAAGTTCACGAGCTTTAGAACAAGGCATTGTTACATAACCTCTAGTTCCTTGATCAAAATCACTTATTGCAGTTCCTCCTCCTTCATCTGGATTTTGTTTACCACCAAAATCTATTTTAACTCTACACATACCACCTTCACTACTTACTTCACTACCACCTTCGTCTCCTTGATAAGATGGTAACATATCTGCATAACCACCATTAGCCATGATAAAAGGCATATCATATCCTCCTAGTTGCATACCATAAGCAGCCATAGGTGTTCCACCATATCTAGCCATAGGCATAGGCTGTTCCATCTGAGGTGGCATCATTTGCTGTTCTTGTTGCAATACTTCTTCCATCTGGTTAGGATCCATTGCACCTGGAGGAGCAGCTGGAGGAGGACCTTGTTGTTGCATAGCCATCATTTGTTCAGGTTGCATTTCCTGTTCCTGTGGTAATATATCTTCTTCTTTTAATCCTATTGACTCCATGTAAGGTTTAGCCATTTCTGGAATACCTTGGGGAAATCCTTTTTTAGATTCTTGAGCTAAAGCTAAAGCACCAAGCTTTATAATAAAGTTTTTGATCATTAATGTAGCAGTTTCTCTTTCTTTTCTATCAGAATCTGGATCCATTAAGATTGACTTATACTTATTTATGTCATATGGTTTAGCAAGTTCAGCAGGAGTGTATCCTCCTTTCTTAGCTTTTTTCCCAAACATTTTTAAGATTCTTGGATCAGTTATTTTCATTGACTTAGTGTCACTAAAGATAAATGTATCATCCGGAAGATCTAAAGGTACTCCACCATTACTATGTCTAGGACCTTTTATAGTATAATGATCTGGAATACTTTCTCCTGATATAGGACCAAATGCAGTCTCTCCACCTTCAGCTTCTAAATTAGCTTTATCTCTAGGAATTGATGTAAGTGTTTTTCCTGTTCTTGCTTGAGATAAATTACTTTTATCACGTCCACCACCAAAATAAGATGTAGGATTTACATTCAAAGCACCTGTGGCAGTTTGACCACCATATGCAGCTTTTTCTAATTTATTCTTACTTGGTACTTTTGTTATTCTAACTCGCATATTTAATATTATAAAAATTCTACATTACCTCCATTTGCTAAAATTTCAGCAAGCTCTTCTAAAGTTAAATCATATTCTTCACCTTCCTCATACATATTACTTACGTCACCTCCATACTTTGCTGAAACATATTGTACATCTGCACGGTTATCTTGGTATACTTGATCTTTACCTTGAGTATTAACTTTCTTTAATCCTAAATCTTCACCATAATTTATAGAATCATCTAAACCTAAATTGAATCTATCTTTCTCTCCCGAAGAACTTCCAAGAGTGTTAGCAAACTTTATAACATCATAAGAAAGATCTTTACCCATATTAGCAGTTTCTGAAAGATTAATATCATAAGCATTATCTATAGCAAATCTTGCTTTTCCTCCTTTAGTTTCTTTAGGTTTATTTTGAGGACCTATCATTGGTTGTTCATCACTAGGTCTTTCTATAGTATCAGGTATTCCATTATTATTTTCATCTATCATTGGAGGTGCAGCAGCTGAATAAGAGAAATTAGAACCACCTGTCTGAGGACTAGCTCCTGTATTTTGAGGAGTAAACTGAGGATTTGCTTGAAAGTTTGCAGATGATTGAAGTTGAGTCTGCATGTTATTGTTATTACCAAACATATTCATCATAGTATTAAGTCCCTGTCCCATAGGTGTATTACCATATGGATTAGGTTGCTGATCAGGATGAGTTCCACCATGATTAAAGAAACCACCGTATCTCATATTATCAGAACCCATATCTTTACTATAACCTCCTGCTTCTTCTTCTGTAAATCTATTTAATGGATTCATATCTTCACCTCTTTTATCATAGTATGGTGCATTTTGATCTCCTCCTGCATCAGGATTTAATCTTCGATCTCTATCTGCATTCATCTTTTCAACCCATTCTGCATTAGCTGCTTCTTCCATTTCTGGAGTATAATCTTCATTATAATTATAATCATCACCAAACCCTCTTCTTCTTGCTTTTCTAGCATCTCTAAAAGCTTTTCTTTCACCACGTATCATTTTTCTTGTAGCCTTTCTACCATAGTTGCCATCTTTGATACCTCTGATAGTTTGTCTAAGTCCTGCACGGTTTAAAATCTCACCAGTTTTAGGATCTCTTATAGTTTGCTCAGGTGTATTTACACCATCACCCCACTGTATATAAGCTTCTCTTTTAGGAAGTCTTAGACCTGTTTCCGGATCTCTTCCTCTAAACATGCCTCGTTTTATTACTCCAGCTTTACCAGACTTCATTAAACTTGCAAGAGCTTCTGGTGGTAAGTTTCTAGCAAAGTCATTTAAAGGTGTCATGTATGTATGAGTATTAAATATTGAAGGTCTTTTTCCAAAGGCTGGATTTATTCTACCAAAAGCATTATATCTATCAAATCGGGGATTACCTTGTGTAAAGAATGCACCACCTGTAGGATTATATCTATATCCTCTTACTTGTGGTCTCATTCTTTTTTTAGTAGTTGTAGTAGTTGTAGTAGTTTGATTACCATCTTTATCTACAACAACTTCATTTGTATTTTGATCTACAACTTCACCTTTTTCATTTAATTTAAAGTCTTGCCACATGTCAATTCTAGGACTCCACGTTCTTGCATAAGGACTATCTTTATAAGTATAGCTAGAAGGATCACTGCCATAACCTCTTCTTGTATTTAAACTTTTATAAACATCATGTTTACTTTTATCTAAATGAGATGCATAACCTTCTTCTCCCATCTTAGCTAATATATCTGCTTGATTTTCAGTATAAAGTTCTTTTAATTTAGCTATGTCAGCTGGATCAGAACTATCTACTGTAGCCATATCTGTAAGACCTGCATCTAAAAGTAAAAGATCTTCAAAGTTTCTACCAGTGTTAAAACTGTAATCAAGTAATCTTCTTTGAACATCTAAAGGAAACTGTTGCATGTCTCCATATCTAAATTGATCAGATAGTAAAAACTGTCTAGCTTGATCTCTACTTATATCTCCTGATGCAGGAAGTATGTTTGGATATTGTGTTCTGTATTTATCTTGAATACCATAGTTAGATAATCCTAATCCATGAGGACTTCCATGTGCAGCTTCATAATCAAGAATATAATCTAATGCTTGATCACTTATTCTTGGTATTTGATTACCACCCTCATCTCCTTGATATGTATCTAGTTGTCCACCAGTTGCATAACTTTCTATATTAGGATATTCTTCAACAGGTCTAGGTTCTAAATAAGGTTCTATCCAAGTACCAGTATCCCAATCATAGTATTTTTCAGGACCTCTTTTACCTGTATTAGGATCTATGTTAGCACTAGGATCTTTAAATCTACTAGGTAGAGGATTTGTATTATACATCTCTTCAGGATTCATATCATACTTATCTATCATGTATTGAACTGTTTCAGGACCACCCATTCTACCATAGTATTCTCCTTTGGTTTCACCTGGAAAATAATCTAAACTTTTATTATCATATAAAACTTGATCTGGTACAACATTTGTTCTTGGTTGACTCATTGACCATGCTTGAAGTTGTTGATCATAAGAACCTACAGGATTTCTTGCAGATGCAGGTGACATATACATTGTAGTAAGCTCTTTATCTCCAAACCTGTCTCCAGCTGCAAAAGCTGCTTCTGGATTATTTGCATCTGCATAAACTACATTCATACTTTGTTGATGAGGTCCTATATGAGGATAAGCTTTTAATGCAGCATCTCCTAATCTACTTTCATCCCCTTCTTCAAAATAAGCTTTGTTAGCTGCAGCAACATCTTCAGCACTAAAAGCAAGAGTTCCATCTTCATTAAGTGCATAAGGCATTTGATCCCAACCATGATAATATGATGGACTCCGACCTGAGAGAGTTTCTTTTACAACTCTAATTTGATCATTATGTGGACCACCATGTTTCATAAAAGGTATGTAAGGATCATTTATATCTTCTCCTTGTGGAATACCTGAGTAAGCTTCATCTCCTCCATATATAAATTTATATAAGTCAGGATTAGTTGAATCTACAAATCCACCTATTTGGGCTGATGGCCTCCCACTACTCCGACCCATAATCATATTCATTATCTCTGGATCGGGAATAAACATATCTAAATTCATCAATGGATTAATCCCTTTCATACCCTTAACAGCTCCTTTCATAACCTTTTTTGAACCTTTTAAAAACTTATTCCACTTACTAGGTGCTTTAGCTTTAACTTTAGGTTTAGGTGTAGTAGGTTTAACTTTAGGTTTAGCAGTAGGTTTAGCAGCAGGCTTACTTTTACTTTTTATTGAACTTTTATTTGAATCAAGCCATGAGTTAAAAGATTGAGTTGTTCCAGGTTTAGGAGGTGTAACTCCTTTTGATTGTAACCATTTTAAAATAGAAGGTTTTACAGGTTTACCAGCTTTAACAGATCTAAAGACCCATTCCGCAGTCTTATATAGTGTTGTAGCTCCTGCAACAGACAGACCCATTTGCATCCATGCCGGCATACCTGGTTCATCTACTTTAGTTGGAGTAATTTTAGTTTTGGTTACCTGTTGTTTATTAACAGCATTCCAACCTTTTACTGTTTTCTTTACATTGTTTATATACTTAGGATTAGTCTGAGCTAACTCCATAAATTTAAGCATATCTTTTTCTCCTCCAGGTATATCTTTTTGCATTGCAAACAATGCACCCAAAGTATTTAAATCATCATTAGAAGGATTACTTACACTGGAAATACTAGCACTTGCTGGATTTTGACGTCTTTGCCAATAATTTGTTGTATTAGTTTGTCTTCTAGTATGAGTTTGTTTATTACTAGATTCTGATTTTGCAGGAGCCTTTCCTTTCTCAACATCATCCCAAGTAAATGTAGTTCCTTCATCAACATTTTTAGAATCACCTTCTGCTTGAATTTCTGATTGAATCAATTCTTCTCCAGGAGCTATTATTTTTTTAGCAACGTTAGTATAATAACCTCTACCATTAAAAAAAGGATTTGTAATACCGTCATAAAAATGATATGGCATAGGAGTAGCATTCTTCCAAGTTATATCAAAACTTCTAAGTCCTAAACCAAGAGGTCCTTTTTCTCCATGAAATGTACCTTCTTCAGCAAATAAGAAAGGATCTAATCCATATCTTCTAGCTTGTCTACCTGCTCTTCTTCTTTCTCTTAGAGCTTGTCTATTAGCTCTCATTTCTTGACGCATTTCTCTACCAGTCTTTGCTTGCATCAATTCATTTTCAGCTTGTTGCTCAAACTGATGAGTCTGAACACTATCATTTATACCAGATAAAAAACCTGAAACTAAATCTTTTCTACCACCTTCTGGTATATCAAAAGTATTAGATCTAAAAGTATTTTTTACATCTAATCCATCTTCAGTATCTTTATTTGCTTCTAAACCTTCTTTTGCTTTCTTAAGTTCTTTAACTCTTCTTTTTACAAAAGCTCTATCAGTTTCTTCCGGAACTTCTTCAACCTCAACATCTTCTTCCTTCATTTCCATATCTAATTCTGGAGCATCAGGAGTTTTAACTTCATCAGGAGAAACTAATACATTAGCTTCTTCTTCTGAAATTCCAGATTCTACTAGTGCAAATTTTATTTTATCAGAGCTATGACCATCTTCTTGTAAAGCTTCAATAATTTCTTCTACAGATGTTCCAACTTCTAAAGCTTCTTTTACAGACATTATCAGTTCTTGCATTTCTTGCTGTGCTTCCATCATCATTCTTTCTTCATCTGATGGTTGAGGTGGCATTCCTTGCATAGGTGGTTGACCTTGAGCTTGTTGCATCATTTGCATTTCTTCAGGAGAAGGTGCTCCCATAGGCTGTTGACCCATCTGCTGTTCTTGCATCATGATCATTTCAGCTGGAGTAGGTTGTTGCATTCCAGCTTCTGCTTTCATTAAGAATTTTGCAGTTGGATTTATTATTCTACCATGCTGACCACCAGCTTTATATATTCTATATTTTTTCTTCTGTGCCATAATTTAAATAGTTATATATAATATACTAAATTTTAATTTATTGTTTAAACCTTTAAGGTTTATTATCAGGACCCGTATTAGTATATTTAGGATCAAAGAATCTAAAAGACTCACGGTTAAGAAGCTCAACATCATCAGGTGCTGGAATAAGCAATGCTCCTCCTGTATACCCTGCATCATTATAACCTTCCCATTGTTTAGCTTTAAGAACATTATTCTTATTAGCTTTTGGTTTAGCACTAAATGAACCTACATCATGATAACCAATAGTAAGTTGTCCAGGTTTAAGATTATATTGTTTAGTAATTGAGTTTCCTTCTTTTTGAATACTATTTAATGAACCAGCAAAATCTCTAACAATAACGTTACCATACTTATCTTCAAATATAAATACTACAGAACCTCCACTAAATCTAGAATAGCCATCTTTGTTTTTAAATAATAAAAGAGTTCCATCTCCATCTTTAGTAGTTACTTCATGTACACTAGATTTAAAACCTTTAGGAGTTTGATCTGTTTTAAAATCAATATCTGAAAAATTTAATTGTCTTAATGGTGTGTTTACTATATCTGTTTCAAGAATATCATCAGGTTTTTTATATTTTAATCTAACCCTATTACCTTCAAGTTGTTCAAAAGCAGGTATCCAATCATCATTAGCAATTGCATTTTCAATAAAAGCTGCGTTATTTTTATGACTATACGGATATTCAGAATCAACACTAGCATCTAATAAGAAGTGAGCTACACCTAATACACCTTCATATTCATCAGAATCTTTTCTATGTTGTTTAGTAGGAGCTGTTTTATATACAAATCCTTCACCATTATCCCATTGATTTCTATAAGCCATTAAGTTATATTCAGGTGCATAAGAATCTTTTACATCACCTATTCTTCTAGTAAAAGTTTCAGGTGCAGGAGTTTCTTCTACAACTTCTTCTGCAACGTTACCTAATTTAAAATCAGGAGTATCAATTGCTCCTACTTTTTCAAGACCTCTTCTTAACCATTGTTGTTCTACATCAGTTAATGTTTTAAATCTAAGACCCATATATTTATTAGGATTCTCATTTTGATCAAGAATTTTTAAAGCAAGTTTTTGACCATATTTATTATTTATTAAAGCTTCATAGTCTTTATTTACTATATGTGATCCAAAATTATATAATGCTTCTGCATCATTTGTTATATATCCTGGAAGTATAGATGTCTTTTGAAGTTTATCAACAACATCTTCAACTTCATCTGCAATAAATTTTGCCCCATCTCCTATTTGATCAACAACACCTGTTACTATGGGAAAGTTTTCTTGCATAAAAGGTTGTGTAACAGTTTCATAATCAGCAGTTTCAGCATCTCTTAGTTCTTGCTGTTGTATATCATAAGGAGTTCTAAGATCTCTAAATGTTGAAGCAGGATTAGATGACTGAGACATTGGTTGTCCTGTTACAGGATCATATAGTGTTTGTGGTTCAACAGACTTCTGTTGATCTATATCTTTTAATCTTTGAAATAAATTTTGATAATAATCATCTGCTTCATTTTCTGCAGGAGCTTGATCAAAAGGATTACCTTGTGTAAATAATTCTTCATTAGACTTTAAATATTCTTGTCTTAAATTATCTCTCCACGGACTTTCTACAACTTCTTCAATCTTTTTTTCTCGATTTGATCTATAGTCTTTACGTTCTTCCTCAGCTATAATATCAAAAGCTTCAGGACTTAAATCATCAATAGATATTTCACCGGATCTATATAAATCTAGTTCTATTGAAGTTCCCTCATCATCAACTTCCATTGATTCTTCAATTGATTCTTCTATAGGTTCATTTGTTTTAAAACCAAACATTTTCTGATGTTCTTCCTCTGTAGTCCAACCACCACCATCAGAATCAACTGCTTCTTCCTCTTCTTGAATAATAGGTTCTTGTAATTGTTGCTCTCTTTCTTTTCTCCATGCTTTACGTTCTTTTTCAGCTATTATATCTATAGCCTCTGAACTTAGATCATCAAGGGACATTTCCCCAGCATCATAAAGATCTAACTCTATAGATAAATCTTCATCAATTTGATCTACATTTTGATTTACAGCTTCATTTGCTAATTCTGGAAAATATTGAAGAATACCTCGTCTGGTTCCCATCAATGGAGCTAAGTCATCTAAAGTCATTCCTCTATTTATATATCTTCTAACCCTATCCATCCATTCTTGTCTGTGAGAAACTTCAGCTTCTTCCTGACTCATTTGAGGACCCTCATTAAATATTTTAGATTTAATAGCATCTAATGCATTACCTCTAGCTGTTATCCAATCTTCATTACCAGTTCTTCTAGTTAAATAGTTATCACCATCTTTTTTATAATCCCAACCATATTCAGAAACTATTCCCCCATCTTGCTTCTCCCAACCTAATGTTTTTCTTGTCCAAGTATTTCTTTGTTTTAAAGGAAGTTTTTTCTTAAGTTTCTTGTCTGTGTATTTTCGCACATATTCTTTTTTCATTCTATCAACATTACCCTGATGCATTGCTGTAAAGAATTTTTTAAATTCTTCAACTGGAAGACCATTAAAATGATAATCAGCTCCAACTACTTTTTCATTAAGAGATAACTTATCATAAGAACCAGGTCCAAATTTTTTATTAAATTCATTTCTAAATGCATTTAAATGAATAGCCATATCTTTATCTAAAAGCATGTCTGCTTGCTTTTCACTTAACCCTCCTGCAAAAGCTTTGCTGTCTCTTTCTTTATCTGTAAGTTTATGACCATAAGCAATTGTTCTATTACCTGGTTCTAAACTTCCATGTGGGTACCATCTACCTCCTTTATAACCTACTTTTGTTGAATTTTCATTTATCTTTAAATCATCTTTCCAAGCAGCCATTACAGCAGCATCATCATCTCGTTTCTTTTTCTTAGCTTCTATAACCTTATTTATTTTTGTACCTTTTGCTTTATTTTTAGCAGCTTTTGCAGCTGCATCAAGTAGAGAATTAGAAGCTTGTCTTGATGGAGGTTCATAAACCACTCCTGCCTGATCAAGAAAGTCATACATTGTTGGAAGATCTAATACAGATGATTGTGTTTTAAGACCAGGAACAAGTATTGATTGTCCAGGAATGAGATGATTTCTTGCTTTTTCATCTAAATTAGGATTACTTTTAATAAGCTCATCCCAGTCAACATTAAAGTCATTTGCAATACCATAAAAGGTATCACCCTTTTTTACCTTGTAGGTTCCACCATCATTACCTACACTACTTCCTCCAAGAATACCTTGATATTTTTTTAATCTTTTCATAATTCTTCTAAGTTATAACCTTTTTGTAATAAATCCAATACTTCATCTTCTGTAAGTTCAGTATCTATAAAACCTCCATCTCTTTTATTATCAAGCATGCTAGTTGCTACAACAGGACTTGCTACAACAGGTGCAAGTTTATTTAACACTTTAGCTAATTGTTCATATCTTGAAGGATCTGTAAAATCTAAAATTCTAGTTGTTGATTGAACATGTCCATGCTTATCTAATTTACCATCGTGCCAAGAAGATTTTTGAAAATAACCTCGTGGTGTTTGTTTACTTAATTTTTGAGATTGTATTAACATATCTTTAGTAACTGGATCAAACCAATCTTTTAGTAAACCTTGTTGCATTAAAGTTTCCTTAAGCTCATGAGCAAATGGTATAGGTTCCCCACCTTTTAAAGTATTTATTCTAATATCACTTGCCATATAAGGAAAGTTTGCATCCTTATAATGTTTATATTTATCAAAAAGCTGACTCTTTGTAAGACTTTGATTTTCTACAGGATCTAGTTTGCGAAGTGTTTCTACTAGTTTTTCACCCATTTCATCTTTTTTTATAAAATAATTATGAGCTCTCCATGCTCCATCATTATACTTTTGTCCTTTTGGAATATTTTTATAAACATTAGGTTTTCCAACAGCTTCTATTAATTCTTTTTCTATAGGTATGTCTCTACCTGCACTAGCCATATGCCCTAATTCATGCTGTATTACAGCAGGATTTTTCCTTGTTACATAATTAGGGTTAAAGCCTAAAACTACCTCTTTATTAGTAGGACTAAATGTTTTATTTATGTTGGCTACATATTGTCCACTCTTATCATATAAATTTCCTAATTCAGGACTTCTTCTATGCCAAGCTGACATTTCGATGTCTGCTGAATAGTTTTTAGTATTATAAAGATTTTCAACTTCATCAATTCTAGCATTAGCAGCAGTCTCAGCCATTTCATCTAGTTCTTTTGCAGTTAGCTTACCATCTTTATTAAGGGTTTTATTTAGATAGGCTTTTTCTTGCTCTTTTAAAAGCTTAAAACCTTTCTCACTTTTCATTCTATCCAACTTAATTTTTACTTGCTCATCTACAATTTTAAACTTCTCTGGAGGTAATATTAACTCATCCTCTCTAACAGAATATTTAGATGGCTTTTTTTGCAACACTCCTATTTCTCCAGAGTCAACTTTTTGTAACATTTTACTTACTTGAGTTTCATCATTTGCATAATCTGGAAATTTTTTTAACCATGCGTTATAGCTTTCATCTGTTATATATAATTTACGGTTTAAATCGACCATACCCTCACTATTTGCAACCTTTTCATAGTAATTTGGTTTTCTCTTAAAAGCTTTACGTGCTTTAGAGAACCCTTTAGTTATAGCAGGTTTAGTAAACTTAGTTACAGGTTTAAGAACCTTTGTAAAAACAGAACTTATAGGTACTGACCCAACTAGATCAAGAGTTGTACCTAATGCATTCATGTCAATAATCTTATCAAACTCAAAGTTGCCATCACCAAGAGTGTAATCATAAAGCTCTTTACCTGCAGTAATTGGAGATGTTACAAGATCTGAGTATGTAGTACCAATATCTTTTCCAAAACCTATAGGATCAGTGGTTAGTTTATTATATGTTCTTATTGCAGGATTTATAGTTAGTTCTTTAGCAAATTCTATATGGTCATCAAATGGTCCGGGTGATGCATCTGTTACTTCATAGCCTTCTAATTCTTTTTTCTTTTTCTCTTCCAATCTTTTCATAGCTTCATAAGGTATATGAATTGAAGGACCTGGTTTTCCAAGGTTTCTTTTAAGATAATTAGGATTCTTTGCAACTTGATTATAATACTCTTGTACTATTTGCTCATCACTTTTCTTTGGTATATTTAAATATTTTACCTGACCTTCCATTAATTGGTAGATATCATCATTTGACAACTCTTTATTCTGAGGCTGTCCAGATATCCAAGATAAAGCCTTAGATTTTTCATCAGCAGTAAGCTCTCTAGGAGTATCATACATAAAGTTGGCTAGATCTTCTTTAGAACCATCTATTAAACTTATAGGTAAACCATATCCATCTTGAGTTGAAGCAGAAGAGTCTTGAACTGATTTTTGAAAATTTTCTTCATCTATTCTTTTTTGTTCTTCACTTCTAGTATCAAACCCTTTAAATTTAAATTTATCATTAAGGTCAAATTTATTACCTGATGAAGATGTATTTAATAAGTTTTTACTTTGTTCTTTAATTTTTTTTAATTTCTTATCTGATTGTTTTTTATCAAACTCAAATTGCATTTTTGTAAATGCAAATGGATTAGGATTGTTTTTATAATTTTTTTTGTTATTTGCTATTGCAATTTTTTTTGCTTTAGGACTTAGCTGATCTAAGGTTTTTCTTCCTTCTTCATATTGATATAACTCTCTGTCTATTCCACCTGGATATCCACCATCTTGAAGTTCTTCTAGGATATAACCACCTTTTAAATATTCAGCAACTTCCTTTTCAGTAAGCTCTATATCTACAGAACCACCTTTTTTTGCCATTTGCATGTCATCTCCTTCTACTTGAGGAGCTTCATTCTTAGATATGTTGTTTAACATCCACAGTATCTCATCATCATCATATACCTGTTGAAGGTCGTCTAAAGGTACCAATCCCCTGTCTGTATGACTTCTTCTTCTTTTTAGTTTATTAAAAATTTTCTTATCTACTTTTTCTGTAAACGGATCATATATGCCTGCCTTTTGACCTGCTCTTCTAATTTCCATTAACCTTGCTCTAGTTTCAGTAGGATTTGCAATATATTTGCTAGTTTTAGTTTGTAATTCTATAGCATCAGGATAAGTTTTTGCATACCATTCCAATTTTTGTGTAGGAGTCTTTACATGAGAAGGAAACAGTCCATCGACTTCATAAGTTGCTTTAAGGTTATTCCAAACTCTACTTTTATCAAATTCAGTAGTTGCATTTTTATTCATATATTTTACATCAGAAACAGGAATTAATCTGTTTAACTTTTTATTCCAATTTTGAGGATAACGATATCCAGGTGCTCTATCTGTAGCATGACTGAGTTCATGTATAAAAGCATGCTTATCCTCTCCTTTAAATGTAGGGGTTTGCAATGATAGATATTTAGGATCATGAGTAACTCTTCCATCTACACCGGAAGATAAAGCAAGATAGTCTCCATCTGGATGAGGACTGTTGCTGTTTCCATTTTCTTTATGAAAATATATAGGAGGTGGTGTACTGGCTAGATTAAAGTTTCTTTCATTATACATAGTTTTAAAAGCCCTGTTAGCCCAAGGGTGAGTTGCATTAGGATTCCATGCAGGACTAGGGTAATCAGCTTCTATTGATTCCTTAAGCATTTGTTTATACCTAGGAGAATTCATATAATCTTTAAACCATTGTACATCTTTAGGATAACTTTCATTAGCTTCTACAATAGCTTTATTAATTTTTTCTCCTCTTGGATATTTTTTAAAATAAACTTCATAACTAATACACTCATCATCTTCATGATCATAGATCTTACCTTTTGGACATGATCCAACTCTGTTTCTATCTTTCCCAAGTAACCCCAAAGCTTCACCAGCTTTTATAACATTATTATGACCCCGAATAGCCCAGTAAGGATTAATAGTAGAGATCGCACCCATTTGAGCTTTAGGAAGTTGTCCACCTTCTTTCCAACTACCTCCACCACCTCTTGGTCTTCTTACAGGTCTTGGTTTTTCAATAAAAATATTATAACCTCTATCTGATCCACCCATAGAACCTGTAGACCAATATAGTTCATTTCCTGTAGATTCAGTATCTCCTTGCATCGTTTCTAACCCTTTAGGATTATGCATCCAGTGAGCAAATCTTCCTGTATCAAGAACTATTGGTTTAACATTTTTATGTGTTTCAATATACTGATTAACTTGATCAACAGCAGTTTGTCTTGAACGTGGGTTACTATCAAATGATACAAATATAGGATCTCCTTCATCTGAAGTAAATATAATTTTACCAAAGTTTGATGAATTTTGATATATTGGTTTTCCTTTTGAATCTACTATTCTAAATACTCCCTCATCTTTTACATTTAATGCTTTTGCAACAGTTTGACCTTTATCATATCTATTAGGTATAATAGTTGTTCCAGGTTCAAAATCTTCAGGCATTCCTAATTTAAGTTTACCATTTTCTACACCATAATAACTTTTAATATCCTTTACTCTTAATGGACGTTCACCAGACCTTCTATCTCCAACCTGTTGTCGAGGATCATTCTCTATAGCATCTGTCCAGTCCTGTGCCATTCTAACAGTATTGTCTTTAGTATATCTGTTTTGATCTGATTTATTTACAAAGTCTCCTCCTAGTATAGTAGTATATTTTGATGGAGCAGAATCAATATTTCCATAACCTAAAACATTATCATCTAAACGTATTAAAGTATCATATGGAGTTGGACCTGTGTCTCCACTACTAGGATTTCTTACTATATTCCCTGCTTTAGTAATATCTGTAGGTACAATATTTAATCCTGTCACTCTATTAAGCTTATTTCCATAAGCTTGCCAATTATTTTGAAGCCAGTCTCTAATATCACGTCCAGTATCACTATCATATGCAAGATATCCACTCAATCCTGTAACAGTAGGCATAGCAAGATTCATGAAAACTCTCTCAGTAGTAGGCATAACATCACCTATTTTATTATCACCTTTGTATAAAAACTTATTAAGTTCATGTCTACTAAAATTTGTTGAACCTGGTTTTACATCAAATTTTGTATTTCCAAATATTCTATTATATTGCTTTGCTGCTTTTTGAAAACCTTTTTTGTTAGGTTTAACACCTCTACTACTAATTGTTTGCGAACCCATTATATCATCAAGCTTTGTATTTAAAGCAATTACTTCTTTTTGAGTTATAGGACCTACTGGATATTTAAGTTTTGATGATAAATCCTTAAATCTATTAAATGTATCAAAACCTTGAGGTCCTACAGGAATAGGAGCATTATACATACTTTTATATGGTGTATACTTTAAAACATCAGGATGAACTACTGAAGGTGACCCTGACATTCTTCTTACTATAGGTAATCTATTTACTAGAGGAAAGTTTCCCATTGAAAAATTTCTTACCTCCCTCAGCAGTTTTCTTGGTGTAGTTGCTCCTGGAACCATACCAGGAGACCATCCTATAGGACTTTCTGCCGGATTGTCAAATTTTACTCTATATTCATCAAGATATTCTCCTGGTTTTAATGATTTTTCAAATGCATCAAATTCTTCTTGAGTTGTTCCTTTCTTTAATTTTTCTTTAACATCTGGTTTAGATGATTTTGGTTTTGATTTTAATTTACTTTTTAAAACTTTTAAATTTCTTTTAACGTCTGGTATAATTCCAGAAGCAAATGTTTGACTTCCTGGAGCTGGAGTAGGTATAGCATCATCTATAGCTGTAACTAATTTTCTTGTATTAGATTTTATAGCAGGTGCTGATCTTTTAATAGCTCTAACTGATCCAGGAACAAAAGGAGATGCAGTTACAAGATCTAAACCTACATTTTTCCAGTTTTCAAGTGACCCCGGATCACTTACAAGCTCAGGTGCTGATTTTAAGCCCAAGTTTGCAAGACCATACATTCCCCATACTCCTGCACCCCAAGGTGTAAATGCTGTTGCAGCTCCAAATACATTATTTGCTTGCTCTTTCCATATAGGTGCATTATGAGCAACTGATGCTTTTATATATGCATCCTTTTGAGCTGGAGTCATGAATACTTCTTGACCAGGTCTATCATATGCATCAAAAGTATTTCCGTACTTATCTGTTAATTGAAAGTGAGGTCTCCAAGCATCTACAGTAGATATAGTATGAGGTACTTTACCTTCTATATATTTTTTATGTAACTCCCAGTCTTTATCATCTCTTTTACCTTGTTGATAATTTAACTTCTCATCCTGTGTCATGTCTTGCATGACTTTTAAATCTTTTTTAACTTCTTTTACATAAGGATCTTTTACTTTAGTTCTACCTCTTTTATCAAGCTTAATAAGCTGACCAGTTTTAGAATCAAATCCATAGTTTCCTGAATAAAGTCTATCTTGTATTTGAGCATTATAATCTGAACTAATTGGAACATCTGATCTAGTTTCCCAATTAGCAGTACTATCTATAATGTCTTTATGATCTTTATAAGTATAAACTCTAGGTGTTCTTGAAGGTGTTGGATCTGTACTGTGAGGATGTTGATGTGGAACACCTCCTTCGTGTAACTCTTCTAATATATATCCACCTTCTTCAAACCACTTTCTTCTGTATGATTTTCTATCTCTATTTTTTTTCTTTTTACCGAAAAGATTGTAGACTCTATTAGTTTTAATATTTTGTTGTATATCATCTTGTTTACCTTCTCTTTCTTGTTGTCTGAGTTCTCTACGGGTATATCCTTCTTCTTCTGGCCAATTATCGTCTATAGGTCCATAAACAAAATTTTGTAGATTTGTAGGAATCACTTGAGGATCTAAAGTTTCCATTTGTGGAATAGTCATATCTTCAAATGTAAGTTCTTCTTCAGCAGGCACTTTACTTGGATCAACAATAACTTCAAACTCCGGTTTTTTAAAAAATACATTACTTGTTACATTGATTGATCCAACATTTTCAGTTTGATGAAAATCAGGTTTAATACCATAGTTCTTTGCTAACTTATATATATTTTTCATTCTTCCATCTAACTCAACTTTTGTATCAGAGGAATCTAAAATTGATGCATCACTATTTAATGTATTTTTACTTATATCCCATTTATTCAAATTGCCTGGGTTATTAGATGGTGAGTCACCGTATGCTAAAAAATATCTATTTTTAATAGCCTCATCATATTTAGTACGAGTAGGTTTACTCCAATCATCTTTTACATTTTTAGGATTAGTACTAAAATAAACTTTACTAATTTTCCCCGTAGTAGGATGTTCAGTAGCCCACTTTTTTTCATAGTCTTTTTGGTCTCTATAAAAAGCTTCTTTAGACTTTTCATATAGTTCTTTTCTTTTTAAATACTCTTGATATCTAGGATCATTTTTATCTTTAACATATATAGGTCCTCCTGGTCCTGGTTCTCCACCCTCATCTATCTCTTCTAGTATATATCCACCTGCTCTGTATTTGTCAGCTTCTTTATCTGTTAATTCAACCTCTATAACTTCATCTGGTAATTGATCTTTCCAAGAACCTTCTCCAAATGCTAAAGCAGCTTCCTTGTCTTCTCCAAAGTCATATACCTCACCTCTTCTTTCTGCCTCTTCATAAACTTTCATCAAATCTTCTTCTTCAGACATATCTATCCAATTTTGCTGATCATCTGCATAAGGTTTAGAATCTTGAAATAAAGAAGGAAATGCTACCCACCCTCTTTCTGGAATATATTCAGCTCTCATTAAATGAGAAGATACACTTGTAGGAAACTGAAGACCTGAAGGAGTCCATGTTTTATTATCATAGTTTTTTCTAACTCCTCTTCTTTGTTTTACTTTAGGGCCACCATTACCATACATTGGTATTTCATAAACAGAGTTTCCCGGAAATTGATAATCATGACCAGGCATCATCATCATACTATTGCCTTCATCATCAATACCTAATACAGGACCTCCTACACCTTGCATAGTTATCTTTCCATCTACATTTGGAATTAATGTATTTTCTCCTGGATAAGCCCACTGTCCGTATTTACTCTGTTTAAACTTCATTATCTTGGTGAGTTTTGTTCTAAGCTTTTAGTAATCTTAAATACCATGTTGGTATCTTGAGGATTAAGTTTAGATAGTTTTAAGAAATTAGTATAGTGTCTAAACTTCTTTCTTTGCATTTGAGGTTTATTATAATTTAAGTTAGCAGGATTTAAAGTTTGGATATAACCATTTGCTTGAGTTTTCCATATCTGCTCTTGAGTATAATTACCAAGTAAAGTTGTAGTGTTAGGTACTAAAGGTCCTGTTGCAGGAGAACCTGCTCCTTGTGGAAACTCTCCTCTATCTTTAGTAATATCCCAGAACTCATTAAATCTGTACTTTTGCTCCACCTTTGATACTAATATATCTATAGAAGATGTATTTATCTTTGGATACTCTTGTGCTAAAGTAATATTATTCTTAGGGAACATGTTAAGATTAAGATATCCTGAAACTTGTTCAGAGTTGTATACAACTGCTTGATCAAAGTTGTAATCTAAAACATGATATTGATCAACACAGAATTCTGCATCTCTTTTATAACACTCTAGTAAATATTGAACACTTCTGAATGTAGTAACTATTTGTCCTGTGGTAAATGGAATACCTACTTCAAAAGGAAATTGTTTTCCGTAGAAGTTACAGTAATCATTACAACCAGCATTATGCTCCCATACTTTTCCTAGTTTAGTTGTATAATGTTTGTTTCTTCCTGATAAATATAAATTAGGATGCCAGTCATGGAATGAAATCCATTTTCCATTTTTTGGGTCATAACTTAATGTCCAAGAAGCATCTTCAAAAACTCTTTCATCTCCTAATTTTATTTTTGTAATACTTTCTTTACCACTATCTGTCATAATAGTGTAATGAAATGTATCTCCAGAAACATAAGTTACTTTACCTTTATATTCAGGTTTAAGCATATAATCTTTCTTAGAGAAGTATAACATTGTATCATTATTGTTATAACCTATTGAACAACCTATACCTGCTACAGGATTATCTACATGCTCAAAGTTTGGAAAGTCTTCTATAAGTTTGTATGGTAAGAATTCATTAAACCACCATTTCATATTAATATTAGATATCTCCTTTAAACCTTGAGAATAAGAAAAGATTTTTCCTTGTTGTTGACTCATATAGTATAAGCCTGCAGGTGAAGAAAGTACAGCAAGTCTATCTTGAGATGAACCGTACTCATACTTCTTATCTGCTGCAGTTACATTAACAGGAGTAGCTGAGAATAATAATCCATCACCTACAGTTGCACTAACACCTAAATAAGTTTCTCTCTCATCAACACCTTGGTATATTAAAGGACTTGCATCTTCAAAAGTTACAAACATACCTGTTTTACCAAAGCTTTTTATTGAATTTATATTATTCTTAAAAGTAACTTTATTTAATAATAAAAATGTTCTCCAAGACTCAACAAGATTTTCTTGTGTTTCAGGTAAAGAATAATGAACTACATTTGGGAAATGTGTAAAACAAAGTTGTGCCACAGTAGGATCATAACTGATATCTTGCAGATTACCTAAACTAAGTATTTGACTAATAAAAAAGTTATAAACAGATAAAGAATAATCATATCCATAAAAGTTACCTTTAATTAAAACCTCTGGATTAATATCAAATAAGTCTTTAAGATTTGTATATCTGTACTTATCATAATGCCATTCTCTTGGTAAGTTTCCTCTTGTTCTAAAGTCAACTAGTACATCACTTTCTACAAAGAAATCTCTAATACCACATGCTGCTAAATAGAAGTAAGAATTCTTAGGGAATAGAACTCCTGGATACCCAGGAATTGCAGGAGTTTTATTGCTTTCAGCTTTATAATTTTTATTGTCTAAATTATAATAACTTGTAGGAAATAAACCTGATCCTTGATTGTTTCCTAGTATAACATCTGCAACATTATTTATATTAAATTCTGAAAAATCCCACGGTTCACTATTAGCCCAGAACTTTGGAAATGGAACACTTGGAACTAGAAAGTAATTAAATATTGAATCTTTTCCTTGGTTGTAAAGCCAGTTTTCAAAGAAAGGCATTATGTTTTTATCAGTGAATCTATTAATATATGTATCACCACCAAAGAATGTAGATGTTTCTGTAATAACTTTATGTACTAAAGGTGTAGTACAGTTAGGAACACTGTTACCATAATTATTTTCACCTATATTATTAAAATCAATAATCTGCTCACAAGGAGTTGCAAGAATTTGTCTAATAGTATTTAACTGACCGTATTGATTTCTAATGTTATATTTTAATGCTCCATACCAACTTGCTATTTTAGTATTGAATCCTTTTAATTTACCTTCAGGGTTATGATTTACATCACTAAAAGTTTCAGAAGCATAATCTAAAGTCATTAATGATTGATCATAAAAATTACCTGTACTAGGATCCATTATATAATAAGGACCATCTTGAGTACCATTAGCTGTTGTAACTCTCATCACTGGCATTCTAGGTCTTTGCTTATTATTTATTATATAAGTTCTAGAGTTACCAAAAGAGTCCGTATATTCAGGAAATTGCTGAACATCATCCCAAACATATATTGCATCCTCAATATTAAATCTTGAAGATATTACAGTCTGGTTTGAAGGAAGTGATACAAAGTCACTATAGTTACCATGTCCAATTAATTCCAATGCGTATTGTCTACTTCTTATAATAGAAGTTAATAAGTCTGTAGTAGTTTGAGCTCCATCTAAAAAATCAAATAATAATTGATTTACTCCAGCAGCAGCACCAGCCGTTGAATACATAAATTGTAAATATGATGGTAACATATCAGGAGCAGTAAACTTTCTTTCATAATTTGGGTTAACTAAAAATTTACCTTTATCTCTAGTTCTTTGAGAAATATCTACTAATCTTTTATTGAAGTCACTATGTCCATATAAACCTGAAGTACCTGGAAAAAATATCTGATTAAATGCATTCCATTTACTTACATTTGTTTCTATATCATCTGGTTCATTAGGAGAAAACTCAGTACTTGTATTTTTTAAATTTTGACTTTGAGTTTCATTAGTGAACTCTCCTTCTAACTTAGCTCCCGGAATGTTATCTGTTGTACCTCCTGCAAGAGGTGGTCCACCTGCTACATTCCATTGATAAGCAGTTTTACCAGTAGCAACATACTCAGGTTCAAAGTATCCTGCTGGATAATTTACATGTATAGTACCTACAGCTTGAAATAAAGCATTTACTAAACCACCTAATAAAGCAATAACAACAATTGAATCACTAAATAATTTAAACTCAGGATGTCCATTAGGTTCTACAAAACTTTGTTCAGCCTCACCTGTTAAGTAACCATACACTTTAAATTCAGGCATTCCTAGATAAGGAGTCTGAAAAGATGTATCAGGTGAAAGAAAACTTAGCATATCTCTTGGAACAGTCTGATTTATATGACTTGGATCAGCATCTCCTGCAAACAATGGTTGTTCACCAGATCTGCTTAATATATAAGGATCATTAAAACCAAAGTTATGATCACCCATGCTACCACTATTTAGTGCAGGTCTAATAGAGTTATAAGGATAGTTTGCATAAAGTCCTACTTTAGCATCATTACCTCCACTAGTTCCTTGTAATGTATAATCTCTAAAGTTATTTACCATACCTTTAGCAACTACACTTCTATTACCTTGTCTAGAACCTCTTAATATCTCATAACCTACAATACCAGGTATATCATTTCCATCATTGTCTTTTGGTAAGATTATGTTTTTAAATCTTACACCCATTAATCTTATAGTATATAATCCCGAATCTTCATTAAAATGATTAGCTTTTTGATGTAAGCTGTTATCTGGAAACTTATGATGTCTTATAGGTTTACCACATAAATCATTGTTAGGATCATTATTTTTAGTCCAGCAGTGATAACTAGAATTCCATATTTCAGGTTTATTATCAGGATATATTTCTGTTGATTCCCAGTATCCCATTTTACCATATGCTACTACTTTACCACCATCTCCATTATCCATAGGAGGAAGTTGAGGAGTTACTGTAGCAGTATTTATAGTTTCAAATAATTTATCTTCTCCCGGAAAGGTGTTAATATCTGAGTAAGAACCATCTTCAGGATATGAAACTCCATTTACTACATATGTTGAAGGAGCTCTTCCTGGTATATGATAAGAAGATGATTTATCTCCTGTATCATAAATCCATCTTATAAAAAATGTATATACTTCATCTCTTAAGTACCCTGCATTCTTTCCACCATCTCTATAATAAGTTTCAGGATATTCTACAGAAACCCATTCTGTATTAATCATGTTTGCTAATGGTTGATAGTTAAAATCAAATCTTAAGCTAGGTCCTATTCTTAGTAAGTATCTATTTGCTTCTACAATCTGTTCAGACTTTTCTATAACATAATCTGGTATAAATAATTGTGAAGGAGATATGTTTACTAAACTATCATTTATCTGATCTAATATAACCTTTTCTGTACTTATAGAATAGAAACCAATTTGTTTATATACAGCAGAACCATTGACTACATAAGCACATGCTAAAACATATTGATCAAAATGATCTGAATCTAAGTTTTCAATAGTTACTTCTACAGCACCTTTTCCATTAACTTCATTCCATATAGGTTGAACATATGTTAATGAAAAGTAACTACTTGCTTTTTGATTATTTATAGTATAAGCAACTGCAAATGTATATGAACCATTATCTAATTGACCAGGTTGATCACTTACAGAAACATCTACACACGGAGTTCTAACTAAGCTTGCTAATCTTATTTCATCACAGTTAAGCTTATTTAAATTAGGAAAGTCTAAACAAGGTTCTGGAGTTTGAGAATTAGGACCTTTTTGCCACTCTACACCAGGCCATAAAAACTGTGTATTAACTCCATTAGAATAATAGTTAATAGTGCTGCTTCCATCTAATCCTCCTAACCATGAATAGTCATCTGCAGGCCATAACTTAGGATCACCTATATTTAAATATCTATCAGGATTTAAGTTATCAGCCCAGTAGACTTGCCATGTACAATCACCTTTTTCTCTTGAACCTCCTGTTACAAGATTGAACTTACTAAAGTTTAAACACTTGTCTCTTACAATCGGTCTGTATTTACAAAAGTCTTCTTCAAATAAACCTATCTCAGATGTAATTACGTTATCTCCTTGTGCATCATAGATAGCAGTGTATAAAACCCATTTACTTTCAAATAAAGAAATGGCCCCTACTATTACAGGATTAACAGGTCTACCAATATCTTGACCAATAGTTATACATTGAGCATTTGATTCTTCATTAGATAATGTACCTATGTCACCTTCTTTAGTATTATTTACAGCATTTCTAGCATAGGTCCACATTCCCTCTTCTATAAATGAAGGATCTGTATCTTTACTTAAACCTTTTATAAAAGTTCTAGAAGCATCTAAATTTGAATCTCCCAAATTTATAGGTGTATTGGGACCTTGTTTTTTCTTTGCCATAACTATACAACTCTACTTCTGTTTTGAGCAGCATAAAATCCACTTGTTGGAGAATGAGATTTAAACATATCATAATATTTCCAATACATTGCTTTTCTATTAGCTGCCCATATTTGTTTTATTTCTGCAAAATTTGGTGTATTAACTACACTAAGTGCATTGTTTCTAGCAGCTTTTAATCTTTGTTCTATTAGTTGCATTCTTTGTGCAACATCTTCTCCATTCAAATAAAGATTCTCAAGTATTCTAGATTTTAATGCATACTCATAATATTCATTAATTAAGTCATGATCTGGAACTAACAAGTTTCCATCATCATCTTCAAGTTGACCTTGATAATTTAAATACACTTTACCATCTTTAAAAGAAGTGTGTAAAAAGCCATGTTTAATCCAACCTTCATTTATAGTATTATAATAAAGATTTGGACAACCACAATCAATATTTTGACTAGGTTTCATTCTTAATGGTAAAAGTTCTGTAAAAACTCTAGTTTCTGAAGGATTAATTACTTGTATTAATTCATAAGCTTCATTTTTACAATTAAGAAAAACTCTTGGTTTAATGCAAGTATCTCCATAAGGTTGTTGAGGATTAGGTACTAAACATGTACCTTGATTACCTTTATCATCACAACAAGGTGTTGATGCTGGACTGCTTACAGCAGAAGTACATGCTGCAGTTTTATTACAAGGATCTGCATTACAAGTATTACAATTAACTGTAGCAGGTGCACATTGATCTACATTTCCAGGAACTTCATTATAAGGTACTTCTTGAATGTTAGTGCCACTAGCATATCCATCATAACCAACTGAAGTTTTAAAATCTCCACATATGTATGCAAAGTTAAATGTATAAAAATCATCAGGTAGTTTTACTTTACCATGACAAACATCAAGAATAACTTCCTTCTGTTGATTAATTCTTAATCCTAAGTCATAGTTTATTTTTTTAGCAAGCTTAATTAGCTGCTGAGGCTCTATCATATTTTCTAGAGCAAATGTGTTTAAATCAATTGTTACATCTTCTAGAAGTTGATCAAAGGTTCTATATCTTAATGTATAATTAAAATCCATTATCTAAGGGTATTTTGGCTATCATCAGCTCCATCTGTAGGAACTTGTATAGACATAGTTAATTCTTTTACTACATACTGTTCTATTTCTGAAAATAAATAATCAGGAATATTTAATGCTTGTTCTTGTTTTATAAGACATTTATCTGAATCACATGTTTCTACATCATTTTCAAATATTGCTTCAATCTTAACTGCATCCCATGCTAGATTAGGAAAGTATAAATAGCCATCTAAAAACCAGAAGTACTGCTTCTTATTATATTTAAAAGTTGTACTCTTTGTCATTGAAGAAAATGTTCCCGGATCAGTTCTAAATAATTCTATAGAACCATCTACTGAAGACACTGTACGTATAATAGGTCCTTGTATACCTGTAAGAAGTTCAGGAAGTTTTTCTTTTGTTCTTTTAAAGTAACAACCTGAATAAACTCCATAGCATCCAGCATCAACTTTATCAACTTCTATAAGTTCAACATAAGGCATTGCTTTGAATATATTACTAATTTTCATCAATCTAAGTTGATTATCTTCTCTCTTCATAAGAGATTGACCGTACTTTATTATTGATGAGTATATAGTTCTATCAGTTAAAAAGGGATCCTCTTTAACAGCTTTTAATGTATTTCTTACTCTAGATATTGATTCCCCTACTGTAGTCATAAGTCAAATTCATTATAGTTTTTTAAGGCTTCCTTTTCATACTTCTTATTAAGTTGTATTCCAGACTCCTTGCTTTTATATGCAGCTTTCAATTGCTGTCTAGGATCAACCTCTACATACATATTCCAATTTTCAGGATATGATTTAGCAACTGATCTTTTAAATTCTCTTGATGCACTAAAACTCCAAAACTCTCTGTTCTTCATTTTATGTTTTAATGCACGGCTAGTAAAGAATATTTTTGCAAGCTTGCCATCACTGTCCCAGTTCTTATTGGCAACTTTTACACCATACTTTCTAGATTTAGCAAAATCAATATTTTTCTTTTTACTTGGTTGACATGTACCTATGAACAACCAGCCAATTGATTCAGGTAATTGAACTCCATTTCTGTTATCAATTACATTTTGAAAAATACCTTTGTTAAAAGTTTTAATTATTTTTCTTAACTCTTTATCCTCTATTTTTTTATATTGAGGATGTTTTTTTCTAAATCTATCAAAGAACTCTTTATTTAGAACTTCATAAGTATCTGCTCTAAATCTCGGAGCTTTTAAGTTTGGTGTTTTAAATGCTTCCATACTATATAAATAATATACTAAAAATTAATGAGATTAACAAGTATAACAAATATAGTAAAAAAAGAAAAAGCCCCACTTGTGTAGAGCCTTTTCTGTTGTCAGCCACAGAAACCAACAAACCTGCGACAGTTTTATTATCCTATAACTAATATATCAGTTATATTTCTAGTAGCATGTTGTATTGTAAAACTTGTAGAATTTACCATAGCTATGATTGCACCTGCACCTACATTTGTTACATCATTTAAACCATCAAATGCTCTTACTTGAACATAAGTCTCACCAACAGTGTGAGTGATAGATTGTGCAGGATCTCCAGCAGTATAGCCAACAGCTGAAAGTAATTCTCTTTGTACATCAGCAGTTATTGTTACTGAACCTACAGCTGCACTTACTGAAATACCATCACCAGCAACAGCTTCAGTTACACCACCATTATTGATAGTTAATACATCTCCAGCAATTGTTGTTTCAATTGCAGCACCACCAGTGATAGTTAATTCATCTGCAGCATCATCTGCTGTAGTAGAAGTACCATCTTTAGCAATAATTTTTGTCCATACATCTTGAACAACATTTGGAGATGAGTTTACAAGAGGATCAGCAACAGTACCAACACCAGTTAGTCCAGCACCAGTTGTTACTCCGGTAAATGCAATTCTCATTGCTAATGCAGTTACATCAACATCAACATCAATTCCTTCTCCTGAAAGAACTGTAAATGTATCTGATGGATTAAGTGCAATTGCAGAACCTACAGAATCCCATGTATATGTTCCTGGATCAGTATCAGTAATATCAAACTGACCAAAGTTATCTGTTCCTGTTACAGTACCTGGTACAGCAGAAGCACCTGTAACGTGTCCGTATGTATCAAAAGTAAAGTTGATAGATTGGATAAAGGAGTTACCTGTATTATTACTAGATAGATCAGTTACAGAAGATGTATCTTCATGAGATACAGTTACTGTTCCTGCTACAGCATCAGGTGCTACATCAATTCCAGGTCCAGCTAATACTTTTGCTAGAATTTGATTAGTAATAATAGGAGCAACCCAGATTTCCATTGCAGCCATATCAACAGATACTGTATAAGTTGTTACATCTGTAACAGGATCTGTTGTAGGTACTACATCAATAAATGCACTACCAGCAACTACACTAGCGGGTGGAGCTACTTTACTACATACATAGTTTACAAGTTTTGTGACAACACTGTCTAAATAATCATTTCTAGAGATTACAGTGTCTCCATCACAAGTTAAGTCTACTCCTGTGTAGACAATGCACTGAGCATTAAAAACTTCAGTACAAGCAGGTGGACATGTTGCTGATACAGTATAAGTACCATTTGAACATCCACAATTTTGGGTATTATTACAATTTGAACAAGCCATTTTTATTTTATTTTTAATTTATATATATATAATTTTTCTATTTAGTAACAGCTTGCTTCTCCTATATCTGCATCACAAGCTAAAAATGCGGTTAGTCCTTCTATGGTTGCAAAGAATCCTCCTAAGTTACCAGAGTCTCCTGCATCACATGAGAAAGGCCATGTATAATCAGTACCACTGAAATCAGTTTCTCCAACTAGGTTATTAACACCTGCTGCTGGAAAGTTATGAATATATGTAGCAGTATTAATATAATTAGGTATACTCTCTCCAGATCTTACATTACTAGTAATAAATCTAAGATGAGATCCACCAATAAATCCTGTAGCACCTGAAATTTCTTCTTGGTCTCTTAAAGATCCAATGTATAAAACTCCTGCACTTGTTATACCAATTCTACAAGCAGCAGTTAAAACAGTTCCATCAGAACCTGTAACTATAATCGGTCTTGATAAAACTGCTGGATAAGGCATTCTATAATCAGCATCTAATGGACTTGCAGTAACTGCAGCAGGAATAACACTGCTACCAGCATTAAATGATATTACACCACCTGTACTAATTGATACTGCTCCTGGCCCACTAGTTCCTGGAATACATGTTCCAATACTATTATAATCAGCAAAGCTAGTTAAACCATGGATACCTCCTGCACCATTATCAAGTGGTACAAAAACATATCCTCTAAAATGTAAAACATTTCCTACTCTTCTTACTTGAGGTTTAGTAGCTGTTCCTGAATAAAATTCAAATCCTGCTAAGTCAACCCAACCAGTATCTTTTACTTTTGCTGATAATTCATTTCCAGCTGTTATTTCTAAATCTACAGTATTTGTGTCAGCAACTGTTACACCTGATGATGAAGTATTATAGTTAAATACATCACAAACAGCAATCCATAAGTTATTTATAGCATCTGCTACTGTACCATATGATGCATTTTGAACCCATAGAGGATTTGCACTAAATGGAGTTCCAGTATTTAATTGAGTGTCTGCATCTCCTATACATTTTTGACCTACTGCAGAAGTTAATTCTGCTGTTGTTCCAGTAGCTGTATAAAAAGGACACCATACATTATTTACAAACTCTTGAATAACTGCATCAATAAATTGATCTCCTGTTAAAGCACCAATTGTACAACCTAAAGTAAATCTTGGTAAAGTAAAAGTTGGTTCAGGAGTTGATTCTATAGCTGTTAATCTTACTAAGATATCAGCAATTTGAGTATTTATTAAACTGATATCATTAATTATACTACAAATTCTTTCTCCTATTAAAGTTACATAGTTAGTTAATTGCATTGTAGTTTGTGTACCAGTAACAAAACATTCAGCAACACTTACTACACAATCAGGACATCCATCTTCTGTAGCTTTTGCATTATCAGGAGTAACACCCTCTAATTCACAAATTTTACTAATTAATAATTGAATCAATGCTTGAAAATCTGCAGGTCCACATGCTTGTAAATTAAAACAAGTAAGATCATAATTACTGATCTTAAGTGTTTCCATAATTGTGCAAAGCTCAGTTGCTAATTTATTAACAACTTCAGAGACATTATCACCATTACATAAATTTATGCAAGCAATGTCTGGTCCTTGCCATACTACACAATTTGAAGAAATTGGACTACAGGGGCTATTATCTAAATTTAAAGGTTTCATACTTATTATAATATACAAATTATTATTAACAATTGCAAGAAGCTGAAGCATCTTGACATTTATAACATGGGTCAGTTAATGCTTGCAATTCTATCAATTCTTTTTTAATTAACCATTTTTCATCTTCTTCAGGACAACAGTTAGATATACCATATCTTGCCTCAAGAACTTTTTTATAAACAATATCTGCAGCTTTACAAGTAATCTTATCATACTTTTCAGCTGTACATATTGGTGTATTATATCCTGGTTTTACTGTTCTGTTATTTGGAAATACTTGAACACAGAAACCATCTTTACAATCTCCAAAGTATTCAAAGATATATGGGAATGTATCTGCTGGATCTACTGTCCATTGTTTTACACAAAGTCTTAAAGAAAACTTTCCTGATTCTACTGATACTGATTGAGGATTTCCTTCATGATCTATATATGCAAATTCTTTAGGATCTTCTGTAGTATTATTAAATACTCTAGAACATCTTGGTGTAGGATCTAAACATGTTACACAATCTTCATATCTAGTATCAACTTCAACACTTTGTATGTCCTTGATAGGAGTTTCTAAACTTGGTTCAAACCTAGCTACAGTAAAACATAAATCACAATCTTTAATTTTAATTACTGCATCTGTATATCCTGATAATTCTTCAGTAGTATAAATTACTTTATCTGGATTACTACAATCTGTTAAAGAATAGTATGTTGATAAACATGCTGTACATCCTTCAAACTCTGCAACCGGTGTTATTGTAGTTGTACTTGGAGGTTGATAATTAATCTCTTCTACTACCCAGCATCCGCAATCATCTTTTATGACTTTACCTACATATGCAGATAAATCTTGCATAGTGTAAATTACATCATATGCTTTTTCACAGTTTTGAAGTTTGTATGCTGTTATTCCCTCACAAGCATCACAGTCTGCAAAAGTTGTTTTAACTATTATATCTGTAGTACATTCATCACAAAGTGAAGCTTCCTCAGCTATAGTAACTGTCCAACATCCAGCATAACCTTCAATTGTTACAACTTCACCATTAGAAGCATATTCATATAAACTTTGTAAAGTAGAGTATATAATAGCTTGTTGAGATGGATATAAATCAGGTGAACAGTTTGTTAATACAAAACATAACTCAGGGCATAGCTTTTCTATACAGAGTCCTCTATTATTCAATATGTAATCAACACCTTCTACACCATGTATTTGAGGTCTAGCTTGTGCACAGAACTTTGCAGGTGAGTAAGTTACTTGAGTATTACCATCACAATCAATATAATTAATTGCTCCAGAATAGTTAGTAACTTCATAGCAATTGCAAGGACATGGTTCAACTGGAGTTCCCGTATCTATTACTATAGATGAGCTAGCATTATCACAAGGTCCTTCTTCTACTTCTTGTACATACCATACTTGACCTGGATAACCTACTAAAGCAACATATGTATTATTATATGCTGCATAATTTCCTGTAACTAAAAGTTCAATACCTGAACATTCTGTAAGAATATAACATGGGTATTTTGAACAAGATGGACATATTGGATTTCCATCTGCATCCTTTTTTTCACAATCATCTCCATCTACAAATGTAAAATCTGCATCTATTGGAGGATATGGTAAACTATTGTATGTAGCTAAATCTACTTCAGAAGCTGGATCAGTTACACTTCCTAATGTACCTGTATAACAAACTCCTCTAGATAAACCATCTATACTGTTACCGTTATATAAGTTTACTCCTAAATAGTTATTTATGTTAACTTGAGTTACTCCTGTTATACCTCCACCAGATGAATTTCCTGGAATACTTATTGTTCCATTTATACCTACACCTCTAAAGAATACAATATCTGCAGGGTTACAACAGTTTACAAATTTTAAATAATAATCTCCTGGGGTTGTTCCACAATCTTTACAAGGTACACCTACTGGGTCAGTACAACCTTCTTTTGCTAGAAAGTCTCCTTCATTTAAAGGATCATAAGAATTAAATACAGATCCTTGAAATATTATAGTATAACATTTGTTTTGTTCTAATAAAAATCCAGATACAGCTAAAGTTGTATCAGCAAGTGTCCATTGGTATTGACCATCACCTACCCATATCCCTGAACCATCATCAACTAGATTAATGAAAGTAAATCTGCTGTTATCACAACAATCAATTATTTTATAATAAGGAACTCCAGACATTATTTTTTAGTATAAGTTTTTAATTTCTCTTGTTTCAATTTGTTATTATATGCATTTACACAGTTTGCACAAGTCTGAGCTCCATCAATTGCTCTTCTTTGTTGACATCCGCAAGAGAGTGTAGATCCACAATTTTTACATTTTGATCCTGCTGCCATAATTTGTTGGTTTTTGTTGGTTTAACAATTTCTACAATCTAGAGCTTTTAAAAGCTTTAAAGCATAATTGTAAAGAGTCATTCCTTCTTGAGACTCATGACATGTTTCTACTTTTGCTTTTGCATTTTCTAGATACATCTTAATTAGTCTAAGATCTTCAAGCTTTTCTTTGATCTTAGCTGGGGGTTCACAATCTGCTACATCTATATCACATAAAATCTTTTGATATAGGTTCAGTGCTTGTGTTATCCTCAAATGATTATATTCTACATAGACCACTTGATTAGGGTCTACTACATATTTAATACAATAAATTCCATCAGGTAAGTTTACATATGAAGTGCCACAATTAGTTGTTTGTATGTTCAAATCACATCCAGTTAAAGTTGGAGAAGATTGAGGAACAAAAGCTACTTCACAAGCATTTTTATAACCTGGAACAGTTATATATAATTTTGGTTGAAATACAGCTACTTGTGCAGAATAAACACTTGTGTCAAATATTTTTAAAACACAAGGGTTACCTACAGTAGGTACCTCTAAACTTAGTACATGATTTGCCATAATCTTAAAATAAAAAAAAAGGGAGAGGAGAAACTTATGTCTCACTCTCCCTTTTATGAGTAAATAATTGTTTATTCTTATGAAGTAACAATAATAGATGGGTTAGCAGGACATGCACCTAGAGGTGTCATCTCAGCCATACAATCTAAATGTCCACAAGTTCCAATCTTAGCTTGCAAGTCAGTTAAAAGAGCATCTCTTTCAGCTTTACCAGCAACTGTTGATAAACTAACAATGTCAATTAGATATTGATCATTATCAAATGTACCAGATGGATTGTTAAATCTTGGAACAGTATGCAAGATATATAAGTGATCATATAGTGCTGTTCTGTCTACTTGACCAGCTCCAGCTCCTAACATATCATTTCCTTGAGTAATCTCACGGATTCTTAAGTCAGTTGCAAATGGAATTTGTCTGTAAGACTCAGATAAGATAAAGTCTCTAGCAACAGTCTCACCAAGACCTTCTGCTTGATAACCTTTACACTCATCAGCTATACATATACCTGTAAATTCACATGGATCACCATTTAAGTCTACTTCAGAAGCATATAATCTTAAAGGTTCAACTCCATAGAAATCTGAAGGTTGGAAAGTACAATCTCCAAAAGTTGTTTCTACAAAAGCACCAACTAATGTTAAACCAGCACACTCATCAGTGTAAGCAGCAGGAGTATAAGCATCAGCAGTAGTTGCAATAACTGTAGCTGGACCAACTAAACCTAAGTGAGTATTAGTTGCAGTAACACCAGCGGTAAGTACAGCAGCAGGAGTTCCAGTAGGATATACTAAAGTTGCACCATCACCAATAACACCAGCTGCACCAGCAGCAGAAACAGTTACTACAGGAATAATGAATGCTCCAGAATATGGATCTTCTTGATTATTTAATCCACCCATAAGAATTGGGTTATCCAAGATTTGCTCTTGCCATCCTAGCATCACAACTGCTGGGTTAACAGCAACAGGAGCTACAGTAGCATCTGCACAACATCCTGTGTAAGCAGTAACTTCACCATATGCTTGGTGGTTCAACATTCTTAATGCTGGAGAACCTTTAATGTCAATTCTTAAGTGGTAGTTTTCTCCACATAAGAAAGTTGGGCAGCAATCAGCTGTTCCAGCAGTTTGTGTATATGGAGTTTTACCAATATGTAAAATTGCATTTTGAGCAACGTGAGCATTCTGTGTCCACATTTTAGTTACATATCTAGGATTAATTCCTTTAGTTTTAATACTTGCTTGGTATCCACCGTGATGAGAACCAATCTTATCACTTTGATAAGGAGAACCGGTTGCAAGAATAAATTGACAGCACTCATCTAATGTAGCTGCTTGCCAGTTATGTCCATTAAACATTCCCATTTGACCAGATGTTAAAGCTGCAGTAGTTGTTAAAGCACCTACAGCAACATAGTCAGAAAGTACTATTGTCTTTTTGAACGCATTGTTAAAATAAGCCATTTTTTTTAATTGCCTCCTATTTTATTCAGAGGACTTTTTTAATTAATAAATAAATATACTATAATATACAAAAAAGTTTTTAAATATCAAACATGTATTAATTATTTCTTTCAGCCCCTTGTTGACCTCTTGAGAATTGATTGTTTGATTCAATATCTCCAGCAATTATACTAACAGCCTCATCAATAATTAATTCTATAATATCATCTTTAAATTCAGATTCAACATTTGTAGTAGATGCTATACCTGTATAAGGATCTACACATCCTTGAATTTGAATGTACCTTGGTTGTCTATAATAAGTAAGTTCTGCATCTTGAACATCAAACTCATTATTAGTATAAACATGTACACTATTTCCTATTAATGTAGCAAAAGTCTCAGCCCATTCAAATGAAGGTTTCTTAGATTCATCTCTAAGTAATTGATTTAAGTTACCTTCTTCTGCTAAGTATACTGTCATTCTTCTATCTTCACAACATTCTTTACATGCATTTACATCAACTCTTTTCCATTGAAGATAATCAGAAGGAACACTTCCTTTAACATATATCTTTTTATCAACCATGGGAATAGTATCAGTAGATAGTAAAACTTGAAGGTCATCTTTTCTTCTGGTAGATTGTTCATCACCTTCTTGAACTACATTAATACCATGTAACTGTCTTCTAGACCATTCTACTTGAGCCTTATTAAAAGCTTCAACAGCTTGCCAACATTCTATATTATCATAGTCTTGACTATCAAGCTTATTAAGCCTCTGTTTTAATTTTATGACTATTGCAGAGTTTGTCATGATTTCTTTTTCTTTCTTAGTTTACCTAACGTAATTGCAAATCTAGCACGTTGAGCAGTTTTACCTTTACCCTTAGCTTTTTCTCTAAGCCAAGACTTTTTAATTCTCTTATTCTTTTTATCATAACCACCTTGCCTTTTAGCAGTAGCTGTAAGAGAACCTGGCTTTTTAATTGCCTTCTTGATATTTAACTTCTTCTTCTGTGCCATTTTTAATATTCCCAGTATATAAAAATTTGATCATTTTCTTCTTCTGGTTCTTTAAAGGTTTCATTCATGTATATAATATACAAAAAATTATTAGCATTTCCATCTTCTTCTAGCTTTTCTCAAACGGCTGTTTGGATCTTTAGCAGCTTTAGGAAACTTTTTCATCTGACCAAGAGATCTTGCACAATAACTTTTCTTTCTAGCTCCACCACCTGGTTGAGGTGCTTTTAAGTTAGAGCCAGTTTTTCTATTAATCATTTTACGCCCTTTAGCAGTAAGACCACCTTTCTTAGACTTACAACCATTTTTGATTGTACAGCCTTTCATAGCTCCTTTCTTCTTACTACTTTTCTTAGTTGCCATTATCCTTTCTTTTTAGCTTTAGGTTTAGTATGTGTATAACCAAGTTTTTTCATACGTAAATGATCAGCCATTTTTTTAGCCATAGTACCTTTACCTGTTTTAGGATTGTACATCATATGAGCTTTAAACTTCTTCTTAGCACCACCTTTTTTTAATTTAGGAACTGCAGTTTTTGCCATTGGCTTTGCATATCTTGCCATACTATTTCTTTTTAGTTTTTCTTTTTTTAATTGAACTAGTTCTTCTACCCATACCAGTTCTTTTCTTTTCAGCAACAGCTTTAGCTTTTTGAGATTTAGATAAAGACCCCCATGTTCTGGGAGTCTTTTTAGAAATCTTTTTAGTAGGTCTACACTTCTTAGTTTTCTTATTCTTAGAAGAACCACAAGGATTTCCTTTCTCGTCCTTCCATTTTTCTTTGAACCACCTTTTCAGTGCAAGACCCTTAGCTGTTTTTCTTACTGCCATTACTTTATCTTACCTCTACGTTTTCTACATTTAGCAATGTATCCACTTGCATAAGCAGATGGAAATACAGCATACTTAGCTTTAGCTTTATGATAACAAGCATCTTTCTTAGACTTTTTAGCCTTAGACTTTTTCTTTTTAGATCCTCCTTTTCTGAAGAATTCTAAAACCTTCATATTTTGAACATCTTTATTAGGCATCTTATCTTCTCTTAAGAGTTTTCTTTTTAGGTCTAGATAGAGTTTTCTTAGGTTTAACTGATCCACCACTAGCCAATGCTTGAAATTTAGTAGCTTCTTTTTTAGCCAAATTTGTCACTCTTTTCATAAGTGCACTATTCTCTTTGATTCTTTTAGCTTCTAATAAAGTATTCATTGCACTGCGGTCTTCCCACTCTTGCATTTCTTTTTTAGTCATAGTATTAGTAAGTTTAATCATTTTCATTATACAGTTCCTCCTTTTCTTAATTGTCTACCCTGAATAGTTCTAGGATTATTAGAATACTTAGGCATGCATTTAGGACAAAAAGTTCTTAATACTGCATCTGGTCCATATGAATCATTAGCTGCAGCTCTGGCAGCTTTGATTCCTTCCCTTGTATAAGGGTATTTTTTTCCATTTACTGTAGGCATAATTTCTATTTTTTTCTTAAGTTTCTACCAAGGATTCTTCTACCGCATGATCCTCCATGCTTATAAGTCATTTTGTTCATAGATGACTCTAATGCAGATCCACCTTTTCCCATGAAACCCATTTTGTTTCTTACAGTTTTAGATAATTTAGGTAATCCTTTATTACCTGCAGGTATTGGATCTAATGATGATCCACCTTTTCCATACATTGTTTTATATCCTGGCATAACTTTTATTTTTTAAATTTAACTTTTCCAATATTTTTCACACTTCTTAGTTAAGTCATCTAGTATATCTTCGTTAAGAGGGTTCTTTAAGAACTCTACTACATCAGAAACATTTCTTCCTAGTATAGCATTTTTCTTAGCATGATATATATGACCATCACTTTTAGTTACAACATGTTTGAAGAATACAGAATCCTTAACAATTGATTTAATTTTTAATGTTTCCATATCCATCTCTACTGTCTTTAAGAAAGTGTTTACAGCTCTTTCTAAGTTACTTTCCATACCTTCTCCATTTATATGGTTATCCATATTTTCATAGATAACATCTAAAGGAGTTGACTTTTTATATTGTGGACTATTTACATCTACAACTTTAGCAACATAAAATAACTTAGTACTATTCTTATCAAATAACTTTTGCAATTCTGAAAGTGCTTTATTTCGCATTTTCTTATACTCAGTTCTTGTAGACACTGTTTGCTCTTCTTTATCTAAATAGAACTTAGGTGGAGTTGGTCTTGATCTTGCATCATCATAACTCTTTGCTACAAGAGAAAAACCTCCAGCTTCTATTGCAAATAATTTTATTCTGTCATAAGGATCATTTACATTTAAATGTATAGGCTGATTCCCTACGGTTAATTCAATTTTATTCCAAAACTCTTGATTATCAGGTTTTAGTAATTTTACTTTGTTCCAAAAGTCTTTGTCTTCTGGATCAATGACATTTGCAGCTAATTCTTTTTCTAAGTCAGAAACTGCTGTTCTAATATTTTTAATTCTAGCATCTTTAAGTTCAGATGGTAGAGTTTTTAATTCTGGAGCAAATTCATTTAAACCAGTAAGGTATCTAACAATACCATTGATTTCTAAACAAGCTAATTGTTCTTGATGTGTAACTCCATCAAATAAACTTAATCCATAATTTTCTAATCCCATATTTTCAGTTCTGCTATCAAAATAAGGTCTGATAGAAATCTTTGAGGATGTAGAAGAGGTTGGTGTTTGCACCATTGTAAAATTATTACTTTTCATTTTTGTTGATTTTTTTGTTGGTTATTAAAAAAAAAGGGAGAGGACTTTCCCTCCCCCTTTTATAAGAATCTATTGTTAGATTAGAATGATCCTCCAGTAACTGGGTTTCTCATAACAATCTTCAATACCTTAGTTGGGTCTTTTACCCATACAGCTGGCATTGTTTGAGACATCATGACTCTGTATCCATTGAATTGACCAGAAGACTGGAATCCTTGGCTACGTCCCATGTAGTCCATTGTACCATTTTGATACCACCACTTAAGTTGATTATCCCAAGATAACTTCAATAAGAAGATATTATCATTAGTGTTATCAGTGATGTCAAAGATAATGAATGAATAAGAAGATAATGGGAATCCATCAATGATTGGGTTCTCAATATCATTAGTATTAACATTATCAAATGCTGGGTTAAGTACAAACTTAACGTTAGCTAAGAAAGGAATCACATAAGAAGTGTAAGCAAAACCAAAGTTAAGATCCATTCCTTGACCAGTGATTGCACCTATGTCAGCAGCTTGAATTACAAGACCTGAAGCAACTGCTTCTCTCTTGATAGCTTCATTAACCATTCTCATTCCACCCATACCAGTTTGAACAATAAGTTGTCTCTTTGGATCTGGACCTTGGAATTCAACTTTTCCATTAAAGAAGTTATAAATCTCAGAACGGAATAAATCAAGGTTGAAGTTATTCTTGTTGTATACTCTTTTGAAAGAGTTATCAAGTTGTTGCCAAAGACCAACAGATAATCTTAAATCATCTGGACCGTCTTGTCTAACTCTACCACCTTGTCCCCACATTAGGTAAGACTCGATGTCATTTGCTACTTTAGTTAAGTGAGCAGCTTCCATGTTAGTAAGGAAAGATCTAGATAAGTCACCATTATCAAATGCTTTCTTAACTTTATCTTTACCCATTACTTTTACCATATCTTCTAATGAAGCTACAGAAGGATTTTTAGCATCACCACTAGTTTTCCAGATTTCAGTTACTGGAACAGTACCATCAGCATTCATTCCTCCTTTGATCATAAGATCAGCTCTAGAAGAAACTGAATAATGTACATGAGCCTCAGCTCCTCCTACATAGTTGTAGAATTCACGGAAACCAGTAGCAGTTTTGATGTCAGAGAATCTTTCTCCGTACTCACCTCTTGCAGAACCTTTTCTGAAGTACTTAGTTCCATTTGCTAAGTAAGCAGTGTTAAATGAAGCATTAGTATTGTTATTAACTAATTGAACTGTGTAAACATATCCATCACCTACTGGAAGAATATCTTCATCAGTAATGTAAAGTTCAGCTCCATTGTATTTGTCATAAGTGATGATATCACCATGTCCAAATTCTCTATCACTTAACTTAATACGGAAAGTGTTTCCATCTACCCCTAGAGGGTCTGCTTCTTCAATGTTTTCAATGATGTATGGTAAGTCTTTGGAAACAGGAGTTTGCCATTTGTACTCACCACGAGCATTGTCAACCATTATTACATTTTTACCACCAAAGCTAGACATTTGATAAAGAGGCATTTCAACTTTCTGAGCCATAGCCCAAAGGTCTACTGGACCTAAGTCCATTGGTTCTGCATCTTTCAACATGTTAACCAAGTGGTATGAGTCTACGTGTGAACTTGCCTCATAGGCTGTATCCCGTAGAAAGATACCATTGTTTAAAACTGGAGTTGCCATTTTTTATTTTGTTTTTATTGTTTACTAATTTAAAATCTTTTGAACATAGTGTTCTTTCTTTGTACTGTTCTTTTTGTTGGTTGCTTTCTTCTGTTTGTATCAGCTTTCGGTGTTACACCAGAAGAAGATATTTTATTAGACTGAGCAGTTTTTAGTTGTCTTACTGTTTTTTTAACTGCATCTTGAGAACCTTGATTTTTAAGTTTACTTTTATATCCATCTGGATCTGAAAGTAACCATAATGCTTCTGCAATTAAATCATGCCTTGGTTCTACAAATTGATACTTTTCAAGAAGATGTCCTAATAAGTTTGTAGGCTTTCCTGAAATAGAAGGATAGTTAGGTTGAACTAATCCTGAATATAAAGCATTTTGAGTTTTTCTATCTAGCTTTACATCTCCTAATTTACCATCAGCTAAAGTATTATATACATTATCCATATAAGCTTTTGCTGCATCTTCCTGTTGTGCTTTTAACTGCTCTTGTTCTGCTAACTTTTGCTGAACAATTTTTTCTTGCATTCTATCTAACTTAGGTTTAAACTGATTAGCTTTCTTTTCTAATCTATCACTATCATACCAAGTTTCAATTTCCTCTTGAATTTCTTCAGGAGTTCCGAATCTAGTAGCAGTTAAATATTGTCTTGCAATTTCTGCTTGATGTTGTTCATTACTAGGATCTAAATCCATTACCTCTTCAACATGTGAAAGAGTTCTAAATAATCCTTTTAGATCTGTACCACCATCAGCTACATATTTAGCAGCTACTTGAAGTTCTTCAGGAAGAGAATTAAAAAACTCTTTAGGAGTATCTTGTCTAATCTTAGCTTCTCTTTCTTGAAAGTTAGCTTCAAACAGTTCTCTAAAATCTTTAGTAGTATAATCTTCTAAAGCTTTATCATCATCAAAACCAAATAGAGTACCTTCCTCTATCATTTTAGATGCTAATTCAGCTAAACCACTTTTATCAGTTTTACGTCTTCCAGGTTTAGACTCTGTTTCTTCAGCATCAGAAATCATATCATCCAGTTCAGAAAGAGCTTCATCTACTAAAGCTTTATCTTGTTCTGGAGTTGATTCCGTTGCTACAGGTTCTTCTGTTACAGTTTCAACTTTTTCTTCAGTCTTGTCAATGAACGTAGTATCAAATTCTTCTTCTGCCTTTAGAACATTTCCTGCAGGCTTTTCTTCTTCTTCAGGAACCATTATATTATCTGCTCCTAAATTTGAAAAAATCTCATCAATATTTACATCTACTTGTTCTACCGTTGTAGAATCTTGCACTTGAGTTTCCTCATTCTTTTCTTCTGCCATTTTTTGTTTTTTGTTGGTTATACTTTAATATACTAAAATAAATCTTAAAGATTTAAAATTATTAAAAAAAAATTAATTAAAATTTTACATTATATAGCTAACTAATTTTTTTGGTTAATTTTTCAAGTTGTTTTATATAAAAATTTCTTTCTTCCGATCTTACTAAAGCAATCTCTTTTATAAAGTTTTCTCTTTCCATATGACACTGATTCATAAACTGCTCACGTTCTTTATGCCATACTTCTCTTTCTTTAGTTGATCTAGCAGATATTTCTTCAATCTTTCTAAGCAGCCACCTTTCTCTAGTAATAGCATATACTACCCAAACACCAAGAACTCCGTACTGTGTAAGTATATCAAAAAATTCCATTAACTCTTCTTAGGTTTTTTAACATCATATTTATTCTTATTCTCTCTAGCAATTTGAAGTTGTTTATCAGCAATTGCCATTTGAGCTTGAATCTTCTGCTCTTCAATAGACATTTTTTGATTATGCTTAGTCATATCATTAGCTTGCTTTTCTCTTTGCATTGAAGTTTGTGCTTGATACTGCTGAGTCTTTCTAATGTCATCCATAGCATCTTTATAATCACTTTGCTCATTCTTATTAATATCTACCATTGATCCATAACCAGCAGATTTAATTTCAGCAATAAGAATATCTTTTTGTCTGTCTTTTTCTTTTTCTGCAGCTTCTGCAGTCATTCTCATTTGCTCTTGTTGTTGTTGAGCTTGAATTTGCTGTTCTTGCATTTGCTGCTGTTGCTGCATCTCTTGTTGTTTCTGCTGTTGTTGTTTTTGTTCAGAATCTTTCATTGCAGCATTTAGTTCAGCAATAGAATCTGATTGAACAATTTTACCAAGATCATATATACTAGCTCCTGTAGTATTATTAGTCATTGCCATTTGTTTTAATTGTTCAAGAATAGCTCTATGATTTGCAGTAGTTGATGTAAAGATGTTAAGATCTCTCATTAAAAGGTCTGTACCATTTATTTCAAAATTAACTTTTTCATCTGCAGATGTAATATATGTTAGTCTAGCAGATGGTTTAGTTGAATTATAGAATTGAGCTAAGTCTGTTCTCATCTGATGAACTCTTGGCATCAAGTAATCACAGTGTTGTATAAAGTAAGTTTCTGTTTGAGCATATGATGCATTAACAGCTTGCTCTACACCTGTAGCAGTTTGTTGAGATATCTGCTGACCCATTCTTTGTGGATTAACACCTATCACTTCATATGCTTGTTGTTTAAAATAATTAGATAACTGGATTCTAGACATAAGTCTATTAGTCTGATCTAAATCAAGTTTTTGGAAATGTTGGAAGTTTAATGCATTCTCTGTATTTGTAATAGATGTATCAAGAGGAAGCATCTGGAAATCTTTCATAGCTACATAAGCTTTAGCTAAATTACCTTTACCCCAATCTTCTCCTAATGAATGTTTAGGAAGAGTATTTTGATCTAACATTATTACAGTACCAAGTTCATCAACTAATATATCAGCCATTTGATTATTAACAATGTTATAACCAATTTGAAATGGTTTCATTAAATCAACTAAAGCAGTAGACTTAGTATTTCTATCTGAGAATACAGCACCCTCTACAGGAAGTTTACAACCATAAAGATTATTATCACCTTTAAATTGAAACTTAAGAGGTCCTGGAGTTTTTCTATCTATACCAATATATATTGGAGATAAACCAGAAGGATTATTCATACCCCAGTAACTAGGAATATTTGGTCCTATTTTAATACCACCCCATACTTCATTAATCCATATCCATTCTATATGCTCTCCAAAAACTAAATTATCTTTATTTTTATTTTTGAAGAGTCTAGTATCATAAATAGGTTTATCAGTAACTTTATATTGCTCAGTAATTATTTCATTTATAACTTCACCAGTTTCTGATATCTTAGTAAGATGTCCTAATTTTCTTTGAGATTTCCAATAAGTTGTTGTTACTCTTAATAAATAAGCTGGACCATCATCTGAAAAATCTTCACCTTGTCCAAGAATTTCATTTACTACATCATTACCATCAAATACACTTCCTGACATTGCAGTAGTATATTGTCTCATTGCTAATGATGGCATTTGAGTATTCCATTCATGACTTTGAGTTGGATCATAAAAAGTTCCATCATTTTGATAACCTCCAATATTATATCCTGCTGCTCTTATAGGATAAATAGCTTCTAATGCTTCTAATTGATCTTCTGACATTAAATAACCATACTTATCAATAACATCAGATGGTGTAAGCATATCTGTTTTACCTACCCAGTTACAATCAGATATATATCTTGCATCAGGAGATTTATGGTAAAATGTAAGAACTGGATTCCATAACTCTACCTCATAATCATCTTCCATCATTTTCATATGCCAAAACTCTCTGTCTGTAATAAGCATATCACGGAAAGCTCTTTCTTCAAGTTCTTCAAGTCTAAATTTTTCAACATCAACTTTATGCTGATGTGTTGCCCATTCTTCTATCATAGATCTGTAACTCTTTTTAAAGTACATTTCTATTTCAGGTAAAGTTTTTAAATTTTCTGTACTGGTTTGTTGTCTAGCTTCATCAGAGTTTACATCTAAACCTTGTTCAATCATAGCTGCTTCAACTTTAGTTTTAGCTTGTTTAACAAGAACTTGTTCTACAGCTAATCTTTTTTGTTCAAGCATTTCATTATATGAAAATTCATCAACAGCTCTATATGTTAGTTTAGTAGTTCTTTTTGCAAATTCAGCTACTAGAACATTAATAACATTTGGAATAATTGGATAAAACTTTAATTCTAATGCAGCATCTTCATCTTGAGTAAGAAGTTCTACAAGATCCCTACTTTCATTATCTTCTTCTACAACATAATCTGTTCTATCTATATGACCCTTTGCAAGCTTGTAATTCTTTAATAATTTTCTTGAAGTTCTTTGAAGTTGTTTTAGACCATTCCACTCTAACCAATCTATATTCCATGCTGCCCATTCAGCATCTTTTTTCTTTTTAGGCAAAAACTGTAAAGGTTGTGTTATTGTACCTAATCTATTCTGTTCTACCTTAGCTCCATTTTTTAACTGAAGTGCGTTAAATACTTGCATAGTTATTATTTAATATTTCTGAAAGCAGATCTTTTAAAACCTTTTCCTTTATTTTTTCTTCTTTTAGTGCCCAAATGTCTGAACGGACTCTTATTTAATTTAAACAAATTTTCTGACTTTTGCAACTTTTTAGCTACATCATCTCTAATAACTTGCTTAGTGTAACCTCTATTAGATTCTTGTATTTTCATAAAAGATACAAGTGCTGCAAAAGATACTAATCTATCCACGTTAACTCCATCTGCATATTCTTGCATTTCTTTTATCAGCATAGGATCTGGAATTCTTTCTATTCCATAAGTGGTTTTAACAACAGTACCATCTTCTTTTGTTTCTTGATCAAGCTCTTCTCTTACAAACTCAATTGCATATGATAACAAATGTGCCTTGAATAATGTTCCTGTATTCTTCCAACCATATTCTTGATAAACATTCTTATTTGCAGCAAGATCTTTTAAGAACATGATTTGACTCTTAGGTACTAAATATTTTTGTTTTTTTCTAGATATCATATACTGGATAAATAAAGAAATGTTATTCTCTATTACTGTCCAGGCATTATACCATTCTATTATAAGCTCTAGTCTTTGATGTGTTTGTTTTATATCATCAAATCTTCCACACCAGGCAGCTACAATTTTACTTTGTTCAACATACGTTTCTGTTTCAACTCCAGTAACTTTAGTTACTTCTACAGAAGCCTTCATTACATAAATAGAACAGAGAGAGTCTGATGTTGTAGTCTTACCTTCTGATACAGGGTCAATAGAAGCATAATAAGTTCCAAAGTCTGGTTTTTCTTTATTAGGTCTTTCCCATACTACTAAACACCCTGTTTTGTCTTCTGTCTTTTTATTTATAGGAAACTGCTTTATTGGTTGTTTATTACTTTTCTTTACTGTAGGTTTACCATTAGCATCTGTAGATATATCTAGAAACTCATAACCATATTCTTTTTCTTCTATTCTTCTAGCTTGTGCAGAAAGAAGATGTGTAGGAAATACAGAAACAGATCTATTATCAAAAGCTTCTTTTATATTTCTTGGATGCTGAGATATTCTTAACTGGTAATCTTCTGGAGCCAGTTCTCTTTTCCAGTCATCAAATTGTTTTTGTAAAGCTTCAGTAGCTTCTTTTACTTTAGAATTACCATACTGGTCTATGTGCGGAGGCATTGACCATTGTTCAGGAATGAATAAACCTGACATACCTTCAGTACCCTTATGATCAATCAAATTAGTTTCTACAGCATAGACATCTTTTGAAGTTGGATTAAGTATCATATCCTTTAAAGGATTACACTGTGATAAATCTCCTACTGATCCTGCAGCAATAAATAGTCCTGTAGTAGTAAGTCCTGATCTCATTGCTGGTCTCATATACTCATATGTCTTGTCCATCTTAGGTGCAATACCAGCCTCCTCATGAAAAAAGTATTTAACTGGACCTCCTACTCCATTTGTAGGATCTTTCTCAAATGACATACCTTGTATAGTTCCTTTAAGACCTACTTCAGTTTTTCTGTTACCTTTCCTAACTTCAATCTTTTGCTGCCACATCATTACCTTACTAGGGTTCATTGGTCTATACCATGCAGTATGTTCATTTAAGAATGCAGCATATTCATCTAGGAACTTCCAAGATCCTTTTTCATTTATATAATCTTTAAGACTTGCTCCTATCTTTAGAGTTACCCCGGCTTCAAACCATTGCTGATTAATGAGCTTTGCCATATGATAGTATGATGAGGCTATCTGTCTTTTCTTTAGAATAGCTACATGTTTATAGTTTAGTTCTGCTAGCATTTCATATAGTGCCATATGATATTGAGCATCTCTAATATCTGCAAAACCAAACTGCTGTATTTCTTTATTAAATATTGGTAGGAAGTTTAGCCACATATAGTAGTCTCTGGCTATATACCAAGTTTTATCTCCTGATTTAAATATTACTCCTTTTCTACATTTCTTTTTCTCACCTTCCCAGTATGCTATAAAATCTCTAGATTTAAATGGAGCTACACAATAAACATTTGTTTCAGTAAATTTTGTTGCTTGCTTATTAAATTCTTTACTAGTTTCATCAAATTCATATTGACCAGGTTCTTTAAATATATCTCTTACAAATGTGGCAAACTCTTCTCTAGATTCAAAATCTGTAGTTTCCCAAGTTCCATTATTCCACGTTGGTATATCTTGATATATTTCTGTTTTATTGATCATATCCTAAACCAATACCTCCTCTAACACTACTCTGCTGTTCATCCTGAAGATCTTTATAGGCACCTTTAAAAGACTCTCTAATTTGTTGGTATTTAGCTGCAGCATTAACTAGTGAGTTTATGTTACCATCTCTACCATGTTCAATTGGTGTAGTTTGCATATATCTACCTAATCTATCTAACATAGCTGCAATACCTTTATATGCTCTAGATGTTGGAGTCTCATACATTTTTTGACAAAACTTTAATGCATTATGTATATCATCATCTTCTGTAGAAAACTCTGCATCTACTTCTGCTAATATTATTTCTTCTTTTTCATGCTCTGGTGTATGAAAGAAAGGGTTCATATCAGGATTAGGACAAGTCATGTAAAATAAATATTGGTATATCTTTAAATAATCATCAGGATAAGTATCCATAATATGTTTTAAAGATTTTAAAGTATAACAGTGTTCTGTAGGAATTACTGTTCCGTTTTCTATGTCAAAGAGTTTAGCTATCATTTCTTTTTTATTTTATTTCTATTATCATGTAAATAGTGTATTAAAGATATCACCTCATCCTTTAAATAAGGAACTGGAATTTGAACTAGTTCTTTTAAAACAGGATCACCTTCCGGTGTATATTTATGAATAGGATAACCATACTCATCTTTACCTTCTTCTTCAAACTGAACATGATGTATAAACATATTACCAGGTCTTAATTTAGGATTATGTTTTATTATAATATACATATAAATACTGAGTTGTAAGGCATAATGATTAAAATTACAATCTTCTATATGAGATAAAGGAAACTGCATTTTTTGAGAAATACCTTCCCAATCTTTATAAGAATTCATTTTAATTTCTTTATTTGTTTTATAGTCAATAACTGTAACTTTTCCATTAACTACTTCAACTAAATCAGATTGTCCACATATGCCTGCAGATTTTAAATACACCATATGTTCAGGATATACACCAGGATCAAGCTTTTGACTAGGTGCATATTTTAAACCATTTTCTTTAACAATTGGAGCAAAAACTGGAACAGTTGTTCCATCTCTTTCAATTGAAGCTAATGAGCATAAGTCATCCTCTCTTTGGTTATGATAAAATGTTCCGAGCTTCATTGCTCTTTCAGATTCTTTTTTCCAAACAGCTTCAATCTCTTTTGGTTTCATTCCATACCATTTAGAGTTTTTTCTTTTAGCTACTTTCTTAGCAACCTTTGCGGCATCAAAAGGTTCTTTAAAATGAGATGTTAATGTAGTTACACTAATCCAATGTATATTATCTTCATTAGAACTTACATAGCTATGATCTGATTCCTTAAATATAATACTCATAATTCTCCTAATTTATCTTCTTCTTCTAATGTCATTAATGCAGGCCATTCTCCTATAGGACAATTTGAAGATAATGATCTTGTCTTAAAAGCTAAAGAACAACCGCAGTTTCCACAACAAGGTTGTGTACCCGGCATTTCACACTTAGATCCTTTAAGATCTATTTCAACACACTCTGTACAAATATTCATTCTTTTAGCAGCCACTTCTTCTACAAACTCATCTCTCATTACTGAGTTCTTAATACCTTCATAAATTTGTTTTCTATTCTCCCAAATTTTCTTTAGACTTAGCATTGTTTTTATTTTTTAAAAATTCTTCTTTTCTTTCTTTTTCTTTTTTAATTTGTACATCTAAGCTTTCTAGCATTGATATCTTTTCTTCTAACATTTTTTTATTATAGTATGCTGCAAATGTAGAAGTGTCATGATTTACTAAATATTTTTTTAATCTAGGTATTGATTTTTCTACTACATACCCTTTAGCTTTAAATACACCTAGACCTGTTATATTAATTCTAGGATGATATAAATCACTTAACAACGTTCTAACATTTTTATAATAAAACTCTACTAAATTTTCTACTAAATTTTTTGAAATATCTAAATCTTCGGAAACCTCAGTATAAATTAAATTACATTTTTTGGGATTCATTTTCCTAAGAATTTATAATCTAACAAAATAGTACCTTCAGTTTGAATTTTAATATTGTCATTTATAGATATAACCTTCTTATTCTTTAGATCTTTTTTTACAAGTCCATTCTTTTCACATTTGTTTATACAGTTTCTAACAGTTTGCTGAGATTTAAAAATTTTATGCTCTTCAGCAGCATCATAACAAAAATGAGTTAATTCTATTGGACCAAGTGAACTTAATAAGGTTAAACAATCTAAATCAGAATTACTCACCGTTATACCATTTATATAACAGTGAGTTAATATCTGGAATTTTATGATGTGCTTTTTAGACATCATAACCTTCTTTTGTACCTGGTTAACTAAAGCCATTATGCTTCTGTTTTAAGTACTCTTTTTTTAGCTGATTTTGGTTTAGCAGCTGGTTTTGGTTTAGGACTTTGTTGAGGTAATTCCTCTTCCTCTTCAGGGGGAGCCATCATCATTGCATATTGCATTTGAATCTGAGCTCTCTTAAATCTAACTTCATCTAAGTCAGATAATACTTTTTCATATTCAAATTGAGCTTTGAGATATCTTAAAGAATTCTCATAGAACTCTAACATCTCTTCTTTTTTATCTTCCAATTCTTCTGGAGATAAATCTTCATGTTGGTTTGGATTGTTCATAATTGTATATTTAGATTTAAGCAAATATACAAAAAAAGTTTAAATGTTTATAGTTTAAACCTCTATCTATTTTTTAAAGTAAAATTTAAGATTGTAATAAGATAAAATTTTCTAGATATATCTACTTCTAAATTAAAAATATCTAATGAAGATATTCTTAGACGGATCATTACTTTATCCCACTGCTTATTTGGATTATTCCAGTTATTTCTAAATTTCATTTTTTTCTTCTATTTCTTGAATCATTTGAAAGTGTATCTTAGCTATTCTATCTCTACCTTCTTCAGGTAATAAGTACTTATGACAGTTACTATAGTTAGTCATAAAGAAGTTTTCTGATAGTATTGCTGGCATAGATGTATGCTTAATCACATAAAAGTTAGCTTCTTTATCAGGATCTCCATCTCTTGTATCTCTTCTCATCTTTTCTCCTGGAAACTCAGCTGCTGCTTTCTCATACAGTGTTGTAGCAATCTTATCTGATTTAGTTGTACCTGGAGTAGTATATACTGACCATCCATTAGCAGACTCTTTATCAAAACCATTAGCATGTATACTGATGTATATACACTTCTTTTTTGCTGACTTAGCTATCTTATTAGCAGATCTAACTCTTTCTCCTAAGCTTACATCCTTTTGAGTATCAACAAGATTGACATAATCAATACCATTATCTTTACAAAGCTTTACTAATCTATTTACTATAGCTCTATTAAACTCTCCTTCATAAAGAATGCTGCCATCATCCCATCTAGGTGATCTTTTACCTGATGTTTGGTATTTACCATCTATGATTCCACCATGTCCATTATCAAATAACCATATATAGTTTGACTCTTGGACAGAACCAAGGTTAATATCTTTACCGCAATGTGGACATATTGTTGCTTCCATTATTTATCACCTTTTAATTTGCTATACTTGTCCATTGATGTAAGACCTAATGCACCAAATGCAAATAAAGCCACAGCATCAACTAAGTATTCAGCTGGTCTAATCTCTTCAGGACTAAATGTATTAGCAATTAAACAAGCTACTAGAGCAAATATACATAATAATCCAGACAATCTCTTAGATGAATAAGCACCTGTCTCATCACTCAATAATTCTTTAAAAAATGTTTTCATAATTTAGTTTTTAAAAATTTACACAGTCTATATATGCCGTATAAGATTAACAATATTAAAGAAAGATACACTCCTTTGTTTATAAGTTGTTTCCACTTAGGAGTTTTTTCATAATACTTTACAGGTATCTTTCTTTCTATAATTTTTTCTACAGTTACAGTATCGCATTTACCACTAATATATACAGAATCATGTATGGTATCATGATATATTTCAATTCTTAGTCTTTCTTTTTCTATAACTAAAGTATCTTTTCTAATCTCAGTCCAGAAATGTTGAGAGAATACTGTATCATGTTCTACCTTTTCTACAGTAAGTCTTACAGTATCTAATACTTCTACACTGTCTATAGTAAGTAAATAGGGATGCTTTTCTACCAGTCTGGTGAATCTAGCTTTTGGACTACAAGCAACTAATGCTAGTAGTAGGGATATAAAGAAAATTCTTATCATTTAGTTTTAATTGCATGAATAGCTTCAATGATTTCTATCTTCATTTTAGCCATATCATCTCTCAAGTCAGCTATAGATTTTTCTTGCTTTTCTCTATTTATTTCAACCTTATCTTTCACGTCATCTATTCTTTTATGAACCACATCAACATCTTTACTTAAGTTATCTAAAATCATTTGTTGTATTGCTACTTTATTTTTCAGTGTAAACCAAACTGTTAATGCTCCCACTAAAGCTGATAGGATTGATAGCAGAGCATCAAAACCCACCTGCATACTTGAAATTTCCATTCTTCAATATTTTATACATAAATAATACTTATTATAATATACGAAAATTATTTAAATTATGAAAATTTACACAGGGAACTTGTGTGAATCTATACCTCTGTGGTATATATCAACACCTCCTTTAGTATCTCTTCTATATCTAATGTTTAAGATTCTACCTCCTACAGGTTTAATAGGAGCTCCTCTTTCTACATGCCACCCTTTGGATCCATCACCATATTCTTCTTTATATGTACCTGTAAGCATCATGTGAATTTGTCTTTGCTCTTGTCTATAGTTATCTCTACCTTGTATTAATTTATCTCTTACATCATTTCTAGCTGCATTCTCATGTATATGCCCCATTGTAAACACATCAAAGTCTTCATACATTTCTAAAGCTCTAGTAAGATTCAAGGCTCCTTTAGTTACAATACCTCCTCCACCAGATCCGTGAAAGTATCTTATCTTCATAGTTCTTACTACACCACCTCTGTCTCTTCTAGTACCTCTGAGAATTTGATTTACAAGTATCCAGCCACCATAGCCACCTACTTGCACATTAGTATTATTTTCATGATTAAGCATTTTAACAAATCTAGCAAGTATATCTGTTTCTTGCCATTTAATAATACCTGTTTCATGATTACCATATCCTATAACAGTAAGTAAGTGAGAGTATGGTGACCACCATTTAACAGCAGTTTCTACAACACTATCTAAATATTTTGCATTGTTATGTTCTGGTCTTATATCAGATTTATTTTTTCTATTATCTCCTCTTCCTTGCATGAGACAAAACATGTCTCCATTTATCATAATAGGAATAGATTCTTTTACACAGTAATTTAAATCTCTTTTTAATGTATCCCAGTCACACTTTGGGTTATCCCAGTGTATATCTGACAACATGGCAATCCTAGCCTTTGTACCCTCAAGTTTAATCTCATGGATATTAGCAGCATGTGCTTTTATTTTCATATTTCTTTTTTTTTAATTTCTTCTATTCAGGTGGAGTAGGAATATACTTACCTGAAGGTCCTTGAAATTTATCAGAGTTACTTTCTACTGAATTTTTATAATAATTATCAATACCCACATCTTCATTTACAAATGATTCTAACTCATCTTCAGTTAAAAAAGCATTTATAGTGGGTTGACCTGTTACAACTTCTGTAACTCCTTGGTCACCAGCATAACCAAATACAACAAGACCAGTTTCTCCTTGACTGTTCATTACATAGAACCATCTATTAGGGTTATTTTTTGTTATTTCATTTATACTAAACTGTGCCATTATATTTTATATTTTATGTACATCCTGAATCTGTTATAGTCCATCCTGCTGTAATTAATGTTGCTCTTGCAGTAGCTCCTGAAGATGGAGCACAACTATATTGGGATTGATTTGCAGATAATGTTACAGTATTAGTGTTTGTTGCAGCTGCTCTAATTAAAAGATTATCATATGATGTTACATTTAAAGGTGAGCTTGTCAACATGCTTCCCATATTTGTTGTTCCTGCAAAACTTACAGAACTATCAAAAGTTAATGTAGTAAGTAGAGTTTGGTTATTAAAAGCACCAGACCATGTAGTAACTCCACTAAAATTACAATTAGCTCCAAAAATTACTGTTGTTAATGTTTTAGGAGCAGCAGTGTTATATGTTATAAAATTACTTAGATCAGTTATAGCACTAGGTATAGTTACATTAGAAAAATCTAAAGTTTGAATACCTGTTGTATCATAGAAAAGCAATTTCATAACATTACCACTACAGTTACTTAAATCCCAAGAGCTTGAAGGAGCAAGTGTTTGATTACTGTCTTCAAATCTAGCATCTCTGAACATTTGATAAACAGTTGTTGCAGTAGACATATCCCAATTAGTTACATTAGGTATTACACCTCTGCTTCCTGCTGTAAGAGAGTATCCATTTTTATTAAAAGTACCACTAAAAGTAGTAACAGACCAATTTGCACCAAAGTCATCATGAAAGTTATGTGTATCAAATTTTAATCTATAAGTGAGATAAAAAGCATTAGTCATGTTAGTGGCAGAGTCAGCTCTTAAAGTATTTAATCCTACTATATCAGTAAGATAAGTACAGGTACTAAACATACCTGAAAAACTAGTTATATTACTTATATCCCAATTAGTAAGGTTAACAGTACTCAAACCATAAGACTGTAAAAATAAATTAGCTCCTGATGTGAAAACTGAGGTATTGTTCCAACCTGTTAAATCTAAATTACAACCTCCTGTTGCTCCTGGTGTATAACCAATTTTTCTAAACATTTGAGTTGTTGTAGTACCTGCTGCTCTTAATGTCCAACCTGTTATATCAGTAGCTGATGTTAAATTAGCATCGTTAAACATTGAACTCATATTTGAACAGGCCGCCCAATTTAAATTAGGAGCAATAACAGCTAATCCTGCACCACTATTTCCTGATTGACTAAACCAACTTGAAGCATTTGTAACAGTACTAACATCCCATCCTGTAATATTTATAGAAGTAACGTTAGCCATTTGAATAAAAGCATTCTGAGAAGTAGTACCAGCAAAAGCTGAAGTATTCCAGTTAGATAAGTCTAAAGATATTATAGAGTCACACCCTTTAAATAATTGATATGGGCCTTTATATGAAGCACCTACAGTCATATTAAAATTAGGAGCATCTGTAGCTGTGTATGTCATATTAATACATTCAGTAAACCACTCCCTTAACCCTCTTATAGTTGTATTTGTACCCCATTGCTTAAATTCAGTATACTGTGCAGCAGTTGTAGTATCACTATTTCTTATATAAATGTCTCCAGTAATCTTAATTTCATAAGTTCCTGCTACAGCATATGTATGAGTTTTATTAACATCAGTAACTCCTGATTCTGAATTACTATCTCCCCAATCTACATCATAATTATTTACACTTGGAGTTTGACTCCTTATAACAAAATCTTCATTAGGTGCAGTTGTAGTAATAGTAAAAATCATTGACTCAGTATCCACAGTATTTTGTGGAGGAGAAATTCTAGTTCCTACACTTCTTCCTAGAGACTTGGTTGTGTTAATAGAAACACCCATGACTTATGCTACATAAATTACCAAAAGATCTCCTGCATTTCCACCTGCTGGATCTGGATCATAATCAAAGGTGCTTGCAGCAAACTTATTCATATTACCACCTGCATCAAAATTTACAGTTTCTCCTGCTTTAAGAACTATTCCTAAAACATTTGCATCTACTGCAGCTGCGTTATAAAAAGATACAGACTTCATAGAAGCTGCAATTGTTACTAAACCTGAAGCAGTTGCTCTTAACATTGCAGGCATTGCCGTAGTATCATTAAGAGAACGAGTATCAAGCTCTATAGCTGTAGTATTAGTAGCTGTAGTTGCAGTTGATGTAGCAATATTGCCAGTATCAGTATCAATAGTTGCAAGTAATTGTCTACATAATTCTAATGTAGCTTCTGAAGCATCGCCTGCATCTAAATAAGTTATTGTACAAGCTGAATAATCAGTAGTATCTTCAGTTGTACTTCCTGGAGGATACAGTTTAATAGTCCAACTTGGAACTGATGGATCATATATTCTTACTTCTAATCTAGTTATTGCAGGACTTGCTCCACACTTAATACTAATTAAATCTGATTCATAATCTTTTCCACCAGTAGCAACTGCCGCTGCAATCTTATCTAGACCAAGGAGCATTCTATATTGCCAAGGCCAATTAGTACCTTTACCTCCTTGTGTTTTTAAATTTCCTATTGACATTTTTTAATTTTTTTAATCATAAACAATATGTACTTGTCCTGTAGCTGTTCTATAAAAATCACCAGCTTTTAAACCTGCTGTTTTAGCTGCTGCATTATCAGCATGGACATTATCATTTAACTGACCTAGTAGGAAATTTAAATGACCGAATTTAGCTAACCCCATATCCTCACCTGTTTTAAGGTAAGGATCTGGAGAAACATTTTTGAATTTCTTAGGCATTACTATTAGCTAACTTTTACAGTACCACCATCATTCCAAAGTTGTCCTGGATTTCCTGGATCAGCTAATGGAAGACTACCCATTACAATTACTAAACTATTCATAGTAACAGTACTTGGTATATCAAATGTAGCTGTACTATTTACAACTAGAGTTTTAACAGTAGTAGTTCCAGTTAAACCTGCATTATCAATAGGAGCTTTTAATTTAAGCTCTGCTTCAATTTGCTCCATAAGATTGTAATTCCAATCTCCTGCTGCTAATAATGTTTGTGAAAAGTCAGTAGGACGGACCGTTGCTACTTTTCTGCCTTTAAATATTTTCTTTAGTGCCATTTTGTTTAAATTTTATTATATATAATACTATAATATACTAAAAAATATTGAATAAAAAAAGCCCCTGGCTAAAAACCAGAGGCTCTGCTTTATATTATATACACAATTAAAGATACCACCAAAGCACACAGAAGCACATTAAAGCTAGAACATATAATGAATACCCAAACATTCTACCTTCTTCATCTTTATGAACCTCCATGCTGACTGGATCTTCTATATCCTTACATAGTATTCTGCCAATGACTAATAAAAATAAAATCATAAAAATTAAAAATGAACAGAATAGTACTTTAAGAAACATATTTAAAAAGTTTTATATAATAAAGTAAATGAAGCTCCATATATTACTCTAGATATAATAACATGTAATAACACTGGCCAAAAACCACAGTAGTTATAACATAAAAAGAATATCCCTATGAAAAGAAATAGATTCCTGAGAAGCTTAAATAAATGCCAAGCATCAGTTATTCCTACAAAAAACGTAGTGCTTCCCCAAAATTTAGGACCTGCACCAGGCTCACCGTTCTTATATTTATTCTTCCAAGACACAGAAGGATCCCAAAATAACTTATTAAAGTTCTTAAACATGCTTTTACCATAATGAAATTGTAATGTATCCATGACAGCTTCACTTATACCTGATAATGCAAATAACAATATATACATCATTTCTTAGAATTTTTAAAATGTAAAATACCCCCTATCAATGCTCCAAAACAAGCTACCCCCACTGCAATCTTAAGATACCAGTTATTAAGATAATTAGTTTGAGTAATCATATATATGTATGCTATAGTCATTACTAAAGCAAAAAGTATTTGTAACATATCAAGGGCTTTTAACCAATCTCTATTATTCTTCAGGCTCATAACGTTTCAATTTTTCTCTGTAAATAAATCAATGCTTTTCTAAGATCTTCTTTTTCCTTATCCTTATTCCTACCTCTAGACCTAGATACATACTTAACTACATTCCCTAAACAAAAATCATCTGACAAATTAAGTTTATCCAATATAGGAAACAACTCCGATTTAGGCAACTGCTTATGTTTATTCTTCGGAACATAGTCATCAGGAAGTGTTACTATTCTATCAACAGGAAGTTCTCTACTTGGAGTAGACTTATATACTCCATCACTCATTCCTCCATAAGGAGATTGTCTTTTTTTAAAATCTTTCATATTGCTGTACCAGTCTTTACTCTTTATTGCTCCCATACTATAGCAATATCAAAATCCTTAACTGACATCTTGATGTCTTCTCCAAACTCAATGATCTCTGCATTGTGCAATGCTTGAGTACGCACATATACTTTATCACCTATAGTGATATCCTTAACATCTTCCCCTACAGCAAAAACATTTAGATGAGTCCATTTCTTCATCATCTCTTTTTCTTGTTCTTTCTCTACATCCTCATTTAGGATAAGATCTGTTTTAGGCTCTGGTTTGGCAGGCTTATCTAGAAGAACTCTATTGCCCCTTAGTTTAAATTTCATATTGTGTTGGTTTTAATTTACACAAATATAAAAAAAAATTTAAGAACCACAACCCTCGCACTCAAAATGAGAATCTTCTGGCTTAGTGCCGGTAAGTTTCATCTGGAGAACATGTATCTGATCCTTGATATCCATATCCTGGAACATTTCACCTGTAAGCTCTTTCTCTAGTAGAGCTATCTTATCTTTAATTTCTTGATTAGTCATGTACTTAATATACTAAATATCCAGGACATGCCCAAGTAATAAACTTACGGTGAATGAAGTTTACCATATTAGACATAGTGTAGGATCCTATGCTAAAAGACCCCCCTGCCACCCACCCTTGGTGTGTACCCCCTACTAATTTTAAAACATCAAAGAAATTTCTAGAATTTAAAAAGCAAAAAGAATTCCTACAGGGAAAGTTCTAGCACATGTGAGTAAGTTGACTAGGTACACTGCCTCCATCACACAATCCTTCACTCACACAAGCCAGACCACAGCCAACACACAGAATCTAGTATATATATGTTAAGTAAGTAAGATATGTAATGTAATATAAAAGGAATTAATAACACTTGCTATATATAAAATTAATGCTATGGAAAAGAAAGTCAAAATTATTTCTGTTCCTGCTAGTGATGAGAAAGCTCTCACACAGGTTCAGCAAAAGATTAACCAGTGGATCACTACTAAAGTGCTTCGTAAATATGAGATGCACACCACAGGTGAGTATGTCATCTTTAACATCTGCTTATGGAAAGAGCCTCAGAAATGAGGTTCTTTTTTTATTAAGTAATGAAAAGGGAATAACACTCACTATAGATAAAATATATATTATGAAGCATTTAATAAACTATGGCAAGCATGTTGACTTGCACAACAATGGTAAACTTGTATATGTAGATTTACACAAGACAGGTAATAAGCAACTAGAGATAGGGCAACATGTTCTTGAGAGAATACAGGACATTGAGCCTATTCAAAACTTTGATAGAAATAAATCCTATCCACATAGGGTTAGTCTCATCACAGAAATCATGTATGGAGAGTGGCTTACTAAGGAAGATTTTCCTGAATTAAATTAATATTAAGGGGGTGTAAAAGCCCCTTTTTTTTGATGTCTTACTTATATATACAGAAATGAGACTCAGTGCTTGATAATCAATAAGTTATGGAAAAGGGTTTTAACAAGTTAAAACGGCTTTTTAATAATAACTGAGTAGTTGACTGATGAAAAGGGTTGTTCGTGCCTCACAACGGCCTGTTAATAACACATGCTATAGATGAAATTATTATTAATCTTATAAATTTAAATTACAATGCAAAAAGAAAAAATTATTGCTTATTTAGAATCTGAGGGGTTTACTGCTAAAGTTAATCCGAATACTAATGATACATTCTATGCTAAATCTGAACTTATGGAGCTTAGAGATTTCACCTACAATGAGAAAGGTAAACCTGACTCAGGAATCAAATGGCAAAAAGAGGGTTCTTCTGATAAAGAATCTTGCTATGTTCAGGCAACTATTGTCAGAACAGGTGCTAAAGTTCCTGCAAGATTGCACAAGTCTTCATATGATGAAATGCCTTTAGAGGTAGGTAATTCTTATGCAGGGCAAGTAGAGCTTAGAATCTTAGATGCAGATGGAGAGTTATATCCTGACTTCAAGTCTCGTAGCTATAACACTATCTTCAATAGAGAGGATGTTACCACTGAAGATGCATTAGGTCTTTCATTTGAGAGTCTTGAGGCATAAGGTATGTACTAATAAGAGCCTTTCACAGCAATGTGAGAGGTTCTTTTATTTATCTCATACTTATTTGGGCATTGACACCTTAGTACTTGGGCATTGATACCTTAGCATTTACTACATTGATACCTTATTATCTACGGTAGCACCAATGTAAACTCTTTTACAGGAGAAAGTGTATTTAAATGTTTGATTATTTTAATTTTTTACGGGAAACACTTGTATGTATGTGTTAGTTTTTATAAGAGTGTACTACTTATACCATATCCTT